ATGGCTCGAGGTGGAGACAAGCACCGCAGAAGGCAGCGTCAAAAGAAACTTCTCGAGCAACAGATTGCTGAATACCAACCACGTCCCGATCATGAAGATGGGCCCAGTGGTGGTCAGTTTTATGTCCTGAATATGGAGACGGGAGAAAAGACTCCTGGCCTCAATCTGAAAGAGGCAAAAGCTCTATGGCGCCAACTTCCAAAAGCGATGTATCTCGAGATGGAGAACTACACGCCAGGTCGTGCACCTCTGCAGGCCAAGTTTGATGCTGGTCGCATACCTGACTAGATCCTTTTTGCAGCTCGTCGGGTAACTCACCCGAAGGTCAAACCTGCCCGTCGGGTAACTCGCACGAAGGTCTTTCCTGCTCGTCGGGTAACTCACCCGAAGGTCGGGAGTTCACTCCTGTCGGGTTGTGATTGATGTCTTAGCGTCGAATGTTCGCTTCTTGCTTGGTGTCTACTGAACGCAGCTTTCAAGGGGACTGGGTCGACACAACGGTGATGTGTGAATTGCTTTGCTGCCATAGGAGGACCCTCTACAGGCTTAAGCAGGCCGGCTACTTGTCCGAGGGCAGGCACTGCAGAAAGAAGAATCCGCTAGCTCCCAGAGGTGAATTTGTTTGGCATCGAACCCGCGTGTTGATCAAGATGGGGGCTCAATAGATTCCGCATGGGCAACAAAAAACCCGCCCTGTGAAGAGCGGGTCCGTTCCCAACAACCAGGCCGACTACCGACCTGAGACAAGCTACGAGTCGTCCTTAAATCGCAACCCCAGTAGTGGTTCGGCCAGCGTTTAGGTGTGCAACTTTCTCCTCGTTCTTAAGAGCAGGGAGAGCTTTTGCAGCGGAGCTGGATGTGATTTCTCCACCACACTGTTTCTCAAGCGTGGACCAACCGTCGACGGTCAGACCGGACAAACGTGCCTGCTTATAAAGAGCACCGATTGCTCCCTTCAGATCTGTCCGCTCTGGCAGATCGTCAGACACCTTGGCATCCACCGCAGGGACCGTCTCCGTCTTCACCGGTTCCGGAGTAGAGACCGAAGGCGCTTCCTTCATCTCCGTCTCCACCTCCTTCCCCGCGAACGCTTCCTTGATCGCGTTCTGTGCGGCGGCCATCTTCTGACCTTCCTCTGGGTCGGCTTTGGTCACCTTCTTTTCGCTTTTCGGTGCGGGTGATGAAGCCTCGGGGCGAGTGAAGCCAGCTTGGTCCATCTCCTCCTGGGCATACAAGCCACCAAGCAGATCGGAGAAACCGAGACGAAGTGCAGCGGCCAGGGCGACCTTGCGGATCATCGTCGATGGCATTTTCTGCCAGAGGTTGCTTCCTTTGTAGTCATCGAAGCGTGCGGCAGAAGTGAAACCGCGAGAACAACCGCGGCGATACACGGTCACGGCGCAAGCAGCTGGTGGTGCCTTCGGCAGCCAGACCGGAGTGCTGTTTGCTTCAGCGTCGTAGAAGATAACATCGACGCCATCGAGTTGAGCGGCCACCACTTTGAGCATCCCGTTGATGCTGGTGATGAAGGTTGCGCGGTTTCCTTTGGGGATCGCGTAGAGCTCGTTGTTCAGTGGATCAAGGCCCCGACTGATGGCCATGTGCTCGAGCAGAGCGAGATTGGCGGCGTCCAGGCCCTTGCCAACAGTTGCTGCGACCAGCTTCTTGGTGTGGTCGTCCCACCTTGCAGATGCTTCAGGACTCATAAGTTGGGGAGGCTGAGTGTGCCCCCCAAGCTACGAGGTGTCAAAACGTGAATCCTGATTCGTGTTACCTCAAACCACGCCCCAGGTGTTCTGCTTTTTTTCGAACCTCTGCACGGTGCTCATCGCGGTTCTGAATTCAGGCATGTCCCGAACGTCGCGTGAGTTTTGAGCGCAGGTGGTGATCAACTGCTCGAACGCTTCAGGTTCCTCGGCGTCGTACCAGTAGTTCATGTCGTGAATGTGGGGCTCGTTGCGCATGTGCATCGCGACCCGATGTCTTCCTTTGGCTCCAAACACCCGTGTGGCCAGTTGTTCTGCCAGTGTTGCCTGAAGACTCAACGGGTCGATGTAGCAGTCGATGTTCTGTGGAACGGGGCGAAAAAGCCGGCGCTGCTCATCGACTGGTTCCCAGCACTTGATGTCAAAGCCGTGGCTGACCATTGCTGTTGACGAATCGATCAGCTCGATTCTCCCGACGTTGGCCATGTCCTCTGTGAGGAACATGCAGTCCCAGCTCCGAGTGCGCAAAAGGCTTTCGATGTCTGCATCAGTTGCAAGGGTTGCAAGCAGGAGTTCGACAGTCATGATAAGAAATTGATAGAAGAAAGATACGAGTAAGAACTAGAACAGGTGTTGCGCAAGGGAGAAGGCCCTCCCAGGCATCAGCCGATCGCTGTGACGACGGCTTCAGGGTTGCGCTTCTTGCCATCAAGAGCTTCGAGCGCAGTGCAGATGTTGCCGATTTCAGCGGTCACTTCATCAGGAGTGAATTCCTCGAGGTGAGCAGCTGCAGAGATCATCCGAGTGGCCTGGGCTGCGCTGAGCTTCTTAGTGAAGATCGACTTGGCTGAACTGAAGTCTTTGCCGGAATCGCGGATCACAGTTTCGATGAATGTGCCGAGCTGGGCTGCGACTTTTGAGAAGTCTTGGCTTTCAGAGGCACCGCCGACAACGCCGGGAACTTTGATGTATCCGAGATAGAGCTCCATCCAGCCGCCTTGAGTCAGGGGCTCGTTGGTGCGTGGGTCGATGATTGGCTCAGCGTCCTTGAGCATCTCTTCGATGCGTGCGGTCAGCGTTGATGTGCCAAGGGTTTTGAGAACTGCTTTTTCGTTCTTGTAGGCCCAGGTTGCAAGGTTGATCGCGCCGAGGGCGTCGATTGTCTTGACTCCGAGCATCCGCATCCGGCCGTTGCGAATGTGGCTGATCTGACTGGTGTGAAGTGCACCTTCCTCAGAGAGGGCCCAGCTGGCCAGCTCCTCAAGGTTTGGGTGGCTCCAATTGTTTCGGCTCAGCCAGTAAACAAGAACTGCGGACGTGTGTGTCTTCCCAAAGTCACGTCGAGCCGCGTTATCCATAAGGACCTGGGAGCGATCGAGGGTGCTTGGGATGGTTGCAGTAGTCATGGGGGGTGGGTTCAGTGAGCAGGTTGTCGATGCCGTGGCTTCGAGTTGATCGGTTCGACCCCTCTGTCATACATCGGACAGGTCGAGGTGTCAATCATCTGGTTAGGCGAACAGGGTTGATCGTCTGTTTTGATACACAGCGAAACAGGAAGAATTGGTGAGTACACATTGAGATCAATGCCTGGCCGAGCGGGAGATGTGACAACGAACAGGCACCGGCCAAGCGTTCGCGAACGGGTCTTGAAGCTTGTTGACCAGGGTTTTTCAGCTGAAGAGATCGGCAGGCGGATGAAAGGCTTGATCGATCGAACAACAATTCAGCTTTGGGTCAAAGCACATCGAGGAGGTGACGAGTAGGTCGTCATCAGGACTCATAGCTTGTCCTGTTCCAACTCCAACACGGCATGACCCGAAAGGTCTTGAACATCAGTCTTGATCAGATCGCTTGGATCATCCAGGCCCTCGGATGCAAGTCCAACGAGGCGCTTCGCCTCCTGCAGCTCTACGGATACCTCGAGCACATCGTCTCGGAAGGCAACGCTGTCTGCTTTAAGCAGACCGTCTATCACAAGAAAACTGGCTTCACTCGCGACACCATCCGCCGAGATCTTGCGACCTTGTCGGCTCGGCGCTGGATCGAGGTTTTTACGACTGCAAACGGCACGTCTGTCGAGGTGCATGACATCCCCTTCGATGAGGCGCCAGTGAAGAGCAGCTCTTCGGTGACGAGTAGGTCGTCGGTGACGAGAGAGTCTTCGCTAGGTGACGAGCAGGTCTCCACTGAGGTGACGACTGAGTCTTCAACAGATAAGAAGGCTTTTAAGAAACCTCCTTCGGAGGAGAAGAAGGCACCAACCCCTTCTCTCAAGGAAGAACTCATCTCTGCCTGGAACTCACACAAGCCAAAGGTCTGGCCGACGATGAAAGGGATCTCCCCTTCTCGTGAGCGTTCGATCAAAGCTCTCGGCGGTTACCGGGAAGTGATCGATCTGTTGCCCTCCTCGTTGGCCGGCGCCAAGGCGACCCGGTTCTGGAACAGCAAGCCCATGACCTGGGAGAACCTGATCGGCAGCGGCACGACACCAAAGGGGCATCTGCACTCGCTGGCGGAAGTTGTTCCTTCAGCTGGTCTGGGTTCGAACTCCAACAACGCCCCGTACCCTGTGGAGCACGAGGACTTCTTTGCGCCTGATCCAAAGACCGGCGACATGCGACCCAAGCATGGCTTCGCAAGTCCAGAGGATCGCAAGGCAGCCGAAGAGTCCGCCCGCGCCTTCTACACCCAACTCCAGGAGGGCTGATCCATGACCGACCAGATCCAAGACCAGGTTCTTTCGGCAGTCGATGAGCTGATCGCCGAAGGAACTTTCGTGAATGGCCCCGAGGGCCTCAGCCTTGCCGACGAGCAGGCCACCCTCGACTCGCTGGATGATCGCCGCGAAGAGCGCAAGGCCAGCCAGATCGACACCGATGACTCCAGCGATCAGGAACGCCTGATCCTTGGATTCACTCTCAATGGTGAGAAGGACAACGGCCCGATCTGGGCGAAGTTCCGCCAAGCGCTTGGCTTACGTCCTGACCAGACCGTTCCTGAGAGCATCTGGTCTGAGGGCACCCACCACCGCCTCGCTGAGGAGATCGATGCGATCTTCCGCGGAAACCGTGACGTCCGGACCTTGAACGGCCGGACCTTGATCGAGAGCTACAAGCTCCGGGTCGAGCGTGATCAAGCTCACGGCTCGGTGCAGGCTCTTTCACAGATGGTGGTTGAGCTTCGCGAAGAAGCAGGCAGCTTCGTCGAGAACGACATGCTGATCGCAATCGAGCTTTTGCAATCAAGCAGAGCCCGCTCGATCTTGAAGCTCGCCAACCGGAACCTCGAGAACGCCCTCCGCCGGGATCGCAATGTCGAGACCGTTGTGCAGGACATGCAGCGCACCATCGAGAGCGCCAAGTCCTTGGTCGCTGGTCGCTTGGGTGAGGACATCGAGCTGAGCAGCTTTGCCTCGATCCAGGACGAGCTCGCTGACGCCATGACTGCAGTGAAAGATCTGCCGATCTCCACCGGCATCGTCGCTCTGGACATGGATCTTCAGGGAGGTGTTCAGCCGAGCGATACGGGGAAGCTCAACGTGATCGGCGCGAGAACCGGAGTCGGCAAAACGACGCTCGGAGCCGCTGCAGCGATGGGCCTCACTCTTAACGGCGGAAACACCTTGTTCTTGTCGACTGAGCTGAACACCCGCGAAATCGGTGCCCGTTGCCTGAGCCACTACGCCTACCACCGGAACTTCATGCAGTGCCGCTCTTGGGTTCTCGAGGGACGCGGGAAGAAGCGGGAGATCCCGCAGGGCTACGAGGAAATGATGCAGCAGTGGACCACTGAAAAGCAGGACGGAACGATCGGCGACATCAACTTCAGGGCGATGTTCCACGCATCAGCAGAGGACATGGTCGACGCGATGTATGCAGCCAAGGCGAAGAACCCCCGCCTGAGTTCTGTATTCCTGGATCACTTCCATGCCCTGCGCCCTTCAAAGGGATACAGCAACCGCTCCCAGGAGATGGAAGCCCGCATCCTTTTCCTTCATCAAGCGGCGAAAGCTTGCCATGTGGATCTGTTCTTGATGGCGCAGCTAAACCGTGACGCCTGCCTGGCGAACAAGCCAAGCATCGAGCACATCAATGGCACCGATGCGATCGGTCAGTTGGCAACAGCTGCCTGGTTGCTCGAGTTCCCGAAAAGAGAAGAGGGTGTCGCCTTCAATCCCGGCGTCCTCGATTGCTTCCACGGCAAGTTCCGCAACGGCCAGCGAATTGGAGACGACTTCGTCAATCACGAACAGTCGATCCTCCAGATCAACCGCGAGTACATCACCATCACTTCAGAGGCTCACGTCTGATGAGACTTCACCAAAACACGATCGACCAAGTCCGGGATCGCGCTCAGATCCTCGATCAGTTTTCACAGGAGAACCTCAAGAAGGTGGGCTATGAGTTCGCCTCCAAGTGCCCCTGGCACGACGATCGTCGCCCCAGCCTCAGCATCAGCCCGCAGAAAAACTTCGCTTATTGCCACGTCTGCGCTCGAGGCGTGGATGCCATCGGCTGGGTTCAGGACCGCCAAGGCCTGAGCTTCTCCGAGGCTGTGATGAACCTGGCGGGCCAGTACAACATCGAGGTCCAGGCCGCTGACGAGGAGGACGCCAAGAAGTTCGAGGAAGAACGTCTTGAGAGAGCTTCCTTGTTTCGCCAGCGCGAACAGCAGCAAGAGCAATTCAGCGAGCGGATCTGGGATTCACCAGGCCTCGAGTATTTGCTCGGCCGTGAGTTGACAGCTGAGACGATCGAGGAATGGGGCATCGGCTTCAACGGAAATCGGGTGATGTTTCCTCTTTGTGATCCTCAAGGCCGGACCGTTGGCTTCACTGGCCGGGTCCTGGATGACTCCAAGCCCAAGTACAAGAACTCTCAGAACGACGCGATCTACCAGAAGGCCAACCTTGTCTTCGGTTTGCACAAGGCACGCGAGCGGATCATGGCCACCAGCCAGGTGGTCATCACCGAGGGCCAGTTCGACGTGGTCCGTCTCTGGCAAGAAGACGTGCGCAATGTGATCGCGGTGTCTGGTTCCTCCCTGACCAGGGGCATGATCGAGAACCTGGTCCGCACCACCCGCGTGACTCAGGTCGTCCTCTGCTTCGACGGAGATCTTGGCGGGCAGAAGGCCGCCGAACGTGCGATCAACGAACTGCAGGAGTTCGCCCTTCGTGGTGAGCTGGATCTGCGGATCCTGGTGATGCCTGACACCCTCGACCCCGCTGACTGCGCTGAGGTTTTCCCCTTCCTTCTTGAGGAGGCGGTCTCCTGGGTGGAGTACATGTTCGAGCGTGCGGTCGAGAAGATCGACCTGACTGACCCGTATGCGATCACCACCGCAGAGCGTGGAGTCAAGCGAATCCTCCAGATCCTCCCGAAAGGCGGACTTCGCGAGTGGGTGCAGCGCAGGGCTAAAGAGGTCCTGAAGGCCATCCCTGACGTGAAGCCGGCCAAGGTTCAGACCCAGAAGCAGATCGACAGGTGTTCCTGGGCTGAGCGTCGTGCGATCCGTCTCTATTTGATGGATCAGGGGTGCAGGCCTGCTCTTGCTGAGATCAGCTACACGGACCCGAGGATGCAGCAAGCCTGGAAGATCATCGAAGTCCTGGAGGGAATGGGGCAAGACCGGATGCTGCGTATGGCATTCGCTGCGGTGATCCAGAAGCTCGAGCGTGATCTCTCTGATGAGCTGTCTTCGCTGTGCAACCCGATCAAGGAGGTCGCCCGCGTGATCGAGGCGAACCCCGTGAATGAACTGGAGGGAGCGATGGCCGTCCTGCTTTCCGAATGCTGTTCGAGTTCGAACCCTGACCAAGACCGGTAGCCTATCCCATTCGAGGAGGACTCGTGCGGACCAAAATCTTCCACGCCATTGGCTGGATCTCTGCCCGTCACATGGCCCACTTCGATGCTCAGAAAGTTCTGACAGCCAAAATCGGCGCCTTTTTCATGAAGGCCGCTGATCCCACCTGTTTCGAGTACTACGAGGCAGTGATGGTCCAAGGGCCGGAGCTTCAAGAGTTGAAAGCGCTTGATGCTGCGCTCGACATCAAGGAGCTGGCCAAGGGCCAGGGGGGCTGGGCCAACCACCACGGGATTGGCCTCGACATGGTGTCCGGTGTGCTGATCGAGCAACACGGCTGGGACCCAGAAGATGTTCAGGACTTCGTGGACGACCTGACCGATGGCTTCTTCGCCTTCGGAGATACCGATTCCGACGAGCTCGACTGATGCAGCGCACGTTTTGCCTGGGCCTGTGGAATCCCGCAGGTGCCAAGACCACTGAATTCAAGACCAAAGAAGAGCGCGAAGCGGCTCGCAAAGCTGCCACCGACGCTGGCTACATCTGTTGGGAGGTGGGCGATGTCAACACTCGTTGACCACCAGATCAGGAACCTGGCCCGTTCGGCTGACGCGATCCAGCCCTACAGCGAGGAGCAACTCAACCCCGCCAGCTACAACCTCCGAATTGGAACCAAGGGAATCATCGAGACCCCCCGCGGGAGGCGAACTGTTGATCTGACCAATGGCTTCAAGGTCGTTCCCGGTGGCTGGATCCTCACTGATGTGGAGGAGTTGATCTCCATTCCTTCAGACGTCGAGGCACAGGTGATCCTTCGCAGTTCCGCCGCCAGGCGTGGATGGGACCACGCTCTCGCTGGCTATGTCGACCCCGGCTACGAAGGCCGGCTCACCCTCGAGTTCGTGAACTGCTTGAAGTACGAGCACCTGACCATTCAGACCGGGATGCAGATGGTGCAGCTCAAGCTCTCAGGGCTCGATGCTCTCCCTGAGCGCGACTACAGCCTCACTGGCAGGTACTCAGGAGCGACCGAAGTCGAGGACTGTAAGGATTCAACCCTTTGATTCTGAAAGTTGCATGAGATGGGCGTGGTGTTGTTGACACCGCGTCTTTTTTATTGCTACGTTCTGTTTGTTCGTGATCGTATCGTGATCACACCACATCCACTCAAAGCCATGAACAACCTTTTCTTTGTTTGTCTCCTTGGTATCTGGACGTTCGGATTCGGAGCCGGCATTGCTGCCGTCAGCAAGGTTGAGTCGAAAGCTCAGCTGATCGTCGACAGTCGCGTCGCCCAGTACTGCGAGGCAGGGCTCCTCGAGTTCTGCGATCGATGAGCGAACACCCAGTCGATTGTCGAGGTGTGCGGCTGAACCCCAATTGTCGGCGTTCGGAAAACATCTACGTCCAGATCGCCAAGCACCGGGCGAAGCAGGGCAAGACCACCAAGCAACTCATCCAGGACGTCCTGGACAACTGATCACTTTCTTCTTTTTCTTCAATGGCAACCGACTCACTTTCCTGCTGGCTTGATGCGGCAGGTCGCTTTCCACTACTCACCACTCCTCAGGTCATTCAGCTTTCTCGTTTGATCCAGGAACCAACGACACGTGAAAAAGTTCGCGTGCGAGCCATTGATCGTTTGATCTGCTGCAACCTCCGGTTGGTCGCAAAGATCTGGCGCTCGCAGTTCGCCTACGTGAAGCCAAGCGAGGCTCGTGTGACCGATCTGCTTCAAGAAGGAACGATTGGTCTCCGTCGTGCTGCTGAGAAGTACGACTATCGGACCGGCTACACCTTTGCGACCTACGCCATCAACTGGATCCGCAAGGAGATGTTCGCCTATCTGCGCGACCGCGACCGCAACATCCGCATCAGCGCTGACTGCTTCGCTGTTGTGAACACTGCTCGCAAGTTCGTCAGTCATGAACTGGCTCGCACAGGTCAGCGTCCCTCTATGGAGGCCATCGCCGCCAAGGTGAAGAAGCCCTTGAACACAGTCGACTTCTTCTTTGAGCGCTACCTCACCACCAGCAACAGCAGCTTGAACCGACCAACCGTCGTCAAGGGCGATGACGTTGGCCAGTTGCAGGACATCATCATGGGCCGTGCTGACTACGACCTGGAGATGGACGCAAAGGGCGAGAAGCTCCGCCAGATCCTCGAGATCCTGATGGATTCCGCAGGGTTTGAGGACAAAGACAGGGCGCTGGTTATTGCCCGCAACTGCCAAGGCGAAAACCCCCGCACCTATGCCTCCATCGGTCGCGATTGGGGTATGAACCCGGCTTATGCAAGGAACCACCACGAACGTTTGATCAAGCGCTTGACCAAGGCGGCTGCAGCCTCGGATATGTGCATGACTCGTATCTTGGAGAAGGTCTAACAACGACCTGTTCTAGTTCTTACACTGATTTCTTTTCATGGCTTCTATCTCCATCGCTGGCAAAGTCACTCGCGCTCCTGAGATCAAGTTCTTCGACTCAGGTTCACAGCTGTGCACCTTCAGCGTTATCGACAAGGAGTACGTCCGCCCCGCTAAGGGGCAGGACGAAGCTGCTGGCCAGTTCTATGACGTTCAGGTCTGGGGCAAGTACGCCGAGATCATCAGTGATCGAGTCGTCAAAGGGTCACGCGTTGCTGTTCACGGCAAGGCCGTCTGGGAGGAGTACACGAACAAGTCGGGAGAGAAACGCAAGGTTCTCCGCGTCAACGATCCCAACGTGACCTTCCTCGACAACAAGGAAGAGGCCGAAGCCCTCAAGGCTGCAGCTGGTGGCGGTGGCTCGTTCGGAGCACCGTCTACCGAAGAGATTCCTTTCTGATCAACCTGTACGAGTTAGAACACGGACACCCCTCATGATCGACGAGTGCACCCTTCAACATCTCGGCGGCTGTCTTGGAGCAGTCGCCTTTGATGACCAACCCCGCGTCACCCCCGGCCGAGTTCGTCCCTTTATCTGGGCCTACTTACTGCTCCGCGGCGCTGTCCGCAGACACGAGGTCGTTGGTGCACTCAGCGGTCACGTTCGCGACGAAGACATCCGGGTCGAGGACGACCCCCTTGATCGCTCAACGCTGGAAGTAACTGTCGACGACTGCCTGGCCAACTTGGTTCTGGCGAATGTCCTCCGCTTCAACGGCGATCTTTACGTTCTCAAGCCGGAAGCTCTCGCCAGAACGGTTTCCCTGGTCACTCAGCTCGACGCTCAGCTTCCAGATCACCTGCTCCACGACCTAGCTGGTCGATGAGCAAGAAGACCGAACAGCAGCGCCTCGAAATGCCTGCCCATCCCATGCCTGTCTTCAGGCGCAACCAAGACGTGAAGGTCTTTATGGGTGCCGGTTGGGCCAAGGGCACTGTCAATCAGTCAGATCGCGACGGCTGCACGGTTTATCTGTCTCAGCTCCGAAAAACCACCCGCGTCCGTGATGCGCGGAACATCATTTCTCTCTGAACCATGAACAACGCACGCCGCGATGCTGAATGGTTGGCCTTCAACCGCCCTTCTGCAAGCCCTGCCCCCACTCCCACCCGCTCAGCGATCGTCAGCACCTGCAACGACATCCGCGATTTGCTGCTTGAGAAGAATCAGAAGTACGGGGATTCGGCTCTCAACCCCCAGCGCGTTTTCTCAGGCGCAGACCCCATCGAACAGATCAAGGTCCGCATCGACGACAAGCTCTCCAGGATCCAGACCACCGGATTCTCCGCCGCCGATGAAGACACACTCCAAGACCTCATTGGTTACTTGGTCCTTCTGAAGATTGCCCTCTCGAGATCCCCCGAGCCCATGGACCTCACCCGCACCCGCGAGCAGCTCCAGGACATGGTCGCGATGACCTTTGCTTCTGACTCGGCTCCAACCATCGATGAAGCATTCGACCAGGACGAGGCTGAGTTCTTGGCGATGGGGGAAAAGTTCCGCATTCCCTCTTCCGTGATCCCTGGTCCGGACTGTGAAACCTATGTCCCTTTTGAAATGCGTCCGGAGGATATGTGGGAGGAGTATCAGGAGGACGTCTGGGAAGCAGAGCGCTCGCACTTCGCCGGCAACTACGCCGGTCCGCTGTACGCCCCGCACCCTGAGATCAAGAAGGACCTCAGCAAGTTTGAGCCCCACGAGATCTATGAAACTCACTACGTGGACGGCGCGATCCTCGGAACACAGAAGAACGGAGACGTCCGGATCCTTGGGACCTACAACCTCTACGACGAGATCAAGAAGGCTTCTCCGCTTGATCTGTAGCTGTACGAGTTAGAACAGGGATCGGAAGCCTCGGCTATTGCCGGGGCTTTTTTCATGGCTGAGATCAACTTTCGGCTCGACATGCCTTTGAAGTCCAAGGCAAGGCCAAGACTTGGCAAGGGTCGAGCATTCCTTCCAGCGGATTACAGGGAATGGAAGAACGCCACGCGTGATCACTTGAAGCAGTACTGGGTCGACTTCGATCTCGAGACCCTCGAGCAATTTGAACTGCATGTTGAGGCTCATGGGCCTGGTCGCTGTGATGCCGACAATTTGATTGGAGCCCTGTTGGACGCTGGGCTTCCATGCAAGAAGACGGGATGGCGTGGTGCTTGGAAAGACGATCGCGTCACCGTGATTCCTTACATCAGTTTTCGCTGGATCAGAGACAAGGAGCAGTACTGGGACATTCGAATTGTCCTGTTAAGCGATAAACGCATAAGTAAGGACTGATCCCCCAGATGGGGGAGATGTTGTTGCTTGTCAATCCCCCAAATGGGGGAGTGAAACCAAAGCGATGAGAACCATTCCCACGACTGGGATCCCCGTTTTAGTGAGAACTATCTGAGTCTGTATCTTCCTATACCAAATCTGTGTGTAAAAGGTTCGAACACCTATTGACACCACGTCGACGAGGAGAGACAGTATGTACACGAGGGCACAAGCTCCCACCCAAACCCAAGTCTCTGAAACCCATGTTCGATCTAGCACTGCTTGTCATGACCGATGCGAGAGGGATTGAGCGCATCGAAGCAGAAACCTTCGAGATGCCAGCCATGGCACTCCGGCCAGACCAAACAGAAGCGACTCAGATCCTGTTTCTCGAAATGGGCTCTGACACCATCGAAAACGTTGCTTTGCTCCACGCTGGGCAGCCCTTCATCGCAATGCCTGACGGCAGTTTCACTCCGAACGTTGTCGAGTTCATGCCTTTGATGGAGCCAATTGAGATCTCCTCCTCAGCCTTGAACCACACGTGGGTTCTTGATTGCGTTCCCACGCTCAACATCGAAGCCGTGAACATTGACCCCGATGAGCTTGAGACCTCGGTGGACTACTTGGCCGGCCAGATCGTGGATGAGGTGATCGTCAACCGCCGAAGCTTTAACCACGAGATGGTCAAGCGTGGGTTGCTTCAAGCGGAGTTCTCCTCTTTCGACTCGACACGGCAAGCAATGGAGGCTCTTGTTCACCGCTCGTAGCTTGTTTTTGACACCACGTCTGTCAGAGGCTCATGCAGCTCGAGGGATTAGCTCCAAACGCACCAAGGGTCGCGTTCTATCAACCAGACCCCGACTACAGAAGGACCGAGGGACTCAGTCAGTCAGCCATGAAGGAGCTGCTGAAGTCCCCGGCTCACTACATGTCCGCCTATGGCCCCAATGCTGAACCGCGGTTTGCAACTGCGGCGATGACTTGGGGACTGGCTCTCCATGCACGGGTCCTCGAACCCGAGAAATTTGACAATCTCTTCTACGACCGGAGCAGCAAGGCCAAGGAGCCAACGGTCCAGGAGCTGAAGGACATGCTCGACGAGTCGCAGGTCGAGTATCCAAAGAGCGCCAAGAAGGCCGACCTTGAGTTGCTGCTCTGGCCTGAGGGCAAGAAGAAGGACAGCAGGACCTCGATGGATCCGACCGACTTCGGGAACGTCATCCGCGCAGCTGAAACGCTTCGCACCCACGACATCACTGGTGAGTGGTTTTGCCCTGGCAATGAGGGATATCGGGAGTTCAACGAAGTTTCGGCCTACATCAAGAACGAAAACGGTCAGACCCTGAAAGGTCGGTTCGATCGTTTGCTGCTGGATGAGGCGGGCAAAAAGGTCACGATCCTCGATCTCAAGACAACCCAGTCCGCTGAGTTGAAGGACTTCCAAAAGTCCTGCGTCAACTTCTCCTACGACCTTCAAGCCGCCTGGTACACGAACCTCGCGCAGCGTTGCTGGCCAGGCTTCGAGGTCGAGTTCTTGTTCTGCGCGATCGAGAAAAAGCCTCCGTTTGGTATCAGCGTTTTCCGCGCTTCTCCAAACTTGATCCTGAACGGGCAAAAAAAGATGGCGAAGGCTTTGGACCTATTCGCTCAATGCCAAGCCCTGGACTACTGGCCTGCCTATGACCCAATTGTTCACGATCTGGACCTTCCTGGTTGGGGCCTATACAGTCCTGAGGATCAGTCCTTCTAGTGACTTTGCCCAAAGGCAGGCCTACTACCAGCACCGAGCGGATGCGGCTTAAAAAGCTGCGTGACAAGGGCGAAGCTGCGCCCGTCAAGACCTGCTCGGTCTGCGGCCAGCGGCTGAAGAAAGGCGCGGGTGCTAACCGTGCCTACGACATGGGCCTTTGCTACACCCACTGGAGGCAGACCCCAGAAGGCAAGGCAGTCAGAAGAGCGAAGCAGATCAAGAGTGAGGTCTGGGGAATTTGGTACTACGGAGGAGAGCCGGCGGAGGGTTTCGCCAGCCTTCGCAAAGCGTTGACAGCATCAGTCCAGGTTGGTGCTGAGAACCACCCGGTCTTTGTGGTTTGGAGTGATGGCCGGGTGACCGTGCACTTCGCATTGACTCACCGAGCCTCGAGAGGCCTGGTCCCTGAGGAGGGTGACGAGATCGTGGACGGCTTTGAAGAGTTCAAAGAGCAAGTCCCCCAGAACCTCAAGACCTGGTTCTAAGTCGAACAGGGCCTCGTAGCTTGTGCCACACCGCACTGCTCCGACATGTTCGTGGTCATCGCAACCATCCGAGGCAAGAGGCCAGACATCTATGGCCCGTTTTCCTCGCCCCTGCAAGCAGCCGACTGGGCGCAGGAGCATTTCGAGGAAACTCAGCAGGCCTGTGAAATCCGGCCCCTGACCACCGCCATCGTCTACGGCGAAGAGGGTCTGTGATGCAGCGCGATATTCACACCGCTTCACTGATCTCGGTCACGCCTCACGCCGAGAAGCAGATCGCCTACTGCGCACGTGTCAGCAGCAAGAACCAGGAGAACGAATCGATCGCTGGTCTGCTCCGCTTCTGTATGCGTGAGGGGCACTTCTCGATTTTCGAGCAGGCTCACATGACGGTTCAGATCGAGACCACACCCGAGATCTCACGTCAGATCCTTCGCCACCACGACATGCGCTTCCAGGAATTTTCCCAGCGCTACCAGGACGTGTCCGAGCTTGGTGGCTGGGTGGTCCCGAACCTTCGCCGCCAAGACGACAAGAACAGGCAGTCATCCCATGACGACTTGGACCCTGAGTTCAAGCACTTGATGGAACGCAAGATCGAGACCCTTTATGGGCAAGCCTTCGATCTCTATGAGTACATGCTCAGCCAGGGCGTGGCCAAGGAGACAGCTCGTTCAATCCTGCCGATCGGCGGCACACGCACGAAGCTCTACGCGACAACCAATCTGCGCACCTGGATCTTCTATCTGAAGAACCGGACTCATGAGTCGACGCAACTCGAGCATCGCCTGGTGGCCAATGCCATCAAGGACATCTTCGAGGTGCAGTTCCCGACGATCTTCGAGGCCGCTTTCGGATGACCACGCTCTACGCCCTGGGGATCGGCTTCGTCTGCTGGTCTTTTTTCTCTTTCTTCCTGTTCGGGTTCTTATCGTGACACCAATCAGCTATTCGTTCGCGTTCATCTTGTCGGCCTTCATGGCTTTCGGTCTCGGCCTTTTTGTCCTCGCCCTGCTCTCCCCGTTTGGCTATGACCGCTGAATCTCAATCCAGCTTCTGGGTCAACCTGTTCAAGCGTCGGCCAGACCTGAAACCTCCGGGCTACGAAGAGACGGTCAGGGCCATGGGCTACGAGACCAAACCACCACTCGTAGCTTCCACAGAGGACGAATGTTCTATCGAGTTCTGAGATGACCAAGAGCCACCAGACCCAGATCAAGCTCACCCGCGAGGACATCCTCGGCATCATCGACGCTCTCCGATGCCAGGAGATCACCGGAGGAGCCGACGCCATCAACGGCTGGGACCCTGAACGATTCCTCAAGCGCCTCGACCGAGCACTTGACCGCCTCCCATAAGGGGGGCTTTTTTTTGTTCGGAAGCCTCAGGTGCAACTGGGAGTGATTCCCAACAGCACGAGATTCATGGCCGTTTACGACCACAACCAAGGCTTCGATACGAGCGGGAGATCCAGAGAGAGCCCCGAGGCCTATGGCTATTTCGTCACCTACATGGAGCTGGGCAGGAGCCGTTCCTATGGAAAGGTCGGCGAAATCGTCAGCACAACTGAAGGCAATATCCGCAAGTTCGCCAAGAAGTACAACTGGCGCGAACGCTGCGCCCAGTACGACGCCGATCAGGTGCGGGCCAACTTCGCCGACGCCAAAGCCGAGAGCCAGAAGAAGCACAAGGCTGCGATCAAGCGCTTCCGCGACGAGCAGATGAACCGCGCCCAGGGCATGGGCGATCTGGCCGATTTGATGATGGAGCTCACCGCCGAGAAGCTGATGGCGATGAGGGCTGCAGGCGAGCTGCCCAGCGAACAGAGCATCAGCAACCTGGCCAAGACCGTCGCCTCACTGGCTGACATGGCGATGAATCTCCAGGCCACCGGCCTCGGGATCGATGAACTGGTCGACACCCTGGAGACGGAGCTAGGGGAGTGAAGAAGGGACTCGGAACGAAGTTCCTGCGCAAGGGCAGCAGGGATCAACCGCTTGTCGCCGATGCTCGCGAGAAGAAACTCAAGACCACGGGAGCAAGCGTCACCAACCTCACCTTCAAGGAGTACATCCAGGTGGTGATGCCTTCGTTTCAGTTTTATCAGTGGAACGAGATCCTGATTGACCGCCTCCAGGAGGTGGCCGACGGGAAGATGAACCGGCTGCTGGTCCAGTGCCCTCCTCGCCACGGCAAGTCAGAGCTGGCAAAGCTTTTCGCGGGCTACTACCTGCTGAGGTATCAGAACCGATTCGTCGGCGTGTCCTCTTATTCGATGGACTTGGCTTCCACCTTCTCGCGTGCATCGAGGGCCTACTACGGAGACGCTGGTGGCAAGTTCAACCCTGCCTCTCAGTCCGTTCAGTTCTGGGAGACAGAGAAGAAAGGCGGCTGCTGGGCTGCAGGTTCAGGCGGCTCCATCACCGGCAAGGGCGCTCACCTGGCGATCCTTGATGACCCGGTGAAAGGCAGAGAGGAAGCGGAATCACCGGCTTACATCCGCAAGCTGCATGACTGGTATAAATCCACCCTCAGAACCAGGATCAACCCTGAAGGTGGCGCCATCGTGATCATCCAGACCCGTTGGTCGATGACCGATGCGATCGGCCTGGTGATGGATCTCGAGGAGAGCGCACCCTCTGAGTTCAGGGAGGGCTGGCACATGGTCGACTTTCCCGCTGAGTATGAGGAATGGGACTACCGGCCACACATCCCTGAGTGCATCACCGTCGAGGAGGACTTCCGGACGACCAAGGGCGAAGCACTCTGCCCTGAGCGCTACAACGAGCAGGCCCTGGGCCAGATCAAGGCATCGATCGGGAGCCGGGAGTACGGCTCGCTGTATCAGCAGAACCCGCAAGCAACCGACGCTGCAATCTTCAAGCCGAGCTGGTGGCAGTTCCGCGAGATGGATCCAGACGTGGCGAAGTGGCAGCGGATCATCCTTTCGGTTGACTGCGCCTTCACCGCCACAGCCAACAGCGACTTCGTGTCAATCGCCACCCTTGGTCAGCGCGAAGACGGCAGCTACGACGTGATCGATGTGATCAACGAGCGGCTGGATGTAGTCGACACCATGGCCGCCATCCGCGGAGCCGTGAACCGATGGAGGCCGTCTGCAGTTCTGATCGAAGCGGCAGCCAATGGCCACGCGGTGATCCAGATGATGAAGAAGAAGATCCCGAACATCATCCCGATCAAGCCCGACAAGTCAAAGATCGCCAGAGCTTCAGGCGCTGCTCCAATGATCGAGGCGGGAATGGTGTTCATGCCAATCACAGCTCACTGGCTGCGCTTTGTGCTCGATCAGTTCGCTGTTTTTCCCGTGGGCCGTAACGATGACTGCGTGGACAGCATCACCCAGGGCCTGAACTGGATGCGGGACCGGGAGCCAATGCGTCAGATCACCGCCACCTGGGGCCGGTCAAACCACGCCCGCACCGTGCTTCCTCCGGACCTTCAAACAAGGCAAGGGATCGGCTGGGCTTAACCTTCTAAGTTATCAGTGTTCGTATCACGACTGGTAGCTTGTCACAACTCTTAGTGGCATCTATGGGCGTGCGACCCCTTGGCTTCAAGCTCTCCAAGGCTCAGGCCCTTAAGGCACAGGAGAACATGAACCTGGCTCGCCGTGAGGCCTGGCGCTTCCAGCGTCGGACCGACATGACCTACGACGACCTGGAATCGGTTGCCTTCATCGGCCTGATGAAGGCCTGCTTCAAGTTCGACGTTGGCAGGGGCTGGAAGTTCTCCACCTATGCGGTGCCTGTGATCCGCGGGGAATTGCTGCACTACGTGCGCGATCACTCCTATTTGCTGAGGCTCTCTCACCGGATGCGTGAGAACTGGGTCAAGGGCAGGCGCTTCCTTGATCGAGGTCACACCGATCAGCAGGTCGCCGATGAGCTGAAGATCAAGCTCGCTGAGTGGCTCGACACCCGTCAGGCCTGCAGCGGTGCACCTCTTGAACTCAAGGAGAGCCTCCATGTTGCTGACAAGTCTTTGGAAGCCAAGGAGGACGACAGGCTCAGCCGCCTCGAGCTGGCCGTTCAGAAGTCCTGGTCACGAATGGGAGAGGTCTTCGCCAAGAACCTCGCTGCTCACTACCGTTTCGACCACCTGCTGAAGCCACACGCCGCAGACACCTTCGTCTCCAACTCCCTGGCCATTTACGACGGCCGGGATATTTGCTGGATGGACTACGGCTGCACGCCTGAAGCATCCCGCCCTACCTACGGGATCCAATCCGCCAGCGCCCAGGTGGATGACGCCGGGATCTTCGTGATCGAATCGCAGGATCTGGGCAACGGCAGAGAGCAGCGTTCTCTCTTTGAGGACTACCTGTAAGAGTTCGAACAGACAAGGGTAGCTTGTTCTGTCTCCAATCGCGGCCCTTATGGAGCCACTTTTCACCATCACGTCTTGGTCTCAAGGTCTCGCCCTCTATGGCGGGGCCTTTGCAGTGGGCGCCCTCTTCGCGGGAATTGCCATCGGCCTCGACACCTTGTCCAACCCTCGCCGCTGATTTATGGCTGCCTCTTCTAACCACCTCAAGCGATTGCACTCCCTGTTGCAGTCGGGCTTGTACGCAACAAAAGGGCTCGCTTTCGATGCTCTTGCCCTCGAATTCCCCGAGGTCATGGATGGCTATGGCACCCCGATGTCTGCCGAACAGAACACCCTTGCTAAGTACCGCAAGGCCTATCCCGAGGAATTCACCCCACGCCCTGGCGCTGGTGGTGAGCGCGACGATCCCGACTATCTAGACCAGCTCTTCCTCGATTCGATTGCTGAGGAGGTCGAGCACCCGCCCAGTCCTGTCGCTGAATGGACTCTTGAGGAGAAGCTCGATGCAGCTGACCTTGAGATCCAGGTTCAGAACGTCAGGTTGGCCAAGCAGCTCCAAGGACAGCGCGACAAGAACCGCATCGAGGCCAAGTCCTTCCGTGAGCACGCCCGCGTCGAAAACGCGATCGAGGCCTATGCCCGCGAGCTAACTGCAGCCGCCAAGGTGATGCAGGAGTACATGCCGGACTACACGGTCCGCACTGGCCCCCATGACTCTGACTCTGCCGTTGGCCTTGTTCACCTCAGCGACCTCCATTTCAACGAGCTGATCGACCAGGTCGACAATCACTACGACTTCGAAATCGCTGCCAAGCGCCTCCAGAAGCTCGCCTCTGTGGTCAAGTTGCAGGCCAAGGTCTTTGGCATCGAGAAGATCGTGATCTGCTTCGGCGGTGATCTGCTGAATTCAGATCGTCGCCTCGACGAACTCCTCTCCATGTCCACCAATCGGGCACGGGCAACCATCCTTGCGGTGCACATCCTGCGCCAGTTCGTGATGGATCTCCGCGAGGAGTTCTTTGTCGACTGCTTCGGGATCACCGGTAACGAAGGCAGGGCCAAGCAGGAACTCGGTTGGGGCGACCTCGCTGTCACCGACAACTACGACGCGATGATCTACGACATCCTCGGGTTTGTGATGGCCGGCGATAGAGGTCTTCGCTTCCACTCCCTGAAGGGCAACGAGCAGGTGTTCCAAGTCCACCAGGAGACCATCCTTCTGATCCATGGTCACCAGGTGAACGCCGACGATCAAAAGAAGGTCCAGGCGATCATCGGCCAGAAGTCAGCCTCCATTGGCCAGCGGATCACCCACATCCTGTGCGGACACATCCACGCTTCGAGGATTGGTGACTACATCAGCCGCAACGCTTCACTCGCTGGGGCTAACGCTTACAGCGGCCAAGCACTGCAGCTGGCTTCCAAGGCAGCTCAGAACTTTCACGTGGTCGACGCCGCTCACGGCGGGAGCATGTTCGGGCTGAAGGTTGATCTCCAGAACGTCGTGGGCATCGAGGGTTATCACATCATCGAAGAGCTCGAGGCCTACAACGCCAAGAGCCATGACAAGGCCCACCGCTCGACTCATCAGATCCAGCCGATTGTTGTTGTGATCTGATCCTGTTCGACTTGGAACAAGCAAGACACCAGGAGGCCTTCGGGCCTCTTTTTTGTGTCTGTTCGGAATCGAACAGGGACTCGTAGCTTGTCCTGTCGACGCATCTCACACCATGAAACGCACCTCAATCGGGCACGGCAGGCGCAAGCGCGGCTCCTACGGCAGGGGCAAGAAAAAGTACCGCGGCCAAGGACGTCGCTGATCTCTGAAAACCCCTCTCTTCACTTCCATGACTGCTCCCGGACAACGCACCAAAAAGGACTGCAGTTGCCCTCCCTCTTGCGCCTACTGCGCACAGACCGGCACCTGTACTTGCCCTGATGATCACGCCCCAGTCACTGAGCTCACTTTCGAGAGGAAGTTCGAGCGCTTCTGCGAGGAAAACGAAGGCGCCATCGAGTGCCGCATTTATGAGGACTGACCCATGAGCACTGAATTCACTCAAGACCCTTATGGGTATGAGGGCGTCGATGTCTACACATTTGACGTCAACTTCGACAAGAAGCTCGGCTTCGACGTCTCGGAATCCTCTTCTGCTTCGCAGACGCGACTCGACGGTGAATGGTTCGTCCTAGCCACGCCCGACGAGATCTTCGGCCCGTATGCCACGAAGGCAGAGGCTGAAGCCCTGCTCACAAAAGACCGCTTCAACTCTGACGAGTCGATGGTCTTTCAGCTCTCCTACCCCTGACGCCCATGTTCAAGCTCTACGCCATCGTCAACTACCAGACGTGCGGCTGGTGCAAGAAGTTCCGCCCGGTTTTGCAAAGCAACACCAGGGCCATGAACCCACGCAGCCAGGCCATGGTCGAGGAGGTTGATCTCTCGACACCAGCAGGTAAAGCCAAAGCATCCGAGCTGGGCTTCTCCGGAGGCATCCCTTGCTTGATCGCCACCAAGGGCGAAACACAGGTCTACAACAAGCCTGGCTATCAGGACGGCAAGGCATTCGCGCAGACCTTGTTCACCCTCTTCTCCACTTACGTCTAACCAGTACTGGTTCGAACACGTACACCGCCTCGGCCTAGCCGGGGCTTTCTTTTCCCAATTCCTTATCCCACCCGATGCAGATCGTTCTTATTTCAGCTCCAGACCGTTGCGAGCCATGCCGGGACATGGATGCGCGTATTCAGGAAGTTCTCGAACTCAAGCCCCTCACATCCGCTGGAATTCGCATCATCCACGCTGATCGTCAGGAAGCTGAGGCCGCTAAGTACAACGCCAAGGTCATCCCAACAATCCTTCTCGTAAACGAGGGAGAGGAGCTTTTCCGCGCCGAGGGCCGGATCACCTCTGTTTTGTTTGAGACCTTGGTCGATGCCGTCCTTTTGGGCACCTATGACCCCGAGGAATTCCGCGAGCACGCACCCTCGGGAAATGTGGTCTTCTATCGCACCTACAGCCGCCGCACCGAAAGCGATCAGCGCGAGACTTTCAAGGAAGCCATCCATCGCGTCGCCAAGGACATCAAGGAGCTTGGCCAGTTCACAGAAGATGAGGAAGCCCTTGTCCTGAAGCAGGCTTTGGGGCAGCACGCTCTCCCTTCAGGCCGTTGGCTTTGGGTTGGTGGCACCCAATGGATCAAGCAACAGGAGAATTTCTCCGGCGCCTACAACTGCACGAGCACCAACGTCGACAGCCTTGAAGCTTTCGGCCTGATGATGGAGCTCGCGATGATGGGCTCAGGCACAGGCGCCATCCTCGAGAAGGACATGGTGGCCAAGCTTCCCAAGATCCTGAACCGCCTCAAGATCACGAAGGTCACAGAGCTGGGCACAGATGGTGGTGACGCCGAAACCCGGATGATCGGGAAGTTCAACGAAGCAAGCGCACGAATCATCGTTGGCGACTCCCGCAAGGGATGGGTCTCTGCTTATCAGCGACTGATCGAACTGGCCTACGACCCGAATCTCAGAGCCAGGCTGAACAAGGACGGCAACGACTGCCTCAAGGTGATCATCGATCTCTCTCAGGTTCGCCCCGCTGGCCGCAAGCTCAAAGGCTTTGGCGGAACATCCAACCCCGTCAAGTTGGGCGACATGTTCAAGAAGGTGGCCTCGCTGCTCTCCCAGGCCCAGGGCCGCAAGCTCTCAGCCGTTGAGTGTTGCCTGCTGATCGATGAAGCGGCTGCCTGCATCGTGGCCGGCAATATCCGCAGGTCTGCAGGGATGCGTCAGTTCTCCTGGGATGACCTGGAGGCCAAGGACGCCAAAGACAACCTGTACACGCAGGACGCCAAGGGCAACTGGAAGGTGGACCCGATCAAGGAAAACCTGCGCATGGCGAATCACACCCGCTGCGCTCACACCAAACCAAGCCTCGAGGACGTCAAGGCTGCGGTGACCAAGCAGTTCTTCTCAGGAGAAGGCGCCATCCAGTACGTGCCCGAGGCCATCGCCAGGTCTTCCGCTGATCTCTTCGAGACACGCGACGACATGGAGGCATTCATGGAGATGTACGAGCAGGGCTATGGCAAGGACTTTCTCTGCTCCCTGATCGATGTCGAACGCCCCGACATGCACAAGGAAGAGAAGGAAGAAGAGTTGACCGATCGCTTGCAGCGCTATGGACTCAACCCTTGCGGTGAGATCCTTGGCCACGACTTCCACTGCAACCTGGCCGAGGTGCACCTCAACACCATCGACCCCCGCAACATCGACGCCCAGATCGAGGCCTTCCAAGCCGCAGGCCTACAGGTCGCAGCTCTTCTCCATCACGAGTTCGCCGTCGACCGTTATGCCTACAGCCGGATGATGGACCCCATCGTTGGCGTCAGTTTCACCGGCCTGTTCGATTTCTTCGTGCACGCCTTTGGTGAGCCTTGGCTCGCCTGGATGATGGCTGGCCGCCCCAATACTCAGGAGGGCTATGAGTTCATCGAGAAAGAGAAGGGCTATCTCGGCATCTGGCGCCGTGCTGTTCACACCACGGTCAAGGAGTACTGCGAGCGTCATGACCTGAAGGTGCCTAACCGCACGACAACAGTTCAGCCCGCAGGCACAAAGAGCCTCCTTACAGGAGCCTCCTCTGGCTGGCACCCTCCCAAAGCGCAGCGTTTCATCCGCCGGATCACTGTTGGGGCAAACGATCCCGTCGCCTTGGCTGCAATGGAGTACGGCTTCTCGGTGATTCCAGCTCAGAGCGCACGCGATGAGGAGGGCAACCTGCTCGACGACATCAACGATCCACGCTCGACCGAGTGGCTGATTGAGATCCCGACTGAGGTTTCATGGGCCAACATCCCAGGCGTTGATCAGCACGATCTGTCTCAGCTGTCAGCCGCGGCCCAGTTCGGTCTGTACATGTCAGTTCAGACCCACTACACCGAGCACAACACCTCAGCCACCATCGAGTTCCGTGAGCACGAGATCGACCAGCTGGCCGAACTCATCCATGGCCACATGGGCAAGGGCTACATCAGCGCCGCTTTGCTTGCGCGGTTTGACGCCAATGCCACCTTCCCCCGTCTTCCCTTTGAACCGATCAGCAAAGAGGTGTACGACGAGATGGTTGAGCGCGTCTCGATCCGTGGTGAGGGCTGCGAGGACTTCCACCAGGCCCTGGCCAAGCACGACAGCGCTGACTTCGAGCTGACAACCTCAGCTGCTTGCACGTCAGCCGCCTGCATCGCATCAGCGGACAGGGCAGAAGCAGAAGGCAAGGTTTGAAGCTGTTCTAGTTCGAACAGGGACTCGTAGTTTGTAGGGCTCGCGCAGGCGGGCCCTTTTTCTTTCCTATTCATTCATGAAAGCTCTTCTCCTTGTATCTGCTGGTTTGCTGCTTGGAGCACCTGCCATGGCTCTTGAAGTCGGTGTCCGTCACAGCCACGGATCCTCCTATTCCACCTTCGAAGGCCGCAGCGTCACCGACTCCCACGTCAATGGATCTGTGACTGAGCACTCCGTCTCTGGTGGTGGTGCTCGTTTGTTTGGTGGTTCAGGTGGTTTCCGCACCGTGACTGAGAACTACGGCTCAACAACGAACACTCGCGAACGTTTCTCTGGTGGTGCCAATAGCGGCTTCACCGAGTCCGCCACCTTCTCTCGCTGAGAAGCGCTGATCTGATTTCTGACCTCTTTCCTTTCTGAACCATGCACCGCTTTGCTCTTCCTTTGTTGCTCGGCCTTTCCGCTATTGGTGCGCCAGCTTTTGCTGGTGGCTCGGCACAGCAGAACTCCGTCAACAACCAGAACAACAGCGGCATGGTCAACCAGAGCCCAATAGGCGGGGTCAACCACAACACTCAGATCAACAACAACTCGATCAGTGAGTACAGCTTCGGGCCTGGGATCAACTGCCCAACTCCTGGGCTTGCCTTCTCCTCCTCTTATGCAGGCGGGAGTGGTGGTTTCGATGGCTATTCAGCTTCTGTGTCCTATGTGATGCCGCTTGGTGGCTCCATTGGCAGAGCTTGCAAGGAACTCGCCGTTGAGATCGCCAGGCAAAGGCAGCTCGACACCCAGGTCACGATGATCCACCAATGCGCAGGCTTTGCGGCTCAGGGCATTCAGATCGACGTTGCATCCTTTCCAGAGTTCAGCGTTTGCAGCGCTGTGCAGGTCAACGGGAACTCTGCTGTCAACTAGCTGTTCGAGTTAGAACAGCAACAGGGAGCAGAAGGCACAGCCTCGGAGCCGGGTCTGCTCACACCCCCTGTCAATCCCCGGATGCTCTCTTCGCATGGCTCCATGCCTACCGCAGCTCTTCTCCTCTTCTTCTCTCTCTTGGCCCCAGCAGCTACACCGTCTCGCCTCGATCAGGCCCTCTCATCGATCGGCCCAGCAACGACCATCCAGGTCACGGTCAACCCTGAGCCAACTTCAACCCTTCGCTCAGTGCTTGCACCGCTGGCTGATCTCGTGGCCAAAGGTGAGTCCACAACCATGGGCGGATACAACGCCGCGAACCGTGGGCGTGCTTCTGACCTTGGACGCGATGGCTTGAGCGCTGTCTTTGGCGGGCGTGACTGTAGTGAGATCACCATCGGTGAAATCCTCCTGGCTCAGGGCCAGAGGCGTCTTCATGCGGCAGGCCGCTATCAAATCATCGGGATCACCATGCCCATGGCTGTGCGTTCTGCAGGGCTATCAGGTGCCGACATGTTCAGTCCTGAGAATCAGGATCGTCTGTTCCTGGCTCTGCTGAAGAACAAGCGTCCGCTGGTGTGGCTCTACATCAACGGGTTGTCAGGCAATGGCCTAGGCGCTGCTGATGCGATGTCTCGTGAGTGGTCCTCGATCGCTTACTGGGATGGCCGCTCTTACTACGGCGGAGGAGATCGCGCCCACGTTTCGCGTGAAGAGATCCTATCTGAGTTGGAACAGACGCGAGAGCGTATGCGAAGCCATACACAACACCCGTAGTTTGTATCACCCCGAACTACCCCCGACTTCTTCCCCCTCTTTTCTATGAACCGTTTCGCACTCCTTGCTGCATCTGCTGGAACCGGCGCTGCCCTCAGCCTCGCCATGGCTGTGACCCAGCCAGCTAAGGCCGGAGGCCACATCAATGGCTACGAAGTCTCCTACCTCTACGACTCCGGCAGCTACGGAACCACCGACACCATTCACGTTTATGGCCCCTCGGGCCTCGAAAAAATTCAGGTCCGTTGTGCCCCCTTCGATTGGAGCAGCTACGGCGCCAACACCGAAGCCTTTGCTGCTTCGATCGCACGTGCTTGGTGCTTCTGATGGATCCTCAAACCATTCAGAACTGGCCCCTTTGGGACATCATCCAGCTCTCTCGCGACGTCGCTGAAGCCCGTGGCGACACTCACATCCTTGTTCAAGTTGAAGAAACAGAGGATCTCCTCCTCCGCCTCGAGCTCCTCTACACCGACGTCCCCGCTCATGAACGCTGAAATCCGCGAACCATGGCTCGCCACCCTCTGCGAGTGGTTCCAATCCGCTGACCAGAGCACGATGCTCCGCTACCCGATCAAGCGTGATGAGTACAGCCAGGCACGCCAAACCTGTTCACACCTCGAGCGCTGCTTCTCCTATCCCTCTGTCCTATCTGAGTTCGAACCATGACTTGCTATTCACCTTTCACTTCCTGGTTTGACCGCTGCGTCGGGTCCTGGAACTCCGATCGCTCTTATCGCTACTTCACGCCCAAGGGCACCATCCCTCAGCTGATCAAGACCCGCTTCGTCACCACCCACACCGGCACCTGCAAGTACGAGGTGGCCTGGTCCTCCGACATGGTCGACCTAAGCGGTGAGGTTCTTCGCGAGGCATCAGCAGGAACGATGCGCCTCGAGTTGTCCGGCGATCTTCTCGTCCGTGACATCGGGTACTTCTCCAAGGAGCCCACCTCCTGCCGTCTCGAGCTCGTCGACGAGGACACCGTCGTGTTCCACACCGCTTATGGCGGCTCGAAATACCGCGAGGAGATCCGCTTCATCGGAGACAACATCCGCCTGAGGCAAACGATTGGTTTCTCAGAGGAAGGGTCTCTGCAGCTGATCGGCCAGTACTCCGAAACCCGGCGAATTGATGACTAAGTCCTCAACCCACTCGCCGGAACACTCCACCACCACTACTTCTTCCATGGCTGACTTCACCTACGACCAAGACCTCCACATCGTCATCAACAAGAAGGTCTATGCCCGAGCCGACTTCACTCCTGAAGCTGTTCAGGGCGTGAGTGTGATCAACTTCGCTGATCAGACATTGGCCAGCAAGGCGCAGGAGCTGAACATCCTGCAGCGCGGCCGGGACACCTTGGTTCGCGACCTGGTCGAGATGATGGCCCCGTTTCCTGTTCTGCACGAGATCAGCGACGAGGAAGAAGAGCGCGGGGAGGTGGACTGATGTTCCGTTTTCTCTTTCGCAAGCCACAGGCCAAGTCCTTCCGGATCTTCTACACCTGCGGCAGCTCGCACTTCTATCAACAGCTGGTGGTGAAGGCCAACAGCATGTACGAGGCGCTGAGGATCTTCGACACCGAGATGGAGCCTTGCTTCACCCGGCGTGGAGCTGAGGAGATCGTCGCGTGACTTTGCGCCAGCGCAACTACTGCCTGGCCACATGGGACCCAGCCACCGAGATGGATGAGCTTCGGGTCCCTTTGTGTTTTGCCTTCGTCGGTATCCGCTCCAACCTCGAGGCAGCTAAGGCCCTGGGCGACAAGCTGAATGTCGAGCCGCGGCCATGGCTGGTCAAGAACCACTGGGCTGTGGCTTTCGACTATGTCGTGGGCCAAGGCGTTGATCCCTTCAAGGAGATCCACATGAAGTTGTGGGAGATGTCCGTGATGGGGATCGAGTTCGCATGGTGCACCGATCCGATGCCTGAGATGCCGCCTGAACTCACGAAGCGGAACAACTGCTTCCAGACGCTGGAGGAGGCGCTTGAAGCTTTCGCCCGCATCAGTCCTGGTTCGAATTCTGATCTTTGATTGTGACCCTATGACCGCTTCAACGGCTTTCATCTCCATCACCCTGTTCCTTTGCGCTGTTTGCTTCCCAGAAGAGACCTATCTGGTGGCCATGAAGATCGGCCTCGAGCTGGAGCTGATGCACCTGAACTGGAAGCTCCGCCGGATGCAGTGGAAGCTGTACAAGCAGCTCCAACGCGCTCACAAGGAGCGGGGCTGGGCTCCGTTGCCTCCCTTCAAGTTTGTCCGCATTCAGGACAGGGCGAGGAAGTGATGGGCATGTTCGACACGGTCACCAGCAGCTACAAGATCCTTGGCTGTCCCTGGGATCACGAGCTACAGACCAAGGACTTGATGTGCTCGATGGGCCGGTATTGGATCAGCCCAAAGGGTCAGCTGTACGAGATCAGCTTGAGGGACACCGCCGACTATGTCGCCAAGCCTGAGGACGAACGCCGCGGCCCATGGGACACCCTGACCTGGTCACGCAATGGCAACCGAGGCAGGGTTCTGATCACGCCATGGTGGGGGCCAGTCCTGGTCTATGCCTCGCAGTACTCCGGGCCATGGGAGAAGAGGCCTTGTGCTCGGCTCAGCTTCTGTGATGGCCGGATCATCGCTGTCACCACGTCCACCATGGGTGACGTCGCCTCGTAGTTTGTTTCATAGCTGCAAGACCCACACCCAAGGGCAGGGCTCACAGTTCGGCACAAGTCAGCCGCACATGACTTCAGGAGCTCCCGAAAGGGGGCTTTCTTGTTGCCTAGATGTTGAAGTCGAACGCATAAGGGACCAGGAGGGTGTCCTCGAGGTCCTGGCGGTTGATGAAGCCTTGATTGATTGCACGGCGCAACATCTCGCGCCCATCTCTCAGAATGAAGAGCTCAGGCTGGCAGTGGGCCTCGAGCAGGAGGCTCACCGTCTTGACGATGTCCTTCTTGCTGGCGCGGTGTTCCTTGGCCTGAGTGGCCCGGACGTTGATGATCTCCTCGATGATGAGCTCGGTCTGTTCAACGTTGCCTTCTTGCTCGGCGAGACCATTCAGCAAGTCGTAGCGGTAAGAAGTGGCCTCCCAGCCAGGAACCGTGCCCATCATGCAGGCGTTGCCGGTGATGGCTTCGTTTACTCGAGCTTCCAGGCTGTAGGGGACGCTGTATGTCTCGATCGCCTCGACTGATGAGACGTTGGGCTGCCATGCGTTGCCGCCGAGGTGCTTGAAGCCTGTGACTTGAACGACCAGGGAGATGCAACTGCAGTTCATGTCGTAGACGACAATCTCATTGGCGACCTCCATGCCAGGAAGAAGGATCACCGGACACCAGTTTTGGTTCTTTTCTGCGCGGTCAAGATCGATCGGATAGCCGCCAATGGCCAGAAAGTTCTCTCCCGAGAGGAGGTCGGCTGCGTAATTTGTCGAGCTTCCCTCAGGCTGCGTGTGTTGTCACCACAGTAACCAGAAAACACACGCAACTGCAACTTCCGCATTCATGGCGGAGCAGATGTTGCATAGACAGGGCCGGAATCCTCTGACAGCGCAGGCGTGATGCCTCGTCTCATCACACTTCAGCCGAGAGGGCTCCAATGCTTGACGTTCTTGTCGCCCATCCGATCGACGACCCTGAACTCGTCAGCTATGTGAGACCCGAGCTCCGGGCACTGTTTCCCGAGCTGGAGAAAGTTCGTGATTGCTACGAGCTGATGAGGAGCCCCCAGTGCAAAGGGCGCTACTTAACGCAAGAGCCAGGCGAGCCTGATGAGGCGTTCGAATCACGGCTGAGCCGCAGTACTTACACCCCGGTCTTTCGCGATGCGATCAAGGCCTTCGCTGGCCTGCTGGGCAACTACCAAGAGCACGAGCTACCCAAGACCCTCGAGGACAACCTGAGCAACGTGGATCTGATGGGATCCAGCCTGGCCAAGCTGCTCAACGACCTGGACCAGCTGGTCTTGCGTGATGGTGGCGCTGCTCTGCTGGTGGAGATGCCACCTGAAGACGAAGGCCTGGAGTCAGCGCTCGAGGAATCAGAAGCGGGCAAGCGGCCGTACTTGGTGCCCGTTGAGCGAGCCAACATCATCAATTGGCGGACAACGATGCGAGCTGGCCGGGAGATGGTCGAGCAGTGCGTGATTCGCACGATCGTCGAGGAGCCCTCAGAAGACGGTCAGTTCGGCACCAAGCTCGAGCCGGTCTATTGCTACCTCTACCCAGGCGGATACACGAAGTTCAAGCTGGTTCGCGGAGCTGCTGACAGCAAGTGGACCCAAGTTGTGGTGGCCCAGGGCGAAACGAGCCTCCCTGTTGTGCCCTTGGTCTGGATGGGTGCAACCGGCAGCCGCTTCGGCATCGGTGACGTGCCCCTCTATGGCCTGGCCGATCTCTCGATCCAACACTTCCAGCTGCGCAGCGACCTGGCTGAGCTGATCCATAAATTGTCGATGCCTGTTCCTGTGCGCAAGGGAGCACCGACTGATCAACACGGCAGGCCCGCACCTCTGACGATTGGACCCAACACCGCGATCGATCTACCTGAGGAGGGCGACTTCTTCTTCGCTGAGCCGAGTGGATCTTCCCTGGCCCAGCACCAAGAGGAGATCAAGCACGTAGAGGCGCTGATGGATCGCTCGAGCCTTGCCTTCATGTATGGCAGCGAGCAGACCAAGACCGCGACAGAGGCCGTCCTGCAGGGCGCTCAGATTCAGGCCCAGGTGAAGACGCTGATCGAGAACAAGGAGAGCCTGTTCGACATGGTGCTCAAGCTGTGGGCGATCTATACCGGCGAGAAGGTGGCTGAGGAGTCAGGCATCGAGGTGAGCGACAACCTGATCCAACGCCCGCTCGAGGCGACGGAGGTTCAGAGCTACCTCAACCTGTTTGGTGAGAGCGCGATCAGTCATCAGACCCTGCTCGAGGAGCTGCAGCGTGGTCATGCGTTGAGCCATGACATCGACATCGAGGAGGAGATCGCTCGCATCGATGAGGAGAAGAAGAAGGCCCAAGAGGAGGCGATGGCCCAGATGGAGGCGATGGGCGGCCTAACCGGTGGCCCTGAGGATATGGCACCTGCGGCGGGCAACTTCAGCAAAGCGCCTGAGGCCAAGAAGAAGGACCCCAAGAAGGAGCAGGAGGTGGCAGCCGATAAGAAGGCCGCCAAGAAGCCAGCCAAGGAGAGCTGATCGGAGGCCTCTCAAGATCTAGATCTGCCCGCGAGCCCCCACATGAGGGGCTCTTTTTTATGGCTCGGATCCTTCGACGTCTGCTCCTGATCCCACCTCATCGTCGACCTGGTCTTCCCGGCCTGGCCTCCAGCCACTGGTCCAGATCTTGCGGGTCTTGATGTTCAGTTCGTCGCGGCTGAGCTTCCAGATCTTGAGGAGCTTCTCTAAGTCCTGCTTGATGTCAGGCGAGCCAGGGAATTCCGCGTACCTGGAGAAGAGCATCGCGACGGTTGTGAGGTGCGTGTTCGTCGGATCGCCCTGGTGGCCAAGCGCAGCGTCCAGCCGGTCGCGGTCGGTCGCATAGAGGGGATGGGTCTGTTCGTTGTTGTCGCTCATGAGCTGATCTTGCCAGCGGCGAACTCTCAGCGTCCTCTCATTGACAACACGTCCACTAGAAAGCACAATGAAGGAGTCCCGAAGGAAAACAACATGGCCGACTTCTTCACCACCTACTTCGACGAGAAGAACCTGACCGAGGAGATCTACGAGGTCACCGACAAGCGCCCAGCCGCCGGCATCTTTGGCACCACTCACATCATCCCCACTGGCGTCGTGATCGAAGCGATCAAGGGCACCAAGGGCCAAGAGCGCCAGCAGATCGAGCAGATCATCCGCCAGATCGATTGCAGGAACGGCGACATCCACCACTTCTTGCGCCACATGGCCGAGGGCATCGCCAACAACACCTGAGCCAAGCGGGCCCACCTGGGCCCTTCACCTATCACCATTCGCACCCTGACATCATGGCCAACTACAACACCTACGTCACCCGCCTGCGCACCGAGAACCTGATCAAGCTGATCGAGGCCACCACCAGACACCAGGCAGGCTTGAGGTTGCAAGTGACTCAAGAGCGCAACATCACTCAGCTTCAGGAGCTGCAGGCCGAGCTGTTCAGACGAATTGCTTGACACCACGTCCAACAGAATGCACACTTAAGGAGCCAAGCAACCGGAGCCAACCATGACCAACATCGCCACCATCAGAACCGCTGCCTACCAGATCGCAGTCGACTTCGAAGCCACCAAGAGCCAGGCCATGAGCCTTGCAATCCTGGCAATCAACGCCGCAGGCTTTACCGCCAAGGAAGCATTCGAAGCCGTGATCGGCGAGGGCCGCTGGGACATGCTCCCCGCAGATTGCACAGAGGAGGCCGTGATGGCCGCAGTGTTCGCTGACATCCCCCTCGAGCTGCAGCAAGCCATGGCCGCCGCCGCCTGACCTGAACGGGTTCTTCGGAACCTTTCCCTGTAACCATTCGCACCCTGACAACAATGGCCAAGAAGAAAGCCGCCACACCCAAGCCCACCGCGCTCACAGCCACCGCCGAGAGCGGCGAGGTGTTCACCCGCAAGACCAAGAACACCTACACCCACGCGGTCTACATGGAGGCCACCATGAGCGATGGCCGGGTCGTGAACTACACGCCCTCCTGGGTTGGACGTCCTGACCTGGTGGAGAAGGCCATGAAGCGGGTCACGGCTCTGGCCGGCTACCGCCAGGGCAAAGAGCTCCTCGAGTTCGACCGGGAGAACGGAGGCACGATCGCCACTGGGATCTTCTTCGAGTCGGTTCGCGGTGTTGCTGTTCCGGTCAACGCCTGATGACCTACCAAGTCCGCCTCATCGAGTCCGCCACAGGCCAGGTTTTCGCCCGCGTCGTGCTGGTGGATCCCGATGGGGCGGAGCACCCCTCCAAGCATCGGGGCACCCTGCACCGCACAGCTCAGGGGACGCCAGTCGTTAAGCCGCGGCCATGAGCAGCGGCTCTCGGGCCCGCCGAAAGATCCTCAGCGAAGTCTCAGCCGGATTCTCAGCGAACTCTCATCCCTGCTGCTGACACCACGTCCCTCAGGATCTACACTGGAGGAGTCCACAAGACACCCAACAACATGACCAAGACCGAGACCAAGGCTGCAGCATTGATCGCCGCGATCACCGCCTACGCCGCTGAGTTCATTCAGGCCGGCGACTGCGCCGGATTCCTTGAGGACTTCGCCATCAACGCAGGCGTCGAGATCGATGAGCTCACCGACACGCTGCAGGACAACGCGGACCAGCTCAAGGAGATGCGCCTCGCCGATGAGTTCGCCGATGAGCAGGCCGAGGGAGCCTGATCCCGCGGGCCCTTCTGGGCCCTTCTTCTGTTCGAGTTCTAACCGCAACAACATGAAACAGACCAAGACCCACAGCGCCACAGGCCGCCCGCTCTACATGACCACCGAGTGGTGGTTCTCCGCCTACAACCCCGAGGGCTGGTGGGCGAAATACCACCCCGAGTGTCTGGACAGCCTGGACACGATCGCCAGCCGCCCAAGCCTCGATCCCTGGGGCCACGAGGACAAGCGGGACATGATCCACCCGAGACAGCAGGCCATGGCCGGCCAGCGCTGATCACCTGGGCCCTTCGGGGCCCATAGCCTGTCACCATTCGAACCCCAACAACCCCAACAACAATCATGACCGCTCCACTCTTTACCGCCACCGACTCCTTCCTCTGGGATCTCGAGATGGCTGACATGTCCGACGATCAGTTGATCGCTGTCGTCCGCGGCCTGTATCACACAGCACCACACGGCAAGGTTCGCGCCATGGTCGATGAGCTCCACCACCGCTTCGGCTTTGACGTGGCCAACCACGTCATCGGGACGGCTCACCTCAACGCCTGATCCACCTGGGCCCTTCGTGGCCCTTTCCTATAGGCGCCATGTCAGATCGCCGACGCTGCCGATTCTCAGCCAGCTCTCAGCTTGCAGTGTTGACACCACGTCCACCAAGGGCGATACTTAAGGAGTCCCCGAAAGAACCGGAACATGACCAAGTCCACCGCCTTCGATTACACCGCCGTCGGTCGCCTCACAGCCATCCACGGTCGCTTGGCTGTCATCACCGTCACACGCGGTGAGATGCAGCCACTGGAGGTCGAGTTCCTGATCAAGAAGGAGATCGAGACCAAGGAGATCGGCGCTTATGTCGGCGCTGTCGGCAAGGTTCGCCTCGTCGATGGCAAGTTCTGCGGCGTTGCCCGCAACCTGACCCGCCTGGGCAAGCCAAAGGCCGCCTGATCACCTGGGCCCTTCGGGGCCCATAGCCTGTCACTATTCGAACCCCAACAACCCCAACAACATCATGGCCACGAGATCTGCAATCGGTTACAAGCTCCCCAACGGCAACATCAGAGCCAGCTACTGCCACTGGGATGGCAATCCCGAGCACCAGCTCCCCATCCTCACCGAGCACTACACCACAGCCGAGGCCGTCGTGGCCTTGGTGGCCCATGGCTCGATGAGCCAGCTCCGCACCCGCAGCACCTGGGACAACGGCTCTGTCCTTCGCGACGCACAAGGCGGCTTCGTGCGTGACGCCGAAGGCCTCTTGCGCTACGAGACCGAGCAGGAGCCTGGCCCGCTCTATCACTGCGAGCGCGGCGACGGTATGGAGCCAATCACCAGCAACTATCCCGCGAACTGCTGGGATGAGCTGATGGACATTGAGCACCTCTATGTCTTCCACCCTGAGCACAGCTACTGGGAGCACGTCGAACAGGACTGAGACACCGGGCCTAAGGGCCCTTTTTTTTGTGCCTCGTGTTTTCGCTTCCGGGAGCAGCTGCGCGGGGGCCGCGGCTTAGCGCCCTCGGAATCCTGCGCTGTTCTTACAAGCGCGTCATGGACATCAAAGCCTGCGGAAAATGTGGCGCCAAGTGGATTGATGGGCAGCTGTATTGGTCCACCGGAGCCAAGGCAAAAGAGGAGGACCTCGCTGGCCTGGTCTGCAACACCCTCGGCGACAAGCAGTGCATCAACCCGATGCGCGGCAACGACACCGGCACCACCTGGGCCAAGCGCATGGACGCCATCAACGAGCTCGACGAATAGCCAGGCGCCGGAACACTTGTGCGCTGAGATTTGGTGCAAGTGGCAGGTACTGGAGCTGATCTTGAGAATTCCACCCTGGCCTGGGTCGACAAGCTCGACGGGCTAGGTGATGGCACCACGAAAGCTCAGAACGCAATCCTGGCCAACAGCGCCGAGCAGATGCTCGCTGAGCTGCGCAAGTCCTACACAAAACTCGCTGACGAGAAAGCCAAGGACCCCAACAGCAGGTCCCAGATCTACACCTCGCAGCAACTGGCCAACAGGATCGAGAGCACGATCGAACTGTTGCCGGCCAAGCAGCGCAAGGCACTTGAGGGCCTTTATGACGCCGAACTGAAGAAGGCCGACCGACTGGGTCGTGAGTCAGGCGTTGATCTCAACAACATCCTCAAAAACAGAGACAAGACCCTCAATCAGAACGCCAAGCCAAACGTCGATGCCGTCAACGCAGCCAACAGGCGGCTGAACCAGTTCTGGCAGAAGGAAAACTCGCAATTCACCGATCGGGTGAAGGCGATGACTCGCAACGCCGCAGCCCAGGGCATGAGCTGGCGGCAGCTGAGCAAGAACATCCGCGAACTGCTGATCCTTGAGGAGAAGCAGGGCACACAGAGCGACAGGTCCAAGGCCGTCAACAAGCGATTCGGCATCCCAGGACGGGCCGAGATGATTGCCAGAACAGAGCTCTCCAACGTCTACATCGGCGGAAAGCTCGATTCATACAGAGAGATGGGATACGACCACGTCAGGTGGTCCGCTGCAGCCGAGCGCACCTGCGGCTTTTGCATGAGCCGTGACGGGCTGGTCTATCCAGCCGAGGAGATCGAGAGCGCAATCCCTGCGCACCCTCGCTGCCGCTGCGACCTCATCCCGGTCGATGTGCCCAAGGACATGAAGGGCAAGAAGATCACGCCCAAGCAGGCCGCTGAGGAGCTCGACGATGGCTACTGGTCCAATTCCAGGAAGCAGAAGCTCGACCAGTGGAAGAAGGAGCAGAACCTCAACAAGAGAGGCGAGCCCAAGTCGATCCTCAAGAGCAACAGCGAACTTGACCAGGCTCTGCGCAACTACGCCCAGACGCCCACCAACACGCAGAACTATTTGCGCCCAGGCCAGCCGGCTTCCCCTCCCCTGTATGCGCCAAGCGGCAGCATCATTCCCGATGTCGAGGTGGCGGCCACAGCGGCCAAGCAAGCCGCAGCGGATGAGACCAATCGCGTCGAGAGAAAGCGGCTAGAGGCTGAGGCCCAGAAGCTCAGGGACACAGAGGTTCAAGAGCGCCCAAGCGAGGAATTCACCCACCAGCGATTCAGCGACGCGGACGGAGAGCCAGGGCCCAATACCCGTTGGACCAAGGAGCGGCAGAAGCTGCACGACAAGATCCTCAACGAATTCCTGAAGAACGGGGTGGTCAGCAAGAACCCCACCTTCACCATGTCTGGTGGTGGCCCTGCCTCAGGCAAGGGCTTCATGTTGAAGAAGACCGGCCTGGATCAACCCGGCAAGGTCGTGATCGACGCGGACGAGATCAAGAAACTCATCCCTGAGTACGCCAAGGCACAGAAGACAGGCGGCAAGGCACAGCAGGCAGCAGCGGGTCTGGTGCACGAGGAATCGAGCTACCTGGCCAAGCGGATCATGAGCGAGGCCTCCAAGCGCAAGTTCGACGTCGTTCTCGATGGAACAGGGGACAGCGGCATCAAGTCCCTGTCTAAGAAGGTTCAGAAGATGCGCGACCAGGGCTACAGGGTCGAGGCCAAGTACGTCAGCGCCGACACAAACACTGCAGCGCAACGCAACTGGGATCGTTTCCTCAAGACCGGACGCCTTCCACCCGAGTGGATGCTCCGCAACGTTCACGCCGATGTCTCCAAAACTCTCCCTGAAGCCATCAAGAAGGGGATCTTCGACAAGGTCGAGCTCTACGACACCAACAAGTCGGGCGAACTGCGCAAGGTCATCACACAGGTGGGCGGCAAGAAGCCAACCATCAACGATCCGAAGCTCTGGGATGACTTCCTGAACAAGGCCAAGGCCCCTCAGGTCACTAAGGAACAAGGCGACGCAATGATCGCCAAGCGCAAGGCCGACATGCAAGCGGCCAAGGCACCAAAGAAGGCTCCTCAGGCAATCATCGATGCGGGCCTCGAGCAGGGCTGGAAGCTGATGGCCGAGCAGCCGGCACAGCAGGCCAAGCTCCTCGCCAAGGTCGAGGGCATTGCAGCCAAGGCCAAGCGCACCGAGGCGCTCAAGCCGATCAAGGCCAAGAAGTCAGCTGAGACCCAGGAACGCAAGAAGGACTACTACGACGAGGTCGTGTGGAGGGCTGAGCAGTTCGGGATCAGCATCAAAGCGGCCACAGGTGCTTACGCCAAGGCGATCAAAGAATCGGGCATGAAGCCCGGCGCTGACTACAACGAGGCCATCGATAACGCGTTCATGAGCGCGATGAGGAAGGCCGGTGAGGCGGCCAGGAAGGACGCACTGAGGGGAATCAAGGCCAAGAACTCAGCCAAGGTCGCTAGCGCGAAGGAGGACTACCTCGACGAGATCGACTATCGGGTCAAGACCAACAAGATCACCCGCGCAGAAGCGATCGACGTCTACGCCAAGGCGGTCAAGAAGACCAAGTTCAAGAACGGACGCTCGGGCGAAGACCTCGAGGACGATTTCTTCTCAGCGATCAGCAAGGAAGCCAAAGAGCAATTCGCCAAGACCGGCATCGACACCAAGAAGATGGTCGCGGAAGCCAGGGCGGAAGCACTCGCGAAGAAGCAGGCCAGGAATCTGGGCACGGTCGACACTGCGAAGACTGCAGGGCCAGCAGCAACCAAGGGCACCTTCAAGGGCAAGACCTCAGCGGATCGCGTCGCTGAGCAGAAGCTGCTGATGAAGGACAGCTTCGATGGTGGGCTCACACGTCAGGGCATCAAGGACACCTTCAACACGTTGGCATCGGCCAGCGGTGCATCGGGCGCGAACTTCCGGAAGCTGATGGATTTCGCGGAGAGATACAACATCTCCACGGTCATGGGCTCCGGCGGACAAACAGCAGCTCAGATGCCGTATGCAACGCGGGGCAAGTGGGCCAAGCAGCTCGAGAGCTCGATCAAGTCCTCTCAGGCACGAGGCGACAGCTCGAATCGGTCATGGCAAGACACCGCCCTGCTCGAAATCAAGAACAGGCGCAAGGGCAGCAACGCCGGCACTCCACTACTCGACCGGGACCTGGGCATCGACCCCACCTTCGGAGTCAACGGCACAACAGCAAAGGGCTGGGGATTCACCAAGGTCAAGACCCTGGCAACCGACAGACCAATCGATCGCGGCACCTTCGAAAAGATGCGCTCAAACATCGAGAAGGGCATCAGGGACGCAGCGGACTTCAACGCACCGGCAAACGTCAAGTCAGGGGTGGGCAACCGGATGATCAAGGGCCCCAATGGCCAGGTCCTCCAGCGCGGTGATCACGACTGGCTGCTCACCCATGTCCACGAAATGGGCCACCAGATCCACTTCGCGGCAGGTTCTCCCAAGTACCGCGGCAAGGATCGTTACTCCCCGAGCCAATACGGCAGGACCAACAAGGAGGAGTGGTTCGCGGAAACTCTCGTCCAGTACACGATCGCCCCCAACGCACTGAAGACGGCCTCACCCGAGGCGTTCAAGTTCGTGGACAAGATCGTGAAGCGGGCGATGTCGGACACCCCAGGCCGGGTGAACCGCTGGGCAAACAACGGCACCGTCAAGCCGGACGACCTGTTCAACCCAGCCGAGGTGCTGGCCAAGCAGAAGGGCGCCACGGTGCCGCAACTGAAGGCGATGGCCAAGGAAGCCGGACTGAAGGGCTACTCGAAACTGACCAAGCCGCAGCTCGTCGAGGCCCTCTCAAAGACAAGATCTGCGGGTACGCCTGCCCCTGCAAAGACACAGTCTTCCCCTACAGGCACACCTGCAAAGCCAAAGGCTGCAGCTAAGACCCCAGAGGTCAAGCCGGTCGACTACGGCAAGAAAACCGTCAAGCAACTGCAGGCTGAAGCCAAGGCCAATGGACTGAAGGGCTACTCAAAGCTGAAGAAGCCCGACCTCGTCAAGGTCCTGGAGGAGGCAACAGCTGCGCCTAAGGCTGCAGGCATCAAGACCAGCAAGGCCAAGGCCAAGAAGAACCTGACGCAGGCGGAGAAGGACTTCAAGCTCGTCAATGAGCAGCTCGGCCTGAGCAAGGAGCAGTGGAGCAGCAAGAGCGACGCTGCCAAGACGCTCACGCTGAAGACGGCCGCCAAGAAAGCGGCTGCGCCCAAGCTCACCGCTGCTGAGGTGAAAGCGAAGGAAGCCAAGGCGAAGTACGAGGCAGCCCTCGAGGCCAAGGCTCAGAAGAAGCTCGCGGCTGACATCGCCAAGCTCGACGCTGAGGTGGCCGCCAAGGCCGCCAAGGCTGCAGCGAAGAGCGCCAATAAGGCTGTCGAGGATCAGATCGCGGCGATCAATAAGGAGATCAAGGCGATCTCACAGAAGGCGCTCACGGGCCAGAAGGTGACCGCAGCAGAGCAGAAACGCGCAGCCGAACTGCAAAAGCAGAAGCGCGAGCTCATGCAGGAGGAGCCGGGCGACGTTGTCACGAAGATCGATCGGACGACGACCGACGTCGAGCACATCTACCGGGCGAAAGACTTCAAGGCCTACGGCTACAACAGCCGGGCGGAGATGACCAGCGCCCTGCAGAAGGTGGCGGAGTACACCGACGAGGGCTACAAGCGATTCATGAATGCCCAATGGGCGCAGAAGCTGCAGGCAGGCGGCAAGTTGACCGCTTACGAGACAGCCAGGGCGAAGGAGGCGATCAAGAACAAGAACGCCCTCAAGCTGCAGAGGGACATGGAAGCAGCCGAAGAGCTCGAGAAGTTCATCGCCAAGGCGCCCAAGTACGACGGATTGGTCATGCGCGGCTTGCACATGGCCGACGACGCGTCTGCTCTGCAGTTCATCAAGAACCTGGGCAAGGGCACGAAGACCAATTCGGTCGAGAGTTGGTCAGACGATTACGCCACCGCCGAGCAATTCTCAAATGGCCGCAAAGGCATGGTCGGGATTGTGCTCAGCGTGCAGAACAAGAGCGGCGTCCCGATTGCCGGCGCTTCCAACTTCTCCACGGAGAGCGAGGTTCTGGTGCCAAGTGGCCAGAGTTACCGGGTCAAGAACGTGACCAAGCGCATCGATGAGGATCTAGAGATCGGCGGCAATAAGCAGGTGATCTATGACGTCGACCTCGAGCTGATCGATTGAGTTAAGTGAGGTCGATGAAGTCGAAGCCCATCTCTTCGGCCATCGCTTCCATGAATCCAGGATCGCCGGCCCAGAGCTCTTTGCCGTCTTTGCCGGTGACCGGACCTGCCTCCTCTCGAGTGACGTGCGGATGCTCGGTGAACCTGCCTTCAGCGCCGTCGTCCGTGGGTCGTTCCTTGGTCATGCTCACAAGCTACCGGGTGCGGCCAAGGTTTCCTGTCAGCGGAACACTGCTGCGACTCATAGCTTGACGACATGGAATCCAATTTCGACAAAGCTCAGAAATTGGCGATGCGCTGGCCAAAGGACAAAACGATCCCAGCCAAGCTCGTCAAGCTCTACAAAGCAGAGAACGGTGATCCGATGGTGGGTCTGTTTTTTGAGGCGTTGTATGCAGCGGCCAATGGTCCGGAAGATCTGGAATTGATTGGCAGGGCACGCCTCGAAGAAGACGAGGAATAGGTGGACAGGGCCTGGCCGGAAGGTTAGACTTGACACGTCGTCCATCTGGAGACACATCCCATGACGCTCAGCGCCGAAGAAATGGAACGGATCGTGACCCAGGTGTCGCGAGGAGAAGAGCTTTCTGGGCGCGAGTCAGGGGAAGCTGCAGAGTTTCGCGCTGGTGTGACGCAAGAAGTCGATCAAGCCCGCGAGATCGCTGAAGAGCTGGGCTTGGACTTCCAGGTGGAGATCCCGAACGAAACCCCCTTGATGTGGTGACATGAAAAAGGGCCCGAAGGCCCTTGGTTGCTCAGAGAAGCGGGTTGATCACCGCGTTCAGGAGGCTTTATAGCTGACACCACGGTAGGTGCAAACCTTGGGCTGGGCTCTGAGTGCCGCCGGAGACTGATGGGCGGTCGTATTGACACCGCGATAGGCGGTCTGACGCAGATGCGCCATCTGTGCATCGCTTAGGCGTTGCTGACGCTGTGCGAAGCGTTGTGCGTGTGCGAGAGGGGACATGAAGGTCTCCACAGCGCCCTGGCCCCCGTTGCGTGGCCTGGATCTGACTGCACCCGACGACTGCCGGGTCAACGTGCTTTCAGTTTACCGGTCTTTGTAGCGGTTGCGACGAACGACGACTGGGAGCCTGTACGAGTTAGAACAACCCCCTCTTTCTCATGCTCAAGAAGACAGCCGCCGCCGCAATGGCCATCATCACCTTGGCTTTTGCCACGCCCGTCATGGCTTCTGATCCAGACAACGTCAAGGACTTGGCCGCCACGATCTCAGCTACAGGAACGCAGTTCCTCAACGAGTGTCCGCCAGGGGCAAAGTTCCAGGGCGTCTACATGCCTGGTCGCCGTGTTCTGGCTGTCTGCGCTGGAGGGAAGGATCCTTCTGAGTTCAATGCTGAAGAGCAAGACACCCTGCGCCATGAGGGGATTCACCTCGCTCAGGACTGCATGGATCGCAGCTTCAACAGTGAACTGGAGACCACCCGCAACCTGATCTCTGTGATGGAGATGATGAAGCTCGCTTCCACCACCCTCAACTTCGCTGAGATCGAGCGTGCCTACAGGGAGATGGGCGCTGATGACCAGATGATCATGCTCGAGTTCGAAGCCTGGTCTGGAGCTGCTCTGCTCACGAATGCGGAGGTTTCTGACCTGATCCGCCGCGTCTGTCGCCTTTAAGCTGTTCTAGTTCGAACAGATACAGGCAACCTAAACCAAACAACCCCCGACTCATGGAAGATCTCGTCATCAGAATCTGCTTCAAGTCGGGGTCTGTCTCTGAAGAGCGCGGGACTGAACTGCAGATCACCGCTCTCTTCGATGACGACGTCAACGGTCTGATCGATTACGTCATGGCCCTGGAGCCCAAAGCTGGTGAGATCGCTCTCTGGCAGCACGAAGGCGACCCACGCTGGGCCGAGATCGAGTACTGATCACACTTGGAACAGGGCTCGTAGCTTGTTGCACATCGCACAAGCGGCCATGCTTGAACTCCTCAAGCTTCTGTTCAGCAAGAAAGGCTTCTCCTGCAGGGTCCTTCCACCCGGCTCCGTCTGGGCATCCAAGTCAAAGGGCAGACAGCTCGTCGTGATCATCGACCTGGATGAACTCGATGCTTGAGTCCGGAACCTCCTTCTCCTCCCCTGGGGGGAGTTTTTCGTATGTGATCCAGGGGCCTGTTTGCCGCCTGTACGACCGCGAGGAATTGCCCTGGCCCTCCTGCTCGCTGCAGTGGAAGGGCAAGCAGCCCAGCTGGAACCGGGTCGGCCGCCGCTTCGTTGGTGACATCGCTGTCAAGCGCAACCCTTCCTATTCCGTGATTGGTATCGACCGCTCCGGGCACACCTGGGAGCAGGTGATCACGGATTTCACCTACATGAACTCCATGGCGCATCGCCGCTGGTGGTATGCCGCCTCGCCGCCTCCTGGGAAGAACTATCCGAACTATCCAGGAGACAACGGATGAGCAACCGTGCCCTTTCGGTGATGCGCTGCTGCGCGTCTGCTTTGGCTTTGATTGCCTATGGGCTGCTCACCCACGGCATGACGACCGCCGGGATCTTCGTGGCCTTGGCCGGCCAGTGCGCCTTTATCCCCTGGTCGATCCGTAACAAGGTCTGGGACATGGTCGCCCTCGACGCCTTCTACATCGCCATTGGTCTCACTCGCCTGGTGACGCTGTGATCCGTCTTTACTTCTCCCACGCCACAAGACTGCGCAAGTTCTCCCTGTGGACCGCGATGATCGGTTTTGGCGGGTTCATCGTGGGCGCTGTTGAGTTCGCTCTCTGGGTGCGAATCCTCACCGAGCTAACCCGCTTGCCGAGCTTCAAAGAAGAGGGCATGACCGACCAGGTCCGCCTCTGTTATGTGGTGCTGATCGGTTGCGTGATTGGTCTGATTCGGCTGCGCTTCTACCCCTGAGCTGACGAGCTACTCGTCACTGCACAGCTAGTCGTCAGTGAAGAGCTACTCGTCACTGGGTGACGACCTAGTCGTCATCTAGATGAAGAGCTACTCGTCATCAAGGTGAAGAGCTACTCGTCAACATATAAGAAGGTTTATAAGAAGCTCTTTAAGAAGAAGAAGAAGAACCTCACTTCGTTCGGCAACCTCCTCCGCGTCTCCCTTCAAAGCGTGGACAAGCCACTCACTGATCACCAAGTCAAGCTCCTCAAAATCATCGACCACGTCAGATGGGATGAGAACGATGAGCTGGACGCTTTCGGATACCACCAAGTGCGTCGGGCGATTGGCCAAGGCGACTTCGTCATCGAGTTCGAGCTGAAGCAGGCCGTGGACCATCAGGAGTCGTTCTCAGGCCAAGGCTTTCCAACTCCACCGCCGGGTGAGGCTCGCTCTCCATGGATCGACACCTGGAATGTGCCCCTGGATCAGTACCGGCGGATCAGCACTGCCATCGACCTGTCTGGCTTCGAACCGGGCTCGTAGCTTGTCCTGTTCCGTACAGCTTGAACATGTTTACGGCAAGACCCCGTCCGGTTGATCGCCTCACGGTGACCGACACCGCCTTCGTCCTCAATCTCGGCTTCTTCGCTCTGGTTGGCTTCAACACGATCCACCACACCGATGGGCACATCACCTGGGGCGCAACCTGGGCCATGCTTGATCTCGGCTTCGTGCGCACCGCTGGATTCATCGGGGGGACAGGCCAGTGATCACCCGCTTCTATCTCGCCCTTGCGGCGAGCATGGCCGGCATTGGCTTGTGCTTCTACCTCGCGCCAGCTCAGCAGTGGCCCGTCACCCGCAGCGGCCTCGATTGCTCGGAGATCGGCGAGGTTCTGTCCGAGGTTCCGCCTGAACTTCGTATGCCGCTCGCTGACATCGAGGCGATCATCGAGCGCTGCAGGAATTCTGAGATGTCTCAGGCAATGCTCACTCGAACAGCTTGACATCAAGTCTTCGCTGAGCGACTCTTAAGGAGTCGAGCCCGAACCGGCTTTTTTTAAGCCTCCACCTTGTTCTAGTTCTTACCATGACCGCTACTTCACGCGAACTGCGCATCATCGAACTCACGAAGGAAGCTCAGATGCACAGCGATATGGGCAACAAATTCGGCATGTACGCGTGCCTCCGCGAGATCACATCTCTGCGCCAGCCATGACCTACTCCGTCACCTTCATGACCAAGCAGGGAGCCAGTCGCACCGAACACGTCAAGGCCGACTCGCTCTTCCTCGCCGTCCAGACCTGTCAGCACACCGACCAGGTCGCAAAAGTCCTCCGCATCGTTGAAGTCCAATGATCGATCTCACCCAACACTCCGACGTCCACGTCCTGTTCCTCGAGACCACCGAGGCAGACCTCAAGGCCAAAGACAAGAGCCTCCCGAGTGACACCCATTTGGTGCGCTACATCAAAGAGGGCATCGAGCAGATCAGCGCCCTGCGGGCCTACAAGAGCGTCGACATCTTCGACGCCCTGCACGACAACGGCTGCGAAGTGCTCGAGATTCGCCGCGGGTTCGGGACCATCAGGCCGAATCTGTACGGCTTCGTGAAGACGGAGGGCTGATCTATGGCTCAGTCATCAGCCGAGAAGCGCGACCGCTTCGCCCGGATGTTCCCGCCACGTGCCCAGAAGCTTGTCGATCAGTTCCGCCTTCTGGAGAACTGCACGAGCAAGTCCAACTACGAGTGGACCGAGGACACGGTGAAGCGGGCCTGGATTGAGATCGCTAAGGCGTTGCAGACCACTGCCAAGGCCTACGACCTGGAACTGGACGTCAGCCTCAATGGCGACGAGGTCCAATTCATCGACACCAGCAAACCCCTGCCCGAGTAAGCCATGACCGAATTCACCACTGATCCCTACGGACCCGAGAACGTCGCCACCCTCCTCGCTGCCATGAAGCGTGTCCGGGAGCTCCGCAAGGCTGGGAGAGACCCAGAAGCCGGTGAGGTCGTCAAGCAGCACTGGCCGCACCTGTACTCCCACTTCTTCGAAGGGGAAGCACGCAGGGCTTGAGTTTGCCCTTACTCAGGAAATTCTCAGGGGCCTCGGCCCCTTTTTTGTTGACACCACGTCCCCCAGGATCCATGCTTAACGAGTCACCGAGAGAACGACATGCAACGCCAACTCCGCACCCCTGAAGAAGTCGCCGCTTTCAAGGCCGCCAACCTCGCAGCAAACGCCCGCAACAAGCAGGTGGTCGTGATCAAGGCCGAGAGGCCAGCACCTCGCCCGACCCAGCGCCAGCAGTTCGCAGCTGACCTGCGCGAGACCGAGGACATGATCCGCGCCGCTAAGCGCCAAGGCCTTCTGCAGGCCATCCCCGCCCTGATCGGCCGCCACAACACACTGACCGCCTTGGTCAATAACGCCGCGCTGACCTGAGATGTCACGCGGAGGACGCGTAGCTGGGGGCGCTTTCCCCGGCCCCTCGATCGGGTGCTTGCCAGCACTCCTGCCATTCATCGGGATGGCACTGGTCCTTGCAGCGGCAAGGCCTCTGGCGCAACAGACGCCCGCTCCTGCGCCTGCAGCTCCGCTGGTTCAGGTCAACCTCGGGCCTGTGATCGAGAACGTGAACATCTACGTGAAAGAGGGAACGCCTCAGTGGGTGATCGAGGAAGAGCTGAGGAATCTGGGCCGAGCAAAGGCTCACTCGCCCGCCTCCCCCATGGCTGCCCGCACCCGCGCTGGTCGCACCACTCACCTCAAGACGCCGGCGATGTATTTCAGCGACTGCGAGGACGATCCAGTGCTGATGCCGCTCAAGGAGTGGAGGGAACGCTAGGGCGACTGGTAGCTGTGTCTTGTTCGAGTTCGTACTATGACCGTTTTCTCTCCCGGCCCGTTCAAGGGTCACCAGCGCAAGCATTCACCCCTCGTCGACGCCGCAACGCTCAAGGCCCGCCTCGACGAACAGGTTCGCCAATTCCGCCAGGGAGCCGAGCAGTGAGCCGCGCCTCTGATCGATTGGCGCTACTGGATCTCGCCATCGAGGCCGCAGACACTGACGAGCTGAAACACCAGCTGATCGGTGAACGGGCTGCGCTGGCTGAGGCCTATAGGACGCCCACTCAATGACACATGCGCGACCCGGTTTTCGAGCCGGGTTTCGTTTTCTCAGGCAACTCTCAGTTCCGAATGTTGACACCACGTCCATCTGGGGCCATAGTTGGCACAGATCGGTCGAGCAACTCTTCGGCTCCCGCTCTCACAGAACTGATGAACACCACCACCACTCACCCCATCGATCACGCCATCGTCGCTTTCCTGTTCCTGCTTGAAGGCATCGCCTGGATCATCAACGAGGCCGCTGGCTTCCACGCCCCCTTAACCGCGGAAACTGCTGAGCCCGAGCTCATCGATCCCCGCGACGTCTACGCCATCGAGGCACCCGTCCACGAGCCCACCATCACTGAGATGCCTGACTTCGCCGAGTACGTCGAGTTCATGGCTCCCTTCGACCTCGCCAAGCTCAAGGTCACCGAACTCCGCAAGCGGGCCCGAGGCCTCGCCAAGGGCGTCCACCTGATGCGCAAAGAGGAACTCCTGCAGGTGCTCGCATGACCTACTCCTGCATCTTCAGGAACGGAGACGCCCGCAAGGGCCTCCTGTTCGACCAGGCCTGGGCTCTGTTCATGGCCTACCGCTTCACCACCAATCCCTGCACCCTCTCCGTGGAGATGAACTGATGGAACTGATCCTTGTCCCTGTCATTCTTCTTGCCTTGCCCTGCCTGATCATCGAGGGCTTCGGCAACTGAGCGGAATCCTGGGGGAGCCGCCTCCCCCTCCTTGACCACTAGAGAACTCGCCCTGGGCGTCGTGATCGCTGGCCTCTTCATCGGGGTCAGCGGTTCGTATTACAGGGCCGCTGCCTGCGGGACCGAGAAGATCTGCGACGAGTACTGGAACGCAGCTGGACTGGCCACCAGCGGAGCCGTGGGCATGGGCTGGGCCTGGCTGACCAAGGCACCGGGCGACGACACGCCCACCAAACCGACACCGCGCCGGACCACCCGAGTGAAGAACCCGGACTGACATCACGTCCGCCGTGTGCGATCTACAGGAGGGCCAGGAAGGCCCCTCCGCCCTGTTCTGGGTCAGATCCTGCAGTCTCCTGATTAGGCGTCCCTCAGGGAGCCTCTTCGTCGAAGGCGCGATGTCTCGCTCTTAGCTCGCCGCCTAGAGGCGTTTCGCCTTCTGGTGTCTCGCTACGGGTCCAAGGGTCGTCATCAACCCACTTGGCCTTGATCGCTTCGATCTGTTCGTCGAGACCGGCCATTGTCTTGGCCGTTTTGTACTCCACCCAAGACGAGAACCAGTTGTCGTGGATCATCTGGGCGATTCGGTGGGTCCTAGAGAGAAGGCCCCGGTCCCAGAGCCGACGAATCAGCTCAACGACCAGGGCCTGGAGGACCACCGTGGTGGTCAAGGATTTCACTTCTTCGGCGCGTAAGGGAAGACACCGCGCAGGACTTCGATGATTTCTTGCACCACACCGTTGCCCTTCAGCGGGGTGTAGGGAAGAACCTCAGAAACAACAAGCAGAACGAGAGCTGCGACCGTGACGAATTCCATGGATGAGTGATGTGAACTGCCGCAGGGTTCCGGAAGGCTCAGCCGTTCGCACTTGGTTCATGTCTCTGCTTGAAGCGCATCAGATCCTGTTCAAAGGCCAGTCGAATGTGCGCCTGATGGCGACAGAAGTCGGATGCACGCTTGAAGAGCTGCAGCAGTCGTTCCGCGCTTACGTGGCCATGAATCCGATCTCCGATGACGCATGGGAGAAAGATGTCGAGCTGTCCTGGCCCTGGGCTTGATTCTCAGCCGATTCTAAGTCGCACTGATTGACACCACGGCCAGCCAGGACCATGATGGAGGCATCGAGATCGCAGCAACCCGATGACCACCACCACCCACAAGCTCACCAACGGCGAGGGCAACTGGCTCTTCCGCATCTCCGGCGACGTCGCCACCGTGATCCAGGTCTTGCCCTGGGGCGTCACCAAGATCGAAGACAAGATCAGCACTGCCGCTCAGGCCCGCAAGTTCTGGGCTACCGCTAAGAAGTACGGCTGCACCGAGGGTTGGACCGAACTGATGAAGTTCCGCAAGCTCACCACCTGGGAGCAGGTCGACACCTACATCGCAGCCAACTACAACATGGCCGCCGACAACGATCCCGAGGCAGCCCTGGCACTCGAGGACGAGTTCCGTGGCTGCGGTTGTTTGAACGTGGCCGCATGAAATACATCTGGACTGGCCTGGGCATCGCGATCGGCGTTGCCCTTTGGCCAATCGTTCTACCTGTCTTCATTCTCACCCTGATCTTTGTTTGTATTTCTGACGCCCAGAAAAAGCCCAAGCCACCCACCAAGCCAACCCGTAAAGATCCATGACCCAACTCACTCCTCGCCCCACCTACACCGCCCCGGCTCGTCCAAAGCGTGTCTCTCTCAAGCCTTTCATCGTTCACTACACCACCCGAGCTGGCTTCCGCGCCTCGTGGACCCTTTCGGCTCCGACGCAATGCGCAGCGCGTTTTGCCTTCCAGGAGTTGCTTCCCACAGGCCGGATCAACCTGATCTCTCTCCAGATGTAATGGTTCGAATCACGACCGGTAGCCTGTGCCATTGACTGCACCTCGATGGCCCTTCCCTCCTTAGATCCTGGCCATCTCCTCCTCTGTTGTCTGGCTGTCGCTGTGAAGAGACGCGATCCCGTCCTTGTCAGCCAGATTGCCGAGAAAGCCGACAAGACTCTCCCCCAGTCTCAGCTCAAGCGAGCGTTCGGACGACTCAAGGGGTTTGGCATGTCAACCGACGACCTCCTCTGGCTGGCTTCCCTCGAGGAGTGAGCCCCAACCTTTGGTTCCGCCTGCGTTTCGTATAGGGGCGCAGATCTTGTCTTTGAGAGGACCTCGGCCGGAAACCTTGAGGCAGCTCTCGTCGTCACCTATGCCTGCCTCTCGCGTTGGCCCCCTCTTTGGGCCCCTCCCTGAACTCGATGAAAGCTGGATCCTGATGACAGCAGACGAGACCTTGGTTTTGTACACCGCCGAGGACGTCCGCGAGTTCATTCGCGAGATCCAAGACCTGCGCGGCGCGTACGACCAGATCCACAAACTTTCGATGGCCATGAACGGCCTCGCTGCTTACAACCCGGTCGCCGTCAAGACCGTTCTCGTTGACGTGATCCGGTATCTCGAGCTCGAAGACATCCTCAACGCCAAACAAGAGGAGAGCCCCACCAATGTCTCGCCCGACGGCTTGCCGATCATCAAGGCCGACGTGGTCGAGTACTCCGAGGAGCCTCTCAAGAACGGCACTAACTACATGGAGACCGTGCTGCAGCCAATGCGTGAGCGCATGGCACGCCTGAAAATGAGCATCTGCAGGGCTTTGGATCTGTGCAGTTATGACCTGAGCGAGGCCCCTTGCTGCGACGGTCCCACCGCCATGAAGAGCTATCGGCGCGGTGCCACTCACATGTACCGGAGCTGATTGATGGCGACTCCGCTCGAGCAGTTCAGCAATGCCCGCCTTCTCGTCACGGCCCCCGGTGGCAGGGGTGGTCCGGAGACCGGTTTCCAGGAGCTTCCTGGCCAGGAGTACATCGTTCTGGCATTTCTGAAGCTGGTCAAACCGGATCGGAAGGACACCTTCAAGGGCATGGTCGACCTCAAGGTTTCGACCGAGATCGCCGAGGGCTACATCACAGGCTTCTGCCCCATCCCAGACGGTGAGGACTGGAAGACCTACGCCTTCAGGTCCGATGCGAACTACGACTCAACCGGATTCCGCTTCCCAGGATTCATGGCCCCCAAAGGGGTCGAGGTTCTGATGTCCGGTCGCCACTTCACTGTCGCTGAACTGATCGAAACCGCAGGCGTGTTCCTCGATGAGGGCATCGGCCAGATCGTCCGCGACGTGATCGGGGATCGACTCATCGTCAAATTCGAGCGTTTCTGATGGCCAACAACTTTCAATTTGAGATCAACGTTGAACTCCCGAAAGGAGCAGAGAAGACCTTCGAGCGAGCAGCTGAGCAAGCGATGAAGCAGGTGTCTGCAGAGCTCGATGGACGCTTCACCGATGCGATCAGCTCAGCTGTGTGGCCTTGGCCCTTCCCTGCGAGCAATGGCAAGGGCAGTCCCCGCTCCATCGTCGATACGGGGGCACTCAAGCAGTCAGGGGTCTTCAAGCTCTCGGGTCTGCAAGCCGAGTGGAAGTGGACCTCCAACTACGCAGCAGCAGTGCACGAAGGTGCTCGGCTTTGGAATGGCGCCAACATCCCAGCGAGGCCCTGGACCAATGCAGTCCTCGAAGGCGGAACCTCAGCAAGCATCCCGGTCTACGACTTCTCCACGGAACTCTCTAAGAGAATCACCAACATTCTTTCCTGATGCCTCTTCCTCTGATCACTGCAAAGGGCTGCGGCAAAGGCGGCAAAAAAGGTGGCAAGAAAGGCGGCAAGAAATAGGCCCGGATTTCAAACCTTTGGTTCCCCGTGTGTTTTGTATAGGCCCGCAGATCTTGTCTTTGAGAGGACCTCGATCCGGTTCGGTTGATCCCGGAACACTCGGCCAGATTCCGAGACTTCATGGCATCCCTCAAGCTCCCGTTTCAGACCGCACCAGCAGAAGAGCGGGTAGTCCTAGGGAATGAGCGCACAGGCACTCTGGAGTTTCCCGTCTACAACGATCTGACGATCACCGAGACGGCTTTCATGGCCGCCAACGGAGCAAAGAACACAGCCTTCACCTACACATCCAAGACCGCTCTCAAGATCGCCCGCGTTGAGAACGCCAAGCCGATTGATACCCATAACTTCGTCTCCAAAGTCCTGGTCGCCTCGATGGGTGGTCAAGTGAACTTCACAGAGCTGGAATTGGCCTGGCAGGTCAAGTACATCCGTGAACTCGAGGAGACCGCCTTCAAGGTTCTCGAGCTGTCTGTGATGCAACAGCAAGTGCTTGTGACTTGCGTGATCCGCCACCGTCTTCCAGGAATGCACGAGTGGAATCCCGAGGACACCGCAAGCCTCCCGAGTGAACTCTGTGAGGCCATTTATGAGTTCGCTCTAAAGGAGCAGGGACGAGGAGAGGATTTCGACAAGGAGGGCGCCGTCGAGGAGGTTGCGGAAATGCTGGGAAAGTCGAAGACGGAACCTACGGAGGAGTCGAGCACCCCGACTGGGGAGACATCTTCCACCAGCTCAGAGACCTCTACCCCGGCTCCCAAGAGTTCACGCCGGAAACGTTCGGCCAGCTCAAAAGCGGATACGTCCTCGAGTGCCTCCGAGAAGGAAGCCGGCTAAGACGCGATCACTATCACGCTCTGGAGCTGCCAATCGCGCAGCTCTCAAGCATTCACGCCAACTTGAACAGGGACCCCAAAAGGACCCGCAAGGCCTATACGGCCGAGGACTTCTGCTTCTTCGTCGACCACGGCTACAACAAGCCGGAGGAACGAGCGGCTCGAGCCTTCATGTCTTTGGTGCAAGCCAAGCAACTCCCAAGCTTTGCTCTTGGTTTCTTCTCAGACTTCAAGCACGGCAAAGCGAGCAAGGCTCCATGGGAGGAGCAGGCCCTCGTTCACGAGAGCTTCATTCTGCTTGCGCCGATGCCGATCGATGGTGGATTCACCGGCACGATGCTCGCTGAAAACGAAGTTGCAGGTCAGGTGATCGAGGTTCAGCACATGGGCCAAACCTGGGTGATTCAAGTACCTGACTTCAAGGACTACGTGAAGGCTGAAAACAGCATCGAGATCGATGTGGTCAGGCCGCCTGAGCCTGTTCCGCCTGGATCATGACGATCGCCTCAAGATTGGACTCCCACTGCTCGCCACCTGTGCGGTCGCCCTGGGCCATCCAGCTTTCGATCTCAAGCTCACGAGTGCGGCAATAGAAGTCTTGCTTCCGATACCACTCCTTCCAGTCCTCACTTCCCTTGTCGGTGTTGCAGGACTGGCAGGCCGGGACGAGATTCCTGGTCAGGTCTTCGCCTCCTTTGCTCTTTGGTTTGACGTGGTCAAGAGTGAGAGATTCGTCGTCGATTGGTGTGGCGTTGCAAAAAGCGCAGCGGTTGTCCCAGCAGGCCTTGATCCCGTCGCGCCAGATGGCTCGGGCTTCCTTTCTATTCATTGTTTCCAGGGCGAAGAGGTAGTCCTTGTGCGTGGGCCTGGGTGGCTCAACAGAGCCGAACTTCCAGGCGGGAGAGGGATAGGTGCCGCTCACTTGCTGCAAGTGACGGAGAAGCTGCTGTTGGTCGAAAGAGCGCGACGCATAGGCTTCTCCGGCTTCTACCGGTGCGATGGATGCCATAGCGTTCCCGAGAAGGCAGTGGTGGCCTGACTTTCCCGGTGGCCTTGTGCTCGGAACCCTGGACACACGAATGCGCACGCCCTCCCGTGATCGAGTCAGCCAACGAGATCCTGTTGAAGCTTCAGGCGGACGCAGACTTCATGGCGAACGTCGGCCACTACGACTTCGGCAGCGGGATCATCGAGACAGCTCTGACCGTGCTCGCTTCCAATCAGCACGTCCCGAACATCAAGCAAGTCGTCGGAGTCGAGGCGATCATCGGCCGCGTGCCAGACATGACCTCCAGGGCGATGGTCGCTGGCTGCAGCATCCGCGAAAAAATGTGGAGGGTCTACCTGGTTCAGTACGCAGGAAGTGACCTCGACGCAGCAATGCTTGCCGCTGATCGCATCGTTGATCTTTGTCCTGGGGCGTCTTACAGCTCAGTCGGTACAGGGGACACTCAGTCCGAGATCGCAGGTATCGAGCAGATAGTCGTCAAAATTCCAGCTCATGCTCCGTGGGCTGATCTGAACTAGGGGACGGAAGACTCCAGAAGGTCGGAAGGGGCTTATGGCGTCGCTGGATCAGCTAAAGAAGAAGATCCAGGGCAACCCCGTCCTCAAGGCCGCGATCGGCGATGGCTCGATTCGCATTATTTACAAGGAACCGCCCGTCATCGACGAGGACAGGTTGTTCCGCACCTGGACGCTTGAAGTCCTGATCGTTGACGACAGCACGTACAACGGCCTGATCCAGAAGTCCCTCGAGACGCTTGGCTTCGATGCCAGCCGCAAAGGCGACAAGATCACAGCCGTCCTCGATGAGGCCATCACCGCCAGTGAGCGGCAGGAGATGGAGGCCGACGACAGGCAAGAACGCAAGGCCGCAAAAGTCCAGGCAGACGAACGCAGGGATGACCTGCTGATCAAGACGCTCGAGGCCATGCAGGCCAAGATCGATGCGCTCGAGGAGAAGATCGAGTTCATGTCCCTGGTGAAGGCCAAGGGGCAAGCAGGCCCGCCCGGACGACAAGGTCCGAGTGGTGCCGCGGGACGTGACGGCCAAGATCTCCTGGCTACGGACGCCAATCTTCAGGACCTGAACGACGTCTCAGACGAAACCCCCAAGCAGGGCCAAGTCGTGATGTATCAGGAGGCGACGGACTCCTGGGAGCTGCGCTTCCCCCCAATGGGAGGCGGCGGCGGCGGTGGTGGCGGAGCTGGTGGTGGTCAGGCCAAGCTTCAGCACTGGACCGAGACAAGTGAGGGGCACCTGGTTCCCAACGGCGAGGACCAGAACCTGGGCTCACCGACTCAGCCGGTTCGCGAGATCTATGTGACGGGCAACACCGTCTACATGGACAACAAGCCGCTATCGATCAACGAGAACGAGCGGATCTCATTTGACGGCAATCAGCTGGGCTATGGCGACGGCGACGTTTCTGAAGCTCCTGAGAACTCGGTTGCTTATGTCCGTAGAGATGGCACCTGGATCCCTTTGGACACGGTCAACACCGATATCGAGTTGCCCACCTCCATCACTGCATACCCCAGCAACTACGCCAACATCGTCATCGACCTCGACACCGGTTTGCTCGTTGCTGTGGAACCTGAGGACGTGATCAGCCCAGAGGGCTGAGAGAGGAAGCCTGAACTGATGGCCCACCAGTCATCGGATTCCAGCTCCTAGGAGACTTATGGCCAGTTTTAAGGTCTCGCAGTTCACTGGGGTGACAGACACGACAGCAGATTCTCTGCTGCTCCTGGCGTACACCGCAGACAACGGCGCAACTTATTCCACACGAAAGATCCGCGTACAGGATCTTCTTGATGACCTCGCGCAAGATTCAGATCTCACCAGCCTGCTCACCCTTCAAGGTGTCCCTGCAGGATCAGCTGATCTGGGCAGCTTTACGGGCGACACGATCGCCGAGGGCGCAACAATCAAGGAAGCCCTTCAGGCCCTTGAGAGCAGCCTCGAACTTCAGCAAGGCGCTCTGACTGCCGGCAACGGTGTCGAGCTCGATGCTCAGGGAAACATCTCTTTGAAGATCGCCACCGGCGGCTTCCTTGAGTTCTCTAGCGATGAGCTAAGTGTCAAGACTCTCGACGAAGATGACTTCGTCAGCAACAGCGACAGCCACCTCCCGACTCAGCAGTCGGTCAAGGCCTACGTTGACACCCAGATCAGCACCCTTGGCAGCGTTTCTGAAGGCGCTTATGTCAAGAAGGACGGCTCTGTCGCCTTCGAGGGTGACCAGTCCATGGGCGGCTTTGAGCTGACCAACCTGGCGATCCCGACACAGGATTCTTCCGCTGCCACGAAGCAGTATGTGGACCTGGCCGTTCAAGGCCTGGACCTCAAAGAGTCCGTCCGTGCAGCCACAACTGTTGAGCTTGCTCTCGTCGGTGAGCAGGTTGTTGACGGTGTGTCCCTGACGGCAGGTGATCGCGTTCTGGTCAAGAGCCAGACCGACGCCAGCGAGAACGGCATCTACGTCGTCGACGCAGGCGCTTGGACCCGTGCAGAAGACGCCGATGGCAACCCCGACGGTGAAGTCACCTCAGGGATGTTCACCTTCGTCGAAGAAGGCACGGTCAATGGTCAGAACGGCTTCTCGCTGTCGACTGCCAACCCGATCCTTGTAGGCGCAACGGATCTCACTTTTGTTCAGTTCTCTGGCGCTGGTCAGATCACCGCTGGAAACGGCATCTCGATCACTGGCAACGAGATCAGCGTTGCTCCTGCTGTCCTTTCGGACATCAGTGACCTGGCCTCCCTTACTGGAGTGAGCGGAAGCAGCGATCTCGGGACGTTTGCTGGCGACACGATCGCCGATTCCTCGACCATCAAGGAAGCTCTCCAATCCCTGGAGACCCTGGCCGAAGCAGTCGCCTCGAACATCGCGACGAACGACACCGAACTGGCTGATCATGAGAGCCGGATCGCTGCCAACGAGCTGAACATCGCCTCGATCGATGGAATCAATACAGCTCAGTCCACCCGCATCTCTGACCTTCAGGATGCTTTAGGTGCTGCTGACGGTGTGCAGGACATGGGCTCCTTTACGGGTGCCACCATCACCGACAACGGATCCGTCCGTGACGCCCTGCAAGAACTGGAAACAGCTCTCGAGCAGCTGGCACTTGACTCAGGCTCCGGCTCTGCTGTTGCAGCCAACTTGGCTGAGATCACCGCCCTGCGTTCCGCTCAAGGAACTGCTAACGGCGACATCAACCTCGGCACCTTCACCGGTGGCACGATCAGCGACAACGCCAGCGTGAAAACCGCCTTGAGCGAGTTGGAAGCTGCTGTTGAAGCTGGTGCTGGCAACTACGTCAGCAAAGGCGCCAACGTCACCGAATTGGTGGCTGGAACGGTTGCAGAGACCGAGCCTGCTAACTACCTCTTCATGGTGGTTGACCAGGCCGATGGCTCAATCAAGGTCCTCGACAAGACTTTCATCGAGACCGAAGAATCCGCCTGATCCTGATCAGATCAATCGGAACTCTGGGGGCACTTGCCCCCTTTTTTCATGGCACCTCGTGAAGAGCTGATCGAACTTGTGGAGGCTTATGCAGCCGCGAAAAAGACCGACAACAAGCTGCTCATCGGCATGGCCAGCAAGGCCCTGGGTGCATTTCTGAAGTCCGTCGACATCGTCAAGCCAGTCGATGTTCCTGAGGAAATCAAGCAGGCCGTCGAGGTCCAGCTGCCCAAGAAACCCGCCGCTTCACGCAGGTCAAGATCAAAAAGCTGATGCGGAAGCCTGTGGCGTCACAGCGCCACTCGCATGAAGATCTCAGGCTTTCAGGCAGTCCCGGACGGCTCGGACGAGTCCCTGTTGATGATCAGCTACACCGAAGACGGTGGCGCGACCTTCAAGACCCGGAAGATCCGGCTTGAAGACTTCATCGATGACTTTCGCGTCGAAGATCTGGCGAACGTGGGCGAGGACGTCGAGGCTTTCGATGGTGCCGTCCTGTCATGGAGCCAAGCGGATCAGTACTGGCACGCGGTCAATCCAGCGATTGCAGCGGCCCCCGTTGCAGCGGGCTTCACCCTTGGCCTGACTCAGAAGCTTCTGGCTGAGAACCGCCAGATCGGAAAGACCGTTTTCGCTGTTCCTTACGTCTACAGCGATCGAGATGCCTTGGCGGTCGCACGCCCTGAAGGTGGAGTCGAGCGTGGCCGCTGTCAGGTCGTCAGCCTTGAAGACGGGAACACCCTCTTCGTTTACGCCAGCGGAAACGACTTCCTCACCCAGACGATCCAGGAAGGTCCGATCTTCCTGAGCAAGGGCGAGATCTATGTGATCGACGAGGTCGTCCCTGGCGCGATCATCACGATGGAAGAGGGCGGATATGGCATCTGCGAGCAGGGCAGCGGCGCCAGCGTGTCGCCCATGCCACTGCTCAGCCTTGCGCTCGGCTTCAACGATTCATTCTTTTTCGCCTTCAGGAACTCAGAAGGCCAGACCCCAGGTGGAACGGACCAAGGCTGGATCCATGTGGTGAATGGTCCGATCGCCTCGACGGTCAACCTGCAGTTCGGCAACGGCCTCCCGGTCGCGGACTACGACGGGAACTTCCAGATCGGAATCGAGCTGGCCCCCTGGGAATATCGCCGCCTCTACACCCGAGGAAACACCGAATACCGGCTCACCAGTAGTCAGCTCTGCATGGCTGCACTGAACGCAAGCATGGGCCCGAGCCCGCGCTTCTACGACTCGCGGCTGATCATGCCGATGACGACTGACGGGATCACTTGGCCAAGGTCCGGATTCGTCTCGGCCCAGTTCCCCAGCACCCTGGTTCGCTACTGGAACAACGCTGGATTCAAGGGAGCTAACAACGATGGCAGTTTCGTCGTCAGCCCTGGCGCCCCGATCGACTCCGACAGCCAAGACGGCACAGCTGCCGCTCAGTCCGATTACGAGGCAGAAGGCGCCACCCGTTACAAGGCGGCAGGCGTGATCTCGGCCTACTCAGGCGCCGACTCAGCCGGTCTGGAAGCCACTCCTCTGCTGGCCACGAAGAACATGACCCAGCGGGTGGCCATCCCTTGTTTCGTCGCTGCTTCGGGTGATGGCGGCAACAACGGGATTGCAGTCGCCTCTCCATTCGCTGGAAGTTTCCGCCTGTACGAATGGAACCCAGCCACCGGTCAGGCCGAAGTTGTCACGGTGGCCAACTCAAACAACGCCTTCATCCAAGACATTCCCCTCGCGAGGCGAACGGGCTCGACACCAGCCGCGAACGCGGAGGAGCAGAACGTCCCCGCCTCAGCCATGGTCAGCCGGATCAGAGAAGGCGACAACTGCATCTGGACAGGAACTCAGGCGAGCGCTGGATTCAATGGCGGATATGTGGAAGCGACCGTCCCGATCACGGTGGTGGTGAACTCCGAGCAGAACAGCGCCAACAGCAGCACTCCTGATCGGTTCTATCGGGGAACAGGAGGACAACAGCTTCCCGGAATCCCCATCAATGACGACGAGACCCTGATGGTCGGGATCACGCCTTTTGACATCAAGGCAGAGATCAGACGCGGAGATGACGGTCGCTTTTTTCGCCGAAAGATCAATCAATGGAACACGACTTGGGAGATCGTCTGATGGTTTCCCTTGACTTTGAATCGGCCCTGGCGGCCGCTTGCAGTGACGCGTCCTACGAGTACAAGCCGGTGGCTGGTTGCCGGCTGATTTGGGAGCACCACCAGGGCAGCGATTCCGTTGGGATCTATGCCTACCAAGACCAGCCAGATTGGCTTGTGTTGACCTTTCGAGGTTCAGAAGAGCTTCGTGACTGGAGCCGGAACTTCAGGGCATTCCCACGCCATCAGGGTGAGATTCACGGGGGATATGCCCGCTGTTGGGCGGGTCTGAGCCATGCGGTCGAGGAGAAGCTTGCTGGCCTTTCTTTCACTCATCTGACGATTACTGGCCACTCCATGGGCGGTGCAGTGGCGACCCTTGCGGCTTGGCAGCTGCCATGGGCTTGCCACTTGATCACTTTCGGCAGCCCTCGAGTGGTGAACCATTCGCTTGCGGAACGGATCCAAGAGAAGGTTCCAGTCGTGAGGCGCTTCGTTCATGGCGGCGATGTTGTCCCCCTCTATCCCGTTCTCCTTCATCGCCACGTCGGAGAGGTCCGGCGGATTGGTGCGGAGCGAACTTTGGTGCGGATGTTGCTCAAAGGTTTTGCTGATCACCACCCGAAGCGATATGCGGAACTGCTGGCCACTTCTTTGAAAACAACCGGTTGGGGTTCGAATCCCGACTGAAAGCTCTAGAGGAGTTCTTACCAGAACCAAGCCCGGAATCCTCAGACAGAAGGGGCAGGTCTCGCCACGCCCCGACCCGTCACTTCAAGGAGTTCCCTTCCTATGGCTTCCTGTTCTCAGTATTCAGCCGCATTCGGCTATCAAGTATTCATCACTCCTGTCAGCGCTTGCGGCGTTGACCTGAACTCAGTCAACGGCGGCGTCGGCGCTGGTGGCTTCATCGATCCCACAGCTCTTGCTCCTGCAACCGAAAAGATTGTCGAAGGCGCTAGCGCTGCTGAGATTCTCTTGGGCGATCCTGGTGCGAACATCGTTTATGACAACGACACTGTAACGACCGAGACAGTGTTCAAGCTCCTGGGCCTGACCAACGCAGCTCTCGAGACTGACACCTCTTCCGAGACCGTCACCACCTACGACACCGAGTCAAAGGGTTTCGACCAGAACGTCGCTACCTCCAAGAGCTGGAGCCTCAGCTTGGAAGGTGTGAGCCAGTTCGGCGACTCCGCCTACAAGGCGCTCCGTCTTCTTGAGCTCAACTCTGTTGCTGGTTCACTCAAGTGCAAGATCGGCCGCATCGGTCCTTCCGGAACTGTTGAGTCCGTTTACGGCTACGTGACCCTGACCAACTTCTCTGAATCAGTAGAAGCAGGTTCAATCGTTTCCTGGAGCGTGACAGCTACTGGCTACGGTCCGATCTCTATCGATCTGGACAACAGCGCCAGCGTTTAGCTGACTGGAGGAGTCGCCTCCGCTTCAGTAACTGATGCCGGCATCGCTATCGCTGACGACATCTACTCGGCCCAGGCCCTGTCAACTACAGGGTCCGGCGCTGATGCCACCGCAGACATCGAAGTCTCAGGTGGCACCGTTACCGGCTTCACCATCGTGAACGCCGGCACCGGTTACAAGGTTGCAGACCAACTGTCCGCAACCCTTCCAGGAGAGGACACCATCACTCCTGGAACTGGCGAGGTTCTCACCACCAGCTTCACCGCTGGCGATGGCCTGGACGCAGCAGACGAGACCCTTGTTGGTGTCGCCTCTTCTTCCACTACATCGATCTCTGGTGCTGGAGCCAGCTTCGACATCACCATCACCGGTGGTGCAGTTACCGACGTCCAGCTCAATGCTGCTGGCGCCGACTACGAAGCAGCCGACGAAATCACAATCTTTGCTTCCGATCTTGGAGCAACTACAGGCACCGATCTGGTCATCACTGTCGCCACCGTCGACGAAGACACCATTTCAGCAGGTCCAGACGTCACCATCACGGCAGCCGTCTCAACCATCGCCTGATCATCGACCTGAAGTCCCCCACCTACCAATCCGCGACTCATCGGCAAGGACAAGGACCACGGAATACCAGGGGCCAGTTGGCCCCTTTTTTATGCACGTTCCCCAGCTGGTTTATGACCAACGGCTTGCGATCTGTAGGGGTTGCATCAGATGGCTACCAAGTGATCGCTGTAGTGCTTGTGGCTGCTTCATGTCAGTCAAGGCCAGGGCTGCACACATCAAGTGCCCGTTGGGGTTTTGGGAGACCTGGGCGCCGGAAGCCTGAAAGGACGTTGAACAGGCGACCAGATGTCAGGTGGACTTGGAGAAGTCAAGGTATCGCTAGGACTTGACACGTCCAAGGCCAAAGGCCAGATGGCGGAGTTCTTCTCCGGCATTGGAAAGAACCCTGTTCAGAATCCTTTTAAGGGCCTCGACGAAAGCCTCAAGAAAACAGGCCAGGCCGCTAAGACACTTACAGATCAATTCAAGCCCTTACAAAAGAGTGATCTCCTCAAGGGCATCACAACTTCAACCAAGCAGGCCAAGACAGATCTCGACAGCCTGGGAACCGCGGGCAAGACCCTCAAGACAACGCTCCAAGGCTTAGGGCAAGGCGGAAATGGACTCAAGACTCTTGGCACTGACGCCAAGACGGCCTACGGCTCCGTTCAGAATCTCTCTACAGGCGCGAAGACTCTCGGGGCTGCAATCACAGGCCTGAATAGGGCCAAGCCCCTGCCTGGGATGAAGGCGACGCTGGACCAGATCAATGGCACAGCAAGAACAACCACCACAACCTTCGGGACGCTCAAGACTGCGCTCAACAATGCAGGGCAAGGCGGCAAGTCGCTGACCCAGTTGCCCACAGGGCTCAACGCCGTCAAGACAGCGCTTCAGGGTGTCAAGAATTCAACGACCGGTGTCGGCACCGAATTCACGAAGTCCAAGACCGTTGGTGAGGGATTCCTCGACTCAATCAGGAACGGCTTCAAGAATCTGGCGACTGGCATTCCTCAGGGCATCGGCCTCGCACTCGGCAACGCGATCCTGCAGCCCCTGAAAAACATCGCTGGCGTTATTCCTGCAGCGGTTGAAGAGTTCAGAGCGCTTGATGAGCAGCTCCGCTTAACCCTTGAAATTTCTGGCGCAGGTGCTTCGAAGTTTGGTGAGCTGCAGCAAGCAGTTCTGGACGTTTCGAGTCAGTTCGCAGCGACGGCTGTCGAGGTCGCAAAGGTTCAGCAGTCCTTGGCTCGCGCTGGATTCTCGCTCGATGAAATCAAGCAGGCGACCACCGGGGTCATCCAAGGCGCAGAAGCAACTGGCACCAGTTACGAGCGAATGGGCGACATCGTCGTCTCAGCTCTTGGTGCATTTGGTCTTGCTGCAAGTGACTCGACTGACGTTGTTGACACCCTGACGGTCGCAGCCAACAGCTCCAACCAGTCAGTCAATGACTTGGGAGAGGCGATCAAATACGTCGGCCCGATCGCGGCATCGACAGGTCAGTCATTGCAAGACGTTTCCCTGGCCCTCGAACTGCTAGCCAACAACGGCATCAGGGGTTCACAGGCAGGCACCAGCTTCCGCACGATTCTGACCAACCTCCAGATCGCAGCATCAGGCGCGGGCGAGGAGTTCATGGGCCTGACTCGAGGCTCCACGCGACTGGCCAAAACCCTGAAGGTGATCGGCGCTGACATGACCGACGCCAATGGCGAACTTCTAACGGGTCGCGACTTGATCGAGGAGCTGCAGCGCTCCATGGAAGGTCTGTCGTCTGGAGAGAAGGCGCTGGTCTCCAAAGCGCTTGCCGGCGCTGAAGGGCTGCCCGCAATGAACTCCCTGATCAACGCCAGTACAGAGCAGATCGACAAGTTGGCCGAAGGTCTTGAGAACAGGGCAGGCAAAGCAGCTGAGCAGGCGGAGAACGCACTGGCCGGTCTGTCTGGTTCGTTCAAAGTCCTCGAGTCGAATGTCTCGGCCGCCCTGGTTCAGATCGGCGCGATCATCGCGACAGCACTGAAGCCGCTGATCGATGCGGCCACTGCAGTCCTGGCAGCTCTGAATGGGCTCCCCGGTCCGATCAAGAACCTCCTCACCACCCTCGCTCTGCTCGGTACTGCCATCGGCGCGACTGTGGTGGCGCTCAATCTCCTCAAAGGCACCAAGGTCTCGGGCTTCTTCCTGGAAGCGGCTGCCGGTGTCAAGAAATGGGCCGCATCGATTGCCACAGCAAACATCGGAGGGACTCTCACGACCTGGGTGAGCTCGCTCGCTGTTTTTGGGAAGAAGGTCAAGGCCACACTCATCTTGGGCCTCACCAATGCGACCAAGAGCCTGAACGACTTCAGGAAAACGCTCTCGAGCATCAAGGTCGGGAACATCCTGAACAACCTCACCGAGGGCTTCTCGAACTTCTTCAAGGTCGCCACTAAGAAGGGCATCCCTGCGGCGATGAACGGCCTCAAGGTCGGAGCAAACGGAGCTTTGGGTGCGCTTAAGGGTCTCTTGCCTGCGATCGGAGGCTTTGTAACCGCTGCGGCTCCGTTTATCGCAATCGGTGCAGGCATTGTTGCCACATGGGTCGCCATTCAACGCCGTTGGGAAGCAGCCAAGGCCGTTGCAGATCCGCTGGCGGATTCACAGTCATCGCTTGACGATGCACTTCGCAAGGCGGGAGAAGGCGGAGAAGTCGCCGCCGAGGGCTACACCGGATGGGGCAAAGCCATCGAGGACGCACTTGGTCCGCTCGATCGCTTACTAAGTATTGCCAGCCCCCTATACAACGGCATCAAGCTCGTCGCCGAGGTTCTCGGCAAGGTCGACAACTGGAGCCGCAACAACGCCGCTGTCCAGCAGGTCAACGACGAGTATGCGAAGTTCCAGAAGTCGATGGATGCGACCAATCGGAAGATCAGCGAGAACCGCGATGCGATGTCACGACTCAACCCGGAGTCGGAAGAGTTCGGGCGGCTGGCAACTGAGAACGCTGAACTGATCAAGGCTGAGAAGAATGCCGTTCAGGACCGCATCAAAGCGATCGACAGCACGATCGCAAAACTCAAAGAGAACGAAGGAGCGAACCGCAGAACGATCGATGCCCTCGAGGAGATGAAGGGCAAGTACCAGGATCAGCTCCCCGTCATCGAGGCGAACGAAGCCTTGCTGCGTGAAGAAAGACAGACCTATGAGGAGCTCAGCGGATCTGTTCAGAACTACACGCTGAGGCTTGATGAAGCCACCGAAGCAAGAGAGAAATCATTCTCAAAAGCAGATACTCAGGTCATCTACGACGAACTGGAGGCTTACAACGCGCTTAAGGAAGGCCTGATCAACGAAGCCGAGGAGCGTGCAATCAATGCCAAGGCGGCTCTCAATGCAAGTGACGCCAAGATCAAGGCCGTCAACAACGAGATGACGGAGATTCAGGCGGCTTACGACGAAGGCGCGATCTCCCTCGATCAGTACGAAAAGCGGATGGATGCGGCCTATAAGGCCATGGAAGGCCTGACGGAAGGCCGGATCGAGACTGAAAGGGCAGCAACGGAAGCAATCAGGGCAGCGGTCGAATCGCGCATCGCTGAGTACGAGAGAGAAGCTCAGGGTGTGGCTTCAGCGATCCAGAAGATCAACACCGCCATCGGCGAGATTCAGCAGGTTCGTGGGACTGGTATCTCAGCGTTCAAGACCCTGGCTCAGGAGGTCACAAACGCAGAGATTGCTGGGATCGATAGGGCGAAGACAGCTCGAGATCAAGCCATCGATAACAACCTGCAGAACCGGCTCAGGGCAATCGAGAAAGCTGGCTACGGAGAGAAGACAGCAGCAAGGAAGAAGAGGCAAGCGGAAGCCAATGCCGAGTCCGCACGCATGGACGCCGAGCGCAGCTACGTCAACGAGCGCAGGAACATCATGCAGAAACAGATCGACTTCGAGAAGAAAGCACTCGAAGCTCAGATCGCTCTCAAGAAGGTCGAGCTCGAACTTTGGTATGAGCAGGCAAGGGTCTCGTCAGAATTGGCCATTGCGCAGAACGCTGCAGCCCAAGCACGAGCAGAAAACAGCGGTGACAAGAAATTGATCGAGGCCCTCGAGAAGGAGGAAGAGATCTTGAAGAAGCAGCTCGGTCAGCTGGACCAGATGAAGAAGCTGAAGGGCGCGGTCCTGAAGGTCGAAGAAGACATCGGCAAACAGCAGATCTCAACCAAGGCCAGCGCTGAGGGTGTCGCCTCTGGTTACGGCACCGTCGTCACGAGTATCGAGTCGGTCAGCAGCGCTCTCGATGGCTTCCTGGGCGAGACGCAGCAGCTCGAGAAGTCCTGGGAGCCGCTGAAGAAAGGATTGGGCGAGATCCCCATGGACGTGAAACAACGCGTCGAAGAATCCAAACGGATCATCGAACAAGGCTTTGGCGAAGTTTCCTTCGAAGGACTCAAGCAGTCCTTGCTGGATCGTGGCTTTACCCCTGCTATTGCCGAACAGACCGCCAAGAGACTCACGAGCGCTTTCGAAACCGAGTCCGTACTGGCTGGTGACATTGCTGCCAAAAACATCCTCGATCGTTTTGGCGATGCGATCCCAAAGGATCTGATCAAAGATCAACTCATCAACGCTTTCGTCGATGGCGCAAACGTCTCACTCGCAGAAGCTGAGCGTCGCTTCTCCGAGCTACCCAACAAGCTTTCTGCCGAGAAGGCAGCCCGGACTCTGGCCCTCGCTCTCGAAGGGGGTGTCAACGCGGGCTACGCGGCTCTAGCGAACACACCACTCCCTCCTGGTCTGTTCAGCGGTGCAGGCGAGAAGCTCACAACAGAGATCAACTATGCAACGGAAACGGCCAAGCCCGCGCTTGAAGGACTCGGCCAAGTAGGTCGGGCCAGCCTCGACCAGATGACGCTGGGCCTGGGATCCTCCTCCATCGAAATTGCAGAGTTCGCTCTCACCTCTGGCCAGCAGATCGCGCAAGGTTTCTCCGAGGGGAGCCGCGAAGGCTTCAACGCCATCGGAGAGGTGGCTAAGGACGGCCTTTCAACCATCCCGACCTTCTTCAACAACAACATCGTCAGTGACATGAGCCAGGGTTTCATCACCCTTGCTGACAACTTCTCCGGCTTCTCTCAAGGGGCTGGCCAATCACTGAATCAGTCACTGGCGGAAGGCCTTGACGAGGCAGCAACAGTTGCAGCCCCGAGATTCGTTCAGAGCATTGGCGACGTGATCATCCCAGGCATGGGCACCATCACAGCAGCTCTGACCAATGATTTTGGGGAGGCTGGAAAAATTGCCGGTCAAATCTTCGGTGAAGAAAACACCACCGCTTTCTTGCAAAAAGCAGAGGGAATCAAGAACGGACTGATCGAGTACTTCACCGGCGGGGACCTGGACACTGTGATCAGCGGAGCGGGTGAGACCAATGGCTTCAACTTTGCCAATGGCTTCACTCAGGAATCGATCCCAGTGATCAACGAGTTCGCCAGTACCGTCGGCGAACGATTCGGGAATCTGATCCCCAAGGAGGCCATCATTGGCAACCTGCGCTTTGCCTTAGAAGACGGCACTTTCCAGGGCACTGAGCGGGCCAACGAGATCATCGCCGGTTTGCCTGACGCGATCCCCAGGGAAGAGGTCGCCAGAATTTTGGGAACAGGCTTCGAAGAAGGAGCGGCTGTAGGCGAAGACTTCCTCAACAACATCAAGCTCGAAGGCGACACGATCGAAGAGATCGAGAGAGACCTTGCGTCCGGACTTGAGGGAGGTGCCGAAGACGGCGCCAAGAAGATCACCGAGAAGATTGATGAGACCAAAGATCCCGCTGCAGAAAAGATCGCCGACGCCATTGGCAGCGGATTCTCCGAGGGAGCTCAGAAAGGTGGAGAGGAAGTGATCAAGTGGTCGGAAGATGCTGGCGTGAAGATCGGGGACAACCTGTCCAAGGGCGCTGAGGGTGCTTCCGAAAAAATCGTCAAAGCTTTCGACAACGAGTTCAAAGTCCTCAAAGAGGACATTGCCAACCTTGGGGATGAGATCGATGTCCAGAAAATCGAGAAGGCGATCAACAAGGGACTCAGCGAACCGATCAAGAAAGCCTCTGAGGAAATGGGCAACATCCGCCTTCCTGAAGGCTTTGCCGCCACGTTGACAGAAGCGGGAGAGGGCGCCAAGTCGATCGCCCAATCCAACTTCGCTCAGGAGCTACGCGGAGCAGCGAACGCAGCCAGGCCACTGGCAAGCAACACCAGGCCCCTGTCATCGAATATCAGGAGAGCGGTCGGCCCTGCCAACTCATTGGCCCGCGCTCTGGAACGTGCCGCACGTGCCGCAGCAAGAGCAGCCGCCGCAAGATTCGCCGGTGGCCCTGTTGAAGGCGGTCAGACCTACACGGTCAACGAGCTCGGGAAAGAGATGTTCATGTCCAAGTCAGGCAGCCTCTCGGAGATCAAGGCTCCCGCATTCGGAGACTGGCGAGCACCATCGAGCGGAACTGTTATCCCTGCAGGTATCGCCCAACAGATCCGCGACAACCGTGAAGCACAGTCAGCCGCTCAACAGATCCAATCTGTCCAGGGCGCAGTTTCTCCACGCTTGTCCGGCGAGGGCGGTGGCGGCAGCGACATGTCCAACGCAATCCTCAAGGGCCTCAAGGGTCTGGGCGGTGGCACCAATCAGCAGGTGACCAACAACGTCCAGATCACCAGCCAGGCTCCGGTCAACGATGCCTCTCGCATTCTCACTGACCTGGCTCGACTCAGGAGCCAACGACGACGACGCTGATCGAGGTCCTCTCAAAGACAAGATCTGCGCTCATATATGTATCGCCCGCAGAGCCAAGGGCTCCGGAACCCTGAACCGACGTGATCGACGGTTCTGTGGCCTGTATCCAACACCCTGGCATCACCGTCACATTCACCGACGGAACCACTCTGTACAAGGTTCAGATCGACAAGTTCACTGCTGAGCCCAGGCAATTCGTTGAGGCCGGCCAACTGACATTCAGTACGTCGGGAACTGCAACCCAGTCAGGCAGCAGCCGTGCGAACCGGATGACATGGGCGATCAGCGCCTTCGCAAGCGTCGAGACCTGTTTCAGTCTTGATGAGCTTTATCGCGCCTGGGATGCAGCAAGAGCTTCAGGCCTGACAGCTGTGGTTGCGATCACCGATCAGACCCGCGTCCGAGACCCGATCAATTCCCCCATTACTGCTTCTGCTGTTTTTACTGCTCCTCCTGTCTTCGAGCGCCGTTCAGGTGTCACGGACTTGCTGAGCTTCGGACTGACGGAGATCTGATTCATGGCATGGCTTAACAACACAGCGGTCCGCTGCACGGTCTCCATCAACGGCGCGGACTACAGCGACGAGTTCACCGGCGGTTCTCTGTCGGATTCGAGTGTTGTCCAAGGAGGATTCGTCACGACGGGCGGGAGCCTCACCTTTCAAGACTTACCCGGATTCAGCCGCCTAGAGGACTACGACGACACGAAGTTTGGTCGTGGAGGCATTGTCACGATCGACCTGCAAACCGCAGGTTCTGAGATGCGCCGCCATCCTCGCGGTCACCTTCGCGTGATCACGGCCACCTATTCGCCAGAGACACGTTCGATGACTGTCGAGGTGGGTTGCCTGCTCACATTGCACAACTTGACGAATGACATCACCAACCTGAAATACCTGACGGTCTTCGACTTGCCAAACGAGGCGGGGATGAGCGATCTCAGTGCCGCACTGGCTTCTGAATCGAAGTTCGCATGGCAAAAGAGCGACGGCTCGATACAGCTCTCTTCCTTCTTCGGATCTGACGGACTCGGCTCCAATAAATACCCGGCTAGGTGGGTCAGCGTTCGCGATCAGACGGCCATCGCGTCCCAGCCGCTAGGCGGAGGCAATCCAATCCCAGACCTGATCCGGTGCACCTACACCTGGGCAACTGTCGAGTCAGACGATGGCGGCGGCGGCGATGGACCAGCTGAGGACATCGATGAAACGGTCTCTGTTTATTGGCTGGAGCACCCCGCTCAACTGAAGAAGACTCAAAAAATATGCACCACTGACTTGGCTGGGACTAGGACCTGCCGACAGGTCGAAGTCAATGACGGCAAGAAATCCTTCTCAGTCACTAAGACCAACAATTCAAGGCGTGTCTACGGAGCACTCGGTGCCTCTTTATCTAGCGAGATCTCAATCACGGAGGGGCCTGCTGTTGAGCTCGCTGGCGGATACTTCGGCGAGCTCTATGCGTTCAAGCTTGCTCGAGCTAACTACGTTGCGGCCAACGTTCCCCTCGACGGTCTGAACACGGTCGTCCAAGAGAAGAGAGAGAAGAGCTACGTCTACGGGACCGGTGGCGAAGTACTCAAGACCATTGAGTACACCTACAGGAACTACATCTCGGCGATGACTACGAACGACTGGCGAGCAGGAACGTTCGACACTGGCTCTGAGTACGACCCAGAGAACCCCCCGTCGCAGGGCACTCGTGGATTCTTGACTGACATCCCCTCCGACAAGTTGTACTTATCGCAAAAGGTCACCACTGAGTGGGAGTACTTCGATGACCGCACGATTGAGAAGAAGTCCACCCTCCAATCAAGTGCTCAGTGCAACGGCGTTGGCATCTTCCCAACCCAAGGCGAGCGAATCCTTGAGAACATCGATGCGACCAATAACGGAGTCGAAACTTCGCAGACGCGGACCAGTCGTGGAGGCTTGCTAAATCCTGACCAGCCGCCAAGGAATCCAGGCACAGCTGCGATTTCAACGAAGTCAGAGGTTTATGAGAACGAGTCTGCGAAATACACACCAACGACTGCTGGATCCATCGTCTTGAACACGAGCGTCCCTTACACGAATTTGGGCGACACAGAATCACAAGCAAGGACTAGAGCTGCCGCCTACACCCAAAACCAGCGCCAGTTACTCGAGGGCGACGCTGCTGGCATCAGGGTGGCCGAATCGATGCGCGAGGAAATCTTTGACTACTACCCAGGGATGCCTTTCAGCTTCTTCGACCCCACGCTTGAGAAACTCATCAAGTTGAGGATGAACGCAACGGGGTGGGCTCTTTCGACCAGTCAAGCGATCTTCTCGACCGACGGAGTGTTCATTGGTGTCTCGAATGGCACGGTCACTCTTCCCAGCAACGTTGACGCAGTCAGCGCCAACAACGCTTTCGAGGAAGTGCTCTTCAAGAGGAATCAGACGGAAATCGCTGAGGATGCCTTTGAGGTCGCCGATCAAGCTTGCGACGTTGACCTTGACCTGCTGGCAGCTATCGAAGAGGAGCAGGCAGAACGACTCCTTCCTGACGAGCCCGACCAGATCTTTGAGGCTCTTGTGATTCAGGTTCCTGAATTTGTCGTGACGACAGGAGCACCTGAGCCGGACGAGATCTTCGTTGTCGACATTCAGAACGATGCGCCACCTGCCAACAAGACCTACGGAGTGATCAGCGCAGAAGAGTCCTTCGAGGTCATAACCGCGGACACTTTCGAGGTGACAGTTGCCGACTAGGGACTGGGAACCCTAGCCGTGATGCCAGGCCCCTTGTATGCCCGATTACAACTACCTGGAAGATCTCACCGATGCTGAGCTTGAAGCTCTTCGGGTCGAGGTCGCTTCACGTTGTTCGGTGTGCCAGGTCGAGGTCGAGGATTTACAGGACGCTTTAGACGATGCAAGCCAGGCAGAAGAAAACGCTCAACAGACATACGAAGACACCGTTGAAGCAGTAGTCCAGATTCCAACTGTTGTTGGTGAAACATCTGTTTCTTCGGGTGGCTCTGGTCCAGACGTTGTCGAATTCATTGCCATCGATATCCCTGTCGGCGCTGTGGTCTCCACCGGAAATGGTGACGATGGCATCGGAGTCCTTACGAGCTGGGATGTCCCAGAGGAGTTGCGGCTCAACTTCAACATCTTGGTCTTCGTTTCAGGCGAGAAGGTTGGAGCGAATGCCCAGATCCTTGAAGCGGACTACATCGGCGGCATCCCTGACTTCCAGGACAGCATCCTTGTCTCTGACGATGGTGTGATCATTCCAGATCTGTTTGATCCAGAGGTGGAGCGCAGTCCGGATCAGACTTTCTTTGTTGGAACAGGTCCGAAGGCTTTTGAAGAGGTCTTCACGGTGAGGGTCTTCGCTGAGGTTCCAAACCAAACCTTTGATGTCAGCACATTCGCGAAACCTGCTGATCAGATCTTCAGCGTTGAGAGCATTCGGACTTACGGCATCTCCGTGGCTGAGCCTCCTTTCCTCGTAGAGGTGGGTCCAGAAGTACCCGACCAGATCTTCAGTACCAGGACGAGCGCGACTCCTCCGGACAGGACTTTTGTTGTCAACCGTGGAGCAGAGATTCCCTCGCAGGTTTTCGAAGTACTCACAGGCAACACCTTCGAGGTCTTTACTTCTTTCGCACCTCCGGACAGAACGTTCTACGTGCAACTGGGTCCACCACCTGCCAGAGATCCGGATCAAATCTTCGGCGTCTCAGTCGGAGGCCCCGACGCTCCTCCGATCCCCGATCCTTTCCAGATCTTCGACGTTTCAACGTCATGGGCGACCCCGGACAGAGTTCTCGACATCAAGGTCATCACCAACCGAGTGGTGGATGCCTTCGAGGCTCCCTTCTCCGTCACCGTCGGCCCAGAAGCACCGTCCCAGGTCTTCGAAGTCATCACAAGCGCCATCCCTTACGACCAACTGTTCAGCTTTGAGGTTGGACCTGAGATCCCCACTCAGATCTATGACACTGCTGTCATCCAGGAGTTCGAGGTTGATGCCTACGAGCGCAGGGTCACCTATCAGATCCAGGAATCCAATATCTCTGGCGATGAGAACTACATCGTCAGCGGTGAAGGCCTTGAGTTTGCTGTTGAACCAGAGATCGCTCTGAAGGTTGGTCAGATGGCTCACCTCTACGTGAACACCCCAGGGAATGCCCTTTGGATCAAGGACGTCCAAGAGGCGGGTGCAGGCGAACTCGACCCCTACTTCGTGTCAGTTACAAACCAAGGCACGACCAACAAGCTTGTGAAGGCTCAGTTCTTGCAGAGCGGGACCTTCTACTACCAGTCGGAGTTCAACGCTGAAGCCTTTGGTGTCATCGAGGTGACAGGCGTGTCTTCTGCAGCTCCTGATCAAATCTTTGATGTCTTCGTTGGAGCTGATCCCACGGGGTTCAGCGAATTGTTCGATGTGACCGTCGGCCCGGAATTCCCTGACGAGGTCTTCGTCGTGGACATTCAAAACGAAGCGCCTCCTGTTCACCAGATCTTCGAAAGCACTGTTGGACCTGAGCTTCCTCTCGAGAGCTTCGAAGTTCTCAGCGCAACCGCGCCGCTCTCCTACAACGTGACCAACTCTGGAGCTGGCTCGTACCTGTTCAGCGGGAATGGACTGAGTTTCGCGTCCAATCCCACACTCAATCTCGAGGTGGGGCAAATGCTCGAAATTGCTATCAATGCAGCCGGCCACCCCTTCTACGTCAGCGACAGCAACTCAAGTGGCGTGAAGGACTCCGTCACTCCTTACATCCACGACATCGTCGGTCAGGGGGCTGCTTTAGGAGCGATCCGCGTGATCTTCTCCCAGCCCGGCACGTACTACTACAACTGCGGTTTCCATGCCGCCATGAGTGGAGAGATCGTCGTCACGGGCGTCGGCATGGATCAGAAGATCTACACGGTGTCGCAGGCTCAGGATCGCTACACCCTCTCCGGTGAAGGCTTGCTGAATGAGAGCAACCCGACCATCAGCGTCGGTGTGAGCGAAACCTTGTTCTTGTCTGTGGTGGCACCGGATCAGCCCGTCTACATCAAACGCGCTCCTGGCACTGGCACCGAAGTCCAGAGCCCCGACTTCATGCAGCTCCTTGTGAGACAGGGAACAACTGACGGCCTTATGAAGATGCGCTTCCTGCTTCCCGGCACCTATTACTACGCCAGCTCGAACGACCAGAAGTTCGGGGGAGTGATTGAAGTCACGGCCTAAGGGCGTTCGGAACCCTACGGCCGAACACGCGACGCCCCCCATTCAATGGCTGTCTTTTACATCGACAATGTCGCCCAGGACACCTTGACCATGGTGAAGGGCAACATCTACCGCTTCGACCAGAACAACGGGTCGAATGCTGCAGCACCCTTAAGTCTTTCCGAAACCGAGGACGGCGACAACAACGCTGGCGCCCCATACACCGTGGGCGTGAGCTACTGGTTGAACAATCTTGAGGTGAACAGGACCACTTACCTGTCCGGCTTCGCAGGCGCCACCTCCCGCTTCATCCAGGTCCAAGTCGACCCCTCTGCACCAGCGGTCCTCTATTACTACGCAGTCGGAACACCGACCATGGGCGGCCCGATCAATATCACCACCTAAAGGAGGGCTGAACAATGCCAGTCCCCTCACAGGTATCGGCCGCCGAACTAGCGCGGGTGGCCGAGAAGTCGTACATCAACAACACGTTTCGTGTTGCCTTGGTGGATGCCCCTGGCAGCGACTTCGACGCAACCGACTCACTGTCAACGATCTTGGCGAACGAGGTCACCTCGGGGCTTGGCGGTTACAGCCGCCAGCAAATTGGCTACACCTCAGCTGACCTTGACAGCTACAACAACGGCAGGAGAGCTCTCGCTCGTAAGGCAGCCACCTTCGTTCACAACGGGAATACAGCGGAGACGGTCCGCTTCTCTCACGTCGTGCTGCTGAACCCCACAGAAACCGCTGCAGTTGCAGTCACCAAGCTCTCGGCGCGAGCAACGTTGAGTGATGGGCAGTCCGCGATCTTTTACTTCGACTTAACGCTCTACGGAGTGTTTGTGGTGGAGTAATGGCGAACGAGATACAAGCTGACCTTTTAGGAGCACTGCTCAACTTTCAAGAGTTGGTCAGGACCGAGGAGGTCGTGAGTGCAAAGGAAGCGGCGCTTGATGAACGCAAAAGAACTGATGTGACCGGCCGCTGGTGGGGTTACACCGCCGATGGTTCCGGACTGGTTCTTTACAACGGCCAGCTTTATGAAGCCGAGCTTTTATCCAATACCTGTCGCCCGAAGTACTCACCCGTGAACCTCAGAAGGACACGCCAGGGCAACTTCGTCGATTGGCAATAGTCCGGAACCCTACGCCGACTCAAGCGGACTCGAGCGGTGTCGATCAATAGGCCTGAACTCAAGAACACCATCGGCCATCGGTTCGCGACTGACACCGCCATCGCGTGGCGGACAAAGAACCCAATTACTGCAAGTCCACCAGACAACGTGCCCCTCTTCCCTGGGCAGTTGATCGCGGTCCGCACTGGACCCGCCAGCTGTGACCTTTACGTGGGATCCGACGACCGGTCTCGCTGGTTGAAAGTCGGAGGCTGATCAGTGTCTACCGAAAGAGATCTCCTGAATGACCTCCTAAGGATTCAGGGCGAGATTCGTGCGATGGAACAGGAGGAGTACGAGCTCTCATACGAAGAGCCCGATCCTGGTCAGCGCCATGGAGGAATCGACGGCTCCGATACCTACGAGCAACGAAGCGGACTCAATTACACGGACTCGAGTCCTGCTTCCATCCCGCCCGGAACGCTCATCGTCGAGTCTCCGGCTGACGATCCTGGTGGCTTGATCTTTGCGGATCATCCCCGCCCTCAAAAAAACAAGGACGGCTCCTGGACCGATGCTCCTTGCACGAACGGTGTCAGCTGCGCCGGTTCTGACTTCTGCTACTCGGACTACGAGTGCGACCGCTGCTCTCAGTGCGTCAACTCTCAGTGCGTTGAGATTGACCCCAATCGGCCCTGCAACTCCAACGCAGACTGCCCCTGCGCCCCAAGCGAAGACCAGAGCTACGTCTGCGAGAACACCCAGTGCAAGCTGACCTGCGCTGAGACACCAGACTGCCCGCTAGGCCAGGCCTGCAACCTTGACAGCTTTCTCTGCGAGCCAGGCTGTGAGAGCGATGATGCCTGCGATCCCAGCAGCTCAAACGCGGCTCCTGACGCGAAGTCCAACTCGATCTGCGTGAACTTTGAGTGTGTTCGGCCTTGTGAGCCGGATCTCATCTGCAAGGGTCCAAATGACACCACGACGTGCCCAGAGGGCAGCTACTGCGGCGAACGTGTCGGCAAAGCTCAAGGTGATGGCGATGGCGAGATCTATGCCTGTCTCGATGGCTGCTCTAAGAACGAGCAGTGCCAGCCAGAGATCTTTACCGAGCGATGCGATACCGATGTTGATCCCGATTGCTCAGACAAGAGCTACGCATACGAGACCTTCTGTGTCGACAACTCTTGCGTCAGGCCGTGCAATGGGAACGAAGACTGCCCTACGGACTTCGGCTATGGATGCGTCGCGGGAATCTGTGAGTCCATTGGCTTCATCTGTGTTGGCGATGGCGACTGTGGAGATGGCGAGTACTGCAATGGCGATGGCCGCTGTTCCTCTGGATGCACCGGCGACATCGATTGCCGCAAGGAATGTCCAGCACTATCGGAATGCGTTTCTACCTGTCCGCCGGAGCCCTCATGCTCTTGCCTGACTATCTATGGCGAGGACTCCCTCTGCGATCCGAACGACGATTCTTGGAAGCAATTTTGTGAGCGCGATCCTGCCTGCTTAGGTCGCTGTCCCAGGGATCCAGGTTGTCTTGAGAGCTTCAACCCCAACGCAGTCTGCGACCAAAACACCTGCATCACTCCCTGTCCTTGTGAAGAGGGTTACAAGTGCGAGGAGGTTGAAGGCAGATCCCCTCGCTGCGTTTCGGTGACCTCCCGGTCAACCATCGAGAAGTGTTGGGAATGGACCGAAGAGACAGTCGACGCAGACGGAAATATCGAGATCGTCGAGTTTCGCGAATGCGCTTTTATCAGCCCGAAGCTTGATGAGGATTTCTACGGCTGCGAGTGCGGCGAGCTGTGCACCAAGCAAGGCACGTGTGCCCCTGGTGTCTGTTCGGTGGATTCGGACTGTGAGAGCTGCAGCTATTGCGACGACGGAGTTTGCGTTCCAGGCTGTGATTCAGAGAATCCATGTGCTGCTGGAAAGTGCTGCCAGAACGATGGCAAGTGCCACCTCCTTTGCGGCTCTGACAGTGACTGCCCTGACCCCGAGATGTGTCTGGCCGGCGGCTGTTGTGGCATTGCCTGCGAGCCCATCGTCACCTGCAATCAAAAAAGCGACTGTCCCGAAGGGAGCTATTGCTCAGGGGCTGGCATCTGCGAGGCGGGCTGCCAAGAGCAGAGCGACTGCGAGAACGGTGAGATCTGCTTCCAGTTCGGATGCGAGCAGTCATGCGGCGCTGGTTGTTTAGACGGAACGATCTGCGGTCCTGACGGATTTTGCATCAGTACTCCCAAGCCACCATGCAGTAACGACAACGACTGCACCGATGGCATCTGCCTCGATGGTTCCTGCAATTCGAATGGTTGCCGAACCGATTCAGAGTGTGGCCGCTATGGGATCTGCAGCGGTCAGACATGCACCAACTATTGCTTAGACGATGCTGAGTGCGCGTCTCTCAACACTGAGACCGAAGACTCAAGGTGCCAGCGCGACACAGGATCACAGGAAGAAATCAGGCAAAGATACGAGCGCCTCAAGTGGATGGAGGCGAACGGCCAAAATCCTGATCCACAAGAGCTGCAGCGCTACACGGCTCTGTTCAACAACCTGACAAAAGCTGGCAAATGTGCGCTTCAACCAAGTGGCATTGACAGTCCAGACGGTCGCACTGGATGCGAGTGCTACGAGAATTGCGACGAGCAGGGTCGCTGCAGTCGATCAGTTTGTGCCAACACGGGCGACTGCGAGTGCGGCGACTGCTTAACGGACAACAAATGTGGCTACTGCAGACGAGACCAGGACTGCAAGAACAGTCAGGTCTGCGACATTGCGGAAGGCGAGTCAGATGGAGTTTGCGCCACTCCTTGTATCCCGGCCTCACCCTGTGGCTCCGATGGTGATTGTCCGGCGGACAGCTACTGCCGACCCGACGCGTTCGGTCGAACTGAAGAAGAGGGTGGCGGTGCCCAGTGCACCCAGGGATGCCGGAGCGACGCGAGCTGCCTTCCGGGGCAGAAGTGCTACGACAACCGCTGCCTCCCTACTTGTTCGAGTGGCAGCGATTGCAATACGGACACGGAGCTATGTCTTCGTGGAGTTTGTGTTGAGGTTGGATACTCCTGCCTTTCTGATAGCGACTGTCCTTCCAGTGAGGGCTGGTGCTTAAACGGATATTGCGCGGAGGATATTCGCTGCTCTGGCGACGAGGACTGCTCAAGCTCTGAGGTCTGCAATCCCGCGACCAGCATGTGTGAGCAGGGTGATCGCTGCAGCTCGAGCAGCGATTGCAAGAGAACATGCGAGTCCGATCTTGACTGCGGCAATAAGCAGTGCGAATCAGCTGCCGACTGCACTGAACCTGGTCAGACCTGCAAGCAGTTCGGTTCTGTTGGCATCTGTGTCGGCGGTTCGGACTACGGAGCCTGCTCTTCTGGTCTTTGCATTGGTGGCAGTTCAGACAATCGCTACTGCGACACAAGAGGCGTCTGCCAGCAGGGTGAGGCCTGCAACAGCGACAGCGACTGCAACTTTCCCAAGAGCTGCTACAACGGCGGCTGCCAGTTCAAGCGTCGCTGCAACGGCGACAGCCAGTGCCAGCAGGGAGAGTTCTGTGACGCAGGTTTCTGTGCTGGCGATAACCGCTGCGACGGCGACTATGACTGCGTTGAGGGCTACGCCTGCAACCAGTCAGGACGTTGCTTCAACGACGATCAGCGGGTCACCGCTATTGAGATTGGCTGCGAAGACTGCCAGATCTGCAACCCCACCACTTTCCGCTGCGGGAATGAGGTTTGTCCGGGCGACGGCGACAACGGTGACAACGGCGACGAATGCCTGTCCGATAGCGACTGCGAAGCAGGCAAGTGCGTCTGCGATGGCTCTGGAGAAGATCGCTCATGCCAGTGCATCGAATGCCGCAACGATCAGGACTGCGCGGATGCTTATGGCAGCGGGGACTTGGTTTGCGTTGAAAATGTTTGCGAGACCCCTTGCTACACGGGGCTTTCGACCGGCGACTGTTTCACCGGCCTCTTCTACGGAGACACCTGTGGCAACTGCCCCGACAAGTGCCCAGGAAATGCTGTGTGCACAGAGGTCGACAAGGTCTGCGGTACTTACGAGATCTTCGTAGAAGGCAAGGCCTATACGCGTCCAATCCTTTGCAAAGAGTGCGTCGGCAATTGCCAGGCCGACAGTGACTGTCCTGACGATTCGATCTGCTCCAACTCTGGCGCCACGAGCGGCCAGTGCGTCTCGTTCGATGGAACCTGTGACACCGATCTCGACTGCCAGAGGTTCAACAGCAAGTTCGGCGAGTCCATGTACTGCATGAACAACAAATGCGAAGTGGGTGAGACCTGTATCGGAAGCTCTGACTGTTCAGGACAAGAGCTCTGTGGTGGTGAAGGCTTCTGCAGGAAGGGGGTCTGCCTGGAGGATGAAGACTGCGGTGGCGGGCGCACTTGCGTCTTTGGTGCCTGTGAATTCACCTGCGAGGTGCAAGCCCTTGTCTGTGAGTGCAGTCTCGACCCCTACAGCCCTGGAATTTTGTGCCCAGAGGGATACAACTGCAACTGCGATACCAACCTCTGCAGTCGTGAGGGCTACCCCGGTATCGAGCCGACCATGGACGCGGAGTCTTGCCCAAGTGGCACTTTCTGCGACACGGCAAGAAAAGGCTGCAGGCCATTCATTCAAGGCCAGCTGGAGTGCTTCACCGATGCTGGCTGTTTTGGAGCAAAGACCTGCGAAAAAGGCCTCTGCGTTTCTCGGGATGAATTTGGAGAAGAGGTTCCCGATCCCGATCTGGGCGACAATCGCGACAACGCTAAAGCTGCTGACAACTGCGAGCCTCTCGACAAATGCTGCAACGACGAGGGGTTCTGTGACGACTGCCCCTGTGATGATGAGCACCCTTGCCAGGAAGGCTGCTGTGACCCGGAGTCGGGCTTATGTATCGACTTCAATGAGCACCCTCAAACAGAACTCGGAGCTCCCGAGTCCTGCACTTTTGGAGAGGTCTACTGCGAAGTTTTAGGTCCAGAAGGTGATCCACTCGACGTTGTGGTTCTTGGCAAAGGCAAGGGCTACCAAGGTTGCGAATTCGTCTACGAGGACGAAGATGGCATTCCGCTGAAAGATGGTGAGCGCCGCAAGGTCTGCTGGTCTGGCGCCGATCTCAGCTCGGCGCAGACATACAAGCTGCTCGTTCAGGAATGCAAGGCCGAGCAAGAAGAGGACAAAGAATGCGAGTGCGATGAAGTGCCTCCAGAAGAAGACGAGTGCTTCCGCAATAAAGACTGCGGGAATTGCATGGTCTGCAGGTCTAAGACCTGGCAGAGCACTCCCTGCTGCCCAGTAGCGGATGAGGCTGGTAACGACAGCGTTACGAGAAATCTCTGCCGTGCTGTCAATGGAACTTTTGAAGAAGAAGCGCCTGACGAGGACGAGGAATGTGGTTGCTTGTCCGCTTCTGACTGCGGACCCTGTGAGGCCTGCAACTTCAACGGCTTAAACGGTGAAGAGGGCAGGTGCGTGGCCAAGTGCGAGGAGCTGTGCCCCGATGGAGGCGAACTCAGTACTGGCGGAAAGTGCCCAACCTGCGAGGAGAGGTTCGGTAAGTGCGTCGAGGGAGTTTCAGCCACAGTTAAACCTGCAGGCGTTGATCCAGAAACTGGACAAGCGGTTCCGGCGGTTACGAAAAGCACTTGCCAAGTCAAGGACGCGAACCAGTGCTGCAGTGGTTTCAGTACTCCTGAAGAGGCAGGCAAAAAACGCGACTCTTGCGAGCTAAAAACAGAGACGGATCAGAACGGCAACCTGGAAACCATCGAAGTCCCCTGGTGTATCGACTTCGACGCGGGCATCTGCGCTGGTTGCACAGAAGACAGCCACTGCTCTGGCAATAAGACCTGTAGGGGCTACCAGTGCGTCGTTCAGTGCGGCCAGGAAAATGCTGTTGATCCTGAGGCCGGTGACTGCTCTTGCTGCACCGACGATGGCCAATGCAAAGAGCTCTACGAGAATTGGACAGAATCCCGCGCAAGCGGTGACGAAGGCCAAACCAGACCGTGCTCGTGCACACAGAATGGAATTGATTGTGCTCCTTACCAAGAAGCAGAGTCCTGCTACGCCTGGGTTCGAGTTGATGGCGGGGAAGGTGGAGATGGTGATCAAGCCAAGGCTGATCGCGACAAAAATCTTGAGCAGTTGGATGAGTATGAGAAACAAGAACCCTTGCTTCGCTTCGATCTTGAGGATGCGTTGGCCGCTGTCCCTGATGCTTGCATCAACCAAGACATCGTCGATGGGGAGCTAGTTGACTCTTCACGATGTCAATCAGCAAGAAATAGTGCAGCGCAAGCTGATAAAAATCTACAGGACAACCTCGGATATCAACGCCAGCTTTCGCAACAGTTAAGGAACACGATTTACAGGCCTGCGGAATTCAAACAGGTCAGGAAATGCCAGTGTTGCGTTGATGGCATGTGTCGTCCTGAGGATGAGTGCACCTACGGAACTTGCTACCTCTGCGTCAAGAAACCGTCCAGCTACTTCCGGGCAGCTCTTTACACATCTGTTCTAGAGACTGAAGTCTGTACAGGTTGCACTGACCTGAATGGAAACACCCCTGCTCCTGGCGGCTGCACTATCGGGGAATTGGGCGAGGGATATAGCGGTGGAACGAATTCCGTTTATTTCAGCAGCGAGGAAGGGGACTGTGTGAAATACCGCTGCGAGGATGGCATCTCATGGGTGGATGAGCTTTGCACTGGAACCAATACTTCTTGGTATGACTACTGCTACGGATCAATCATTGGATGTGTCTTCTCCTGCCGTGACAATCCCAGCGGAGGCAACACCAGCTTCTACAACTATTGGAACGGTTGGAAATATGACATCGACTGCTCAGAGGCGGGCACGTATGCCTACAACAAGAACACAGAAGGCGATGGTGCAGATCCAAAGAAAGGCATTCGACTAAGCAAACCTGAGGAGGATAAGTTCAAGACAGCTTGCGCTTATCCGAATCCGACCGGGTGTATCCAAGGTAATTGGCTCGTTAGATACACCTCCCTTGTTCAGATCCATCCCTGTTGCCATGAGGCAATCATCTATCACGAGTGCGATCCGGAGCATCCGAACTGCGCTGCAGGACTAGAGCTCCTGTTTGAAGCTGGCGACAAGACTGGGATCTTGAAGCGTCTGGAGGCTCAGATCAAGGCTCTGGAGAGATATCTTGAAAACCTCGACGAGGTGACGGAGCAACTCAAAGATCTCAAGGATGTTACGGACAGAGATATTGAGCAGCTTGAAAGAGATCTGGAAAATGCAGAGATTGATGATGACAAACTTGAAGATGATTTGATCAATGCGGAGGGCTTTATTCCACAGATTGAGGCCGATATAAAAAATCAAGAGCCCAAGGTTGAGAGTGCTACAGAGAAGCGAGATGAAGAATCAGAACAGCTTGAGGAGAGCAAGGATAAGATTGAAGAGTTGTCGATCGAGAAGGACGAACTAACAGAAGTGCTGACTATTCTCGAAGAAGACTTGGAGAACGCTCAGTCCAACAAAAATAGTTCTAAAGCAGCGGCGGAACGCAAACGGAAGGAACTAATAAAGTTGAAGAATCAGCTAGCTATTCTTGGTCAAACAATTGTTGACTACGGCTGCGAATGTCCAGGCGATTCCGATTGCGGCGAGCTTCCCAATGCTGACAGTCTTGAATGCTTCAATCTCCTGGAGGAACGTGAAGCATTGGAGATTCGGGCTGATGAAGTTGAATCAGAAAAGGATTTTCTAGAAGGTGAACGAGATTCCTATGCGGATGAGGAAGCAGAAATCAAAGTTGAAATAAAGCCGATCAAAGATGAAATCAAGGAGCTCGAAAAGAAAATCAGCATAGAGCAGAGAAACTATCAAGTTTATTACAAGATTCTTGCCGATGCTCAGTACAAGCTTGATGAGGCGATTGCCGAGCTTGGATCCCTCAACAATGAACTCCTATCTACAAATCAAGAGGTCATCCGCCTCACTAAGCTTCTAGAAAGGGACGTGGTCCTCGACGAAGTTGGAGATATCGAGGAACAGATTGCCAAGAAAGAAGAAATCCTTTCCAATATCGAAAACAGCAATCAAGAAATTGCAAACGAGAAGACCGAATCTGAATCAGAACTTTCTGCGAAAGAGTCTGAGTTCGACCGCTTGAAAGATGAGCTCGATGTCCCTGTTGTTCCCGAAGCCTCTGGCCCTCCTGCGGAAGGGAAGACCATGAAGGAGCTCAACGAGGAGTACAAGGAGGTGATTGAGGAAGATAAGAAGAAGGGAGAGGACAAGTGGTATCCAGGGCGCTAGTGGGTCGGAACACTCAGGCGCTTCTGACTCGTTTCCATGCAGACCCCTGATTGGACTCACTTCCGCTCAGCGGACACCGACCCCGCCGGCCCCGCATGTCTGCTTGCGACCAGCTTCAGCTTGAGCGAACTACCTAAGAACTACATCTGGACAATTGGCTATATCGGCCAATGGCTTGGCCCTGAAGAGGCTGAGATCAACGCGCAGGTCAAGTCCTATTCAAGGGAGTACTTGATCCAGAGGGCTGAGGAGCTTGAGTCCAAAAAGAACGAAGCAGTGCAGAAGCAGCAACAGCTAGAAGCATTGCGACAACAGAGAAACAGCGAGCTGGACCGCCTCACCAAAGCGAACCTCGGTTTCAAAGATGAAGATGCCATCAAGCAGAGGGTCGAAGCGGGTCCGTTGAAGATGGCTCGAAGCCTGGTGAAGTCGGCCGCTGACCTGGCGACGGGCGGTGTTACCGATCCAACCGCTCGGATGGAGATCTGCAACACCTGCCCTTTCAAGGGTGACGATCAACGCTGCGGCAAGTGTGGCTGCTTCTTACCTGCCAAGACCAGGGTCAAGAAATCAAGCTGCCCGATCGGCCGTTGGTAGGCGCGGAACCCTAGGCGGATTCTTGGTTCCAGACGGTTGTGGCAAAGCTCGATCAGATACTCCTGAAGACGAGCAACCTGAGCCAGAGGGATCTGATAGATACCCTCGAAGGTAGAGGGAGAGATAGTCGAAATAGAATTGAAAAAGGCGAGACCGTTCTTCGCTATACCGGTGCTGGCAGGCTCGGCCCGGAAGGCGAGACGGTAAACGAGTCCCCTGGTCAAGTCGAATTCTGGACAGTCAACGACAGCGAGGAAGCTGTTCAGATCTACGTGGATTTCGGAGCTGAGATTCCGCCTTGGTCGACCTCCGAGCTGCAAGAAGCCAGCATCGGTCTCCTGAAGGACGTCGACATCCTCGATGGCGCCAGCGGCGGCGAGCTATTGCTGCAAGCTGGCAAGGTTCTCACCTGGGACGGCGCCAAGCTTGTGCTGCGCGATCCACCAGGGGTAGGGGAAGGCGCCAAGATCCTTGAGTCCCTGAACAATGTTGGTGACGTCAACTATGGCTTTTACGCAATATCCCTGAACAAGTTTGGACCTGAGGGTGGCGACATTCTCCTCTACAAGTTCAACAACCTGTCCTCAAAATATGAATGGGCACCGACCAAGTTTGAGATCGATCTGTTCGATGAATTCACGACCCGGAATCGGTTTCTCGTCTTCAACAGGACTGTCCACAAGGGCATCGAGTTTGGGAATCTCACATCTACTGCGACGTCATCTGCGCGTTTCTCGGACGCTGGCGGGGCATCCATGCTCTTCAACCAGTACAGAGGTAGGAATCTCAGCAACCGAATCCATGGCGTCGAAGCCAGTTCTTTCGGTTCCATCAATCTGTCAGTCCGAGACGGTGAAGACATCGTCATCAAACTTGGGGATGGCTATGCAAACAATGAAGGAAAACCTGGCGCTCTTAGATACGAGCGGATCGATGATGTTCCTTTAACTATTACTGACGAGAGATACTTCGCCACGCTCAAGCACGTCAATCAAGCGATACGTGATTCGGACCTTAACTTCCTCAACAACGTCAATGACACTGGGATCATTCAGGGACAGGTTTTGTCCTGGGATGCGATCAGACAGGAATACATCCCAACATCGGGGATCGCTCCAGACCTTTCTCAGGCTTCGATCGAGAGCCTCGAAGACGTCAATGCTCAAGCCAAGGGTCGCGGCAAGCCCCTGACCTGGAACGACACAGATAACACTTGGATCCCTGAGACTTTGAGGTCGAGAGATCTTGAGTGGGACTACAACCCAGAAGGTTTTGGCAATGGGGTTTTCTCAGAAGATGATCCTCTTGGAGAGGGTTATTGCGAAGAATGCAAGGAAGAGACTCTCGGCCAATTCACGGTTGCCAGAAACAAGGCTTATGTCTGCCTGAGAACTAGAGATCTCAATTCCAGTACGGGGAATTTCGAATCCACCTATGACTGGGTCAAGATCCTGGTCGACGGCTACAACCTGACCGAAAATCGCCGTCAATACGCTCCGAACGAGTACAGGCAGGCCTATGGCTTCGAGAAGCGAAGGGATGCCCTTTCTCCGGCTGCCTACGAGGGAACTCTTGGATCGCTAGCCAACGTCAGTACTGCTGACGTTTTCCCAGGTGCTGCTCCTATCTACAACGCCTCGACGTCCTCCTTCGAGATGGGCTTCCCGGCTCTAGACCTGCAGAGCTATTCGGTAGGAGCGCTCGGCGATGTCAATCTCACCGGCGCTGGTGTGGGCTACGGACTGCTGTGGAACGGCGAGCAGTGGTACGCCAGCAGCCTGGACCAGAAAGTACGACTTGATGATCTTCAGGATGTTCAATTTGGATCCTTAGGTGTTACCAACACCAAGATGGTTGCGGCGTTCATGCTTACGGACTCCCCGGCACTTGGCCCTACTTTTGTTTACAACCAAGACGTCTCTACGACCCTCGCTGTTTCGACTCCAAAGGACAGCTACTTCCCAGGTTCCACGGCCTACGCCCGCTGGGGAGAAAATGCTTTTGGTGGTGGTCAAGCTCCTACTCAAGGTGGAACCTATTTCTTCAACTGGAGATCTCAGCCACCGATGTCAGTGGCCGAGATTCTTGACCTCTACATTCGCTGGCCGAAGGACAACTCCTGGCAGACGATCGACGGTGATGGTGTCATCGAGCTGTACTTCTATCCAACGCAGCTCCTCGACACCAGGACACTTTTCCGTCGCGTTTCTCTGCTCCCAGGCACCGGCGGCTACATCCTGCAACTCGATCAGACAGGCGCCTTGCGCTTTGCCGTGTCAGCACCTTCCGGCGAGATTGGCTTCACGATTTCAACGGTTTCCAACTTCATCTCGACTAACAACTGGCACCACGTCGCTCTTGTTAAAGAGGGAGCATCCAACAGGATGTATGTCGACGGGGATCTTGTAGGCGAGGCCCTAAGCACCACCCCTTGGACAGGTGACGACATGTTCGTCATGGGTCGGAACGACCTCGATGACAACAATGTTCTGACGCATCATTTCTTCCGTGGTGTCATGTCTGACCTGAGGGTCACCAAAGGACGCAGCAAATACAGCGGAAACTCTTATTCGCAGCCTGCATCAATCGAAGCTGAGATTATTGACACCACCCCGAATGCTGGCGATTTTCTTAGTTACGACGGCACAAGGTGGACCAATGTTTCTGGCGTTGAGGGCGACATCAGCAACAAGTCGATCAATGAACTTGCAGATGTAGATACCGGCACCAACGACCCAGCACAGGGTGATGCCTTGGTCTGGACTGGCGCAGCCTGGGAGCCTGGCATTCCTGGCATTGGCGCCACGTGGTCGTTGAACGACATGACAGATGTCGAGACCTTCTATCAATCAGGAACTCCTTCGATTCGCTTCTCTCAGGCCGAGAAGCTCAATTTCAGCAATGCCTTCAATGCAAGTGATGACGGGGGCTCGATAAGCCAGGCCCGCCAGGGGAACCAGTCCTTCGGGATTGTGACCCAGTGGAACGACTGCAGTCATGTGTGCGGGTCAGGAAGCCCCTGCGGGAACGACGGCCCGTACGCCAACGGCAGCACTTCTTACATCATGCCCACGAACAAGGGGCAGGTGATCGTCCGAGCTGAGCGGATGACGATCTCCAACGTCTTCCAGGATTGCAAGCTCGTTCCAGACACTTATCACGAGGATGCCCTTCACTACGCCGGTTGCCCCGATCGAGGAGAAAGTGATGGAAATGATCTTCCAGGAACCGTTCCGGAGACCTATATCCCCGCCTGGGGTGTCATCCAGGACCACGTTGACGAGATCCTGCCCTACGGCAAGCTCCGCCAGCTAGGCGATGTCGCGGCGACGCTTCCCACCCTTGGTCAAGCCCTGGCATGGAATGGTGTCGAGTGGGCTCCTACCAGCACGATCGCTGCAGATGTCTCGAATAACGAGCTGAATGATCTGGGCAATGTTGATTGCTTAAGCGCTGTTCTCGACGACTTCCTGGTTTACGACGGTCAGTCCTGGAGGAATACACCCTTCAATGTGCAACTCCGTGATCTCACGGACATGAGCGTTGAACGGTTCTATGTCGACGAACCGTTCAATACAACGAACATGAGGAATCCGCCTCGTGTCATCAACAACGTTGACCAGAACGATCGACTCAGTGATGGGCTCATCTCAAGTGGATACAGAGGGATGCAGTGGGCCGGTGGTGCATCGGTCGCCACTCACGAAAACAAGACCACAACTCTTACCTCGGGCAAACAGACAGGAACCCAGGTGCCGAATTGGACCTGGATCGAGCTGAATTCGTATTTCATACGCTTTGCCGGACATGGCCAGAACTGGGGAAGCCAGGGCTTACTGATCGGTGACAACCTGCTGATCAGGTACGAGAACCAAAACCGCGACCTCAATGACTATGGGCTTTTTGATGTAGCACCTAAAGGCGTTCTAGTCGATTACATCGACCTTGGACTAGCGAACCTTGACTTGTCACCAAATACGCTCGAGCAGCTCGGAAACGTCGATACCGCTGGAAAGGCTCCGGGCTATGCCCTTGTCTGGGATGGCACCAATTGGTCAGCTTCTCAAGGGGTAGCTGTTGACGTCAGCCTTACTTCTGTTGGCGAACTTCGTGACGTCACCAAGACTGAGAATTCAGATCTAAGTACAAACGATGGGGTTCTGAGTTTTGATGTCGGCGAATTGCGCACGAATGCACCGCAAGAAAACCTTGGCGGCATCGAACTCACCAATGAGAACCGGACAGCACGGATCGGATGGTCTGGAGTCTGGGGCGGTTCTCCGATCATGGCCAACTCGGCCTATTCCTTGCTTCCTTCTTTTGTCCGCGTCCAAGAGCTGGAAATCCAGGTTCAAGCAGCTGGTGGTCTCCGTTACACCACCTCTCCTGGCTTAACCGACTCGACCATCCCTGCTTGGTCTCAGGTCAAGCAACAGATTGCAAGACAGGCGGCGGACTACACGGCGCTGTTCTTTATGGATGGCAACAGCTTCACTGAACGGAACTACGGCTGGCCGCTGGATGTTCAAGTCACGTCGCAGCCCAATCCGCAGTACTTCTCACCATTTGCTGATCAGTACTCATACAACCTGCGAAAAATCAACCAGGACAAGATCACGTGGTCCACTGATGATGGCGCTCCTTTCCTTTGGAACACCGACACGCTTTGGTCAATGGAGATGTGGGTTTTCATCTCCGCGTCAGATGCCAGCGATGGGAAGCTTGAGTACATCCTGGCGCCGAAAGATAGAGGCTCGGGGCAATCCAAAGGGCTTCATATCGGCCTCTGCGGGGATCAACGAAACCTCTTTTTCTTCACTCTTGACACTGCAAGCAATGAAAGTAACAGGCCCGCTAGCGGCTCTTTAACTGCTGAGGGCAACTTCGACGCTTGGAACCACGTTTATGTCGCGCACGAAGGTTCGGGCCGTCATCGCTTCTATCTCAACGGCCAGCTTGTCAATACGATTCAGCGAAACAGTGCCTTCACGATGCCTGGAGGCCTGGCTTTTGGTGGCCAGGAAAATTCCAATGGTCAAAACGCTAACGGCTATCTAAGCGCCGCTTTAGATGACATTCGATTCACCAAGGGCTGGCTTCCTTACGCCACTGACACAAGCAATGTCCCGGTCCCTGTTGAACCGCTTCCCCCTGGTGCATGGAAAGCGGTCTTCGGCTCTCTTGACGCCTTGGAGGATGTCCAGTCCTCGGGGGCTTACGAGCCGTCCAACGGTCAGGTCCTGCAGTGGAACAACGTCGCTAAGGCTTGGAGGCCTGGACCTCTTGAAGCTGTCGCCTACGACGTCAGCTCCAACTCACTCACCGACCTCGTAGACGTCGACACCACCAACTCGGTGCCCGACCAGGATGACGTTCTGCGCTGGGATGCTGCTCAAGCTGCCTGGCGTCGAAGCAAGGTCGATGGAAACGGAGGCATCACTCCCTTGGTGCAGCGAACTGCAACTCCTGGAGTTATCCCCAACCCTTCGATACTGAAGGCGGGTGAGCTGTTCTTGAACATGGCTGACCAAGTTCTCTACGCCCTGGACTCAGCTGGAGAGGCCTTCGCTTTTGCGACTGGTCAACTCGATGAGGACGGAATCCTCAGCGCAGTTGACACCACGTACGACCGCGTGGTCGGAGGAACCTTCTGATGGCAGATCTAAACGCAAGAATCCTGCCCCTCCGTACAGAAGTACAGGGACGAGAACCTGACGACTTGACGATGGTGGGACTGGGGCAGGACCCCATCGATGTGGGCGAGCTGGTCCTCAACCTCGAGGATCGCAAGATCTTTTCCAAGAAATCCGACGGCACGATCGTCACCCTTGGATCTGGCTCGTTGGATTCCAATGACCTCCTTCCTGGTGAGCTCCTAGGCCAGGCGCTCGTATGGAACGGCGTGGATTGGGTGAATGGCCCGGTGCTCGGCGGACTGCCTCCGGCTGCTGTTGGAGGTGATCCCACCACCACCTTCCTCACCAACATGGAGGGCAATGGCAACAACACTGCTGGAGCGAAAGAAGCGCTCACCTATGTCGGAGACTCTGCCTTCGATTCCAAGACACTGTTCGGCACCGGGAGCGTCTTCAATCCAGGCACCGGATCTTGGGTGAATTGGGAAAGAAGTCAGGCCTACAAGCTGGACCAGAACGAATGGACTCTCGAGTTTTGGTTCTCGTCGGATGGCGTCCTGGTCGATGATGGCGAATGGATCCTGAGCGCATCCGCTGGCGACAGTGGTGACTATGGATGGAGGGAAGAGAATGGCAATTACTGGAGCACCAAGGTTGGAGCCAGGCAGGCCACATTCAGCTATTGGTCAGGCTCAGAACAGCAGAACATCGTCTGGAATTACGTCCCGCTCGACTACAGCCGCAAGTGGATCAACGTTGTATTTCAAGCAAGCGGCAGTGGCCTGTCCCTTTGGTTGGATGGCGTCTTCTTTGGGTCCAAGTCGTATGTCAAGAGTGCCGACCCCACAGGATTGCTCCCTCGGCTGACCTTTGGCAGCTTCGAGGAGAGCACTGAAGGCAACCCTGTCTTCGAGGGGTGGCTTGGTGGTGCACGGATCATTCAAGGGCGGACCCAATACGCGCCATTGGTTGACCACGAGGTCATAGCTGAGCCCTTCGGGTCGACGGGTGACCTCGGATTCAACCTGCAAAAACTCGAGGATGTCTCGATCAACAGGTTGGAGTTAAAGGACGGCCAGGCCTTGGTCTACGACTCCTCGTCCAACACCTTCGCCAATCGTTTTGCTCGCATCCAAGATTCCGGAGACTTCCAGCTGAGCGAGTCGTTGCCGACTGTCGCCAGGTGGGATCAAGGGAGTGAATCAAACCCTGGCCAGTACTCAGTTGACGGTGAGACATGGCTACTCAACGTCGTCGATAGCGCGACGAACGATCAGACCTTGCTTATCGAGGAGGCGAGCACATCAGGGATTCTCTTTTGGTCTGCAGATGGAATCTCTTGGAATGAGACCCCATACAGCGGCTTGTTTTTGGGTGCACTTCTTGTCCGAATTGACTTTGCAACCGCTCCGCTTCCTGGTCCGAGCTTATTTCTGGCATTCGATACTCCAGGAGCTGAGGTCTCGTATCCGCTAAGAGAAGGAGACACTCTCAAGTGGGACGGTGCGAAGCAGGCTTTCCGGCCAATCCCGCTCAGTTCGCTCGGCATCAATGTCAACGACCTGGTCGATGTCAACACACTGACCAATCCACCGACTCAAGGACAAGCCTTGGTTTGGGATGCAATCGCTGGGACATGGAAGCCAGGAGACGTCGCGACCGACGTCAGTGGAATCGTTCTGGAGGAGTTGGCTGACACAGCCTTCACGGGCCTGACAACTGGCCAGATCATTCGATACGACGGATCCAACTGGATCAACGAGACCCTGGACTACAGCCTGGTTCGAAACGCACCAACGATCCCCACCACGATCTCCACGCTCGACGACACAGATTTTTCTGATGCACCAACTGTCGGTCAGGTTCTTGTCTGGAATGGAAGCAAATGGACTCCAGCGGATCCAACGGGCGGTGGCGGCGGTGGATCTACGACAGCAGGAGCTATCACCGAACGTGCAGACATCACGGTTGGAGCCAGTCTTGACTCGAACAGCAGTGCGAATCTTGATTTCAATGGGCTAGGAGAAGCTGGCTCCTTCGTGCAAGTCACTACAAGTTCGGCGGCTTGGGTGCGGTTCTATCCGACCAGTCAGGATCGATTGAGTGACATAACCAGAGACGAGGACACTGATCCTTTGCCGGGGTCTGGGGTGCTTCTTGAGATCCGAACGAAGCAACCTGGACAGGTCGTCAAGATCACTCCCGCTGCGCTGTACTACAACAACGATCTTCTCCCCGAGCAGAAGCTTTACGCCAGGGTCACCAATCGCAGTGGCGAAACAGCTCTCGTCAACGTGACAGTCAGGGCCTTCACTCAGACAGACACCCAGGCAATCTCCGGCGGGACCTTCGGCTCTGGCTAGCCGGAAGCCTAGCGGCGTCTGACGCCCAGCCTCCGTGACTGACTTCATCGCAAGAATCAAGCCGAAGCGTTCGACGGTTTCTGGTGAAGTTCCTGCGCCTACGGATTTAGAGCTGGCGGAGTTAGCAGTCAATACGGCCGATGGTGTTCTCTTTACCAAGCACACAGATGGAACGATCAAGTCCATCTCCGGCGGAGGTGGAAGCGGTGGTGGCACGATCGAAAGCATCGGAAACGTCGAACCTCGGCAGGTTGCCACCAGCTACGCCTCATGGAACAACGGCGAGAGCGCAACGAGTGCCGGTGGGTGGTTTTACGACATCGATGCAAGTTCTACTCTCACTCTCAACAAGGAAGATGCCAACGGCGACCTCGTTACGCCATACGTCTCAACACTGCCAGCGAGTGGAACGTTTTGGTGGAGTAACGACGACATCAACTTCCTTGCGACCGCTTACAGCAACCTGGCAATCAATGGTGCGGCAGGACTGATCACCTTCGACGTCGTCGAACTACCAGGGATTCAGAGCTCCTCAACGCTTTACGTCGCCTGGGCGGATCCGTACAGCGAATCGGCCAGCTTCGACGGCGATCTCTTGGTGTTCGATGCCACGAAGGGTCAATGGGTCCCAACGTCTGCAGAGCTAAGCGTCCCGAACAAACTCGTGGACCTGGATGACGTCGATCTGACACCGACTGAGCTTGTCGACGACCTTCCGGTGGTCTGGGATGGATCGAGCCAGACGTTCAAGGCGGACTTCCCGCTCCTCTCTATTGACCCACAGGAGGGGGCACGTTCATTTGGAGGCAGCCTTGGACTGCTTGGACCTTCTACTTTTTACGGAATACCCCAAGACGCAGTGGGGGACGGCTGGACAGACCTGAATTTGACCGGTGATGACCGGTCCCACCGTCTCCAAACCCCAGCGGATTTAGTCGGTGTCGTGTTCTATGGCAAGCCAATTCCGGCCGAGATTCTCTTCGACACCAATGGGGCCCTTTACTGGGGAGTCAATGCGCAAGAGATAAGTTTTATCGGCGGAGGCGACATACGCGACGACGCAGACAGAGGCAGCGAGTTTTTTCTCGCTTTGTGGAGTCAAGACACACAGGCAAGGGCCACGTTTGAGCAGTTCGATGGAACGACCTGGACCCTTCGACTAGAGCAGCGGCTCCCCTACAACAGCCAAAACGGAGTTCCAGTTGAGGTCAGCTTCAAGACCGATGGCACGATCAGGGTGATCTATGGCAGCAACAGTGGATCCGACATCCAACTCGGCTCCCGACGCCAGGGAATCGTTATTGATGATGAGCTGATTGTTGGTGGCTGGAGCTATCAAGGAGATGGTCACCTTGGAAACTTCACTTGGGAGACGTTCAAGATCCTCGGCGGCGGTCGGGGGATAGAAGATCTATCAAACGTCTCACGAACACTTCCAGCGCAGGGAGAAGTCCTGCAGTGGGACGAAAACTTTCAACAATTCCGACCCGGTCCGGTCTTAACTCTTAGTGATTCAGCACCTATTGTCGATCAGTATCACGTTATTGCTGAAGAAGATGTAATAGTTTCCGGCAATATCGACGAAGGCACGTGGGGAATTGATTATGGGATCATCATTTTTGGTACGCAAAACCCTTCTATTCCTGTTGATGACCTGAGAAGGTTGCAACCTGGGGACGAACTTACATTCACTAAGGATGGCTTTCCACCTTTCAATGTAAAAGTCGACCAAGCAGCGCAACCACTTCTATCGTATTCAGATGTTGAGTATGTCGATCTGTTATTACAGGCACCTGCTGAACTTAGTTACGTTGCTGGCGTAGCAATCAGTTCCCCTCGGTTTGAGGATGGAGCTACTGACGGACAAGCGACCCAGTACATCCTTCAATGGCACGATTCCGATCAGAAATATAAAACTGCTGAGCTCCGTTTACCTGAAGCTGCTGTCGGGAGTGTCAACGAACAGACAGGTGAAGTAAGCCTGGGCATCCAGGACATGAATGATGTCTTACTCCCTGGAGGAAATCTTTCAGACGGCGACATCCTGAAGTGGAATAACGGACTTCAATCGTTCGTGGGTGCTCAGCTTCCTGAGCCCTCCGTCAATCTCGATGACCTCGAGGACGTTGATCTCGCCACGACACTTCCAACTGACAGACAGGTGCTGGGCTACGACGCGGCAAGCCAGGGATGGAAACCGCTAACGGTGGCTTTCGATGATGAGATAGATGCGATAGAGGCTTGGGTTGAGGCCAAGGGCTATGCAACCGAAACCTGGACCGAGTCTTTCGTTGATGCGCAGGACTTTGCGACCGAGGCTTGGGTTGATCTATGGCTTCTGGCGAAGAACTACGCGACGAAGACCTGGGTTACAGACAAGAACTACGCCGCCCAAGTCTGGGTCGAAAATAAGAACTACGCCACAGAGTCTTGGGTTGAAAATAAGACTTATGCAACAGAGGCCTGGGTTGAAGAAAAGAGTTATGCAACAGAGGTCTGGGTTGAAGAGAAGAGTTATGCAAGCGAGACCTGGGTCGAAGAGAAGAGTTACGCCACGGAGACCTGGGTCCAAGCAGAGATCCAGGCAGAGATTGGAGCGCTTCAAGCTGAGGTTTTAACCCTGCAGGACCAGCTCGAAACCAAGATCGACCCAGCCCCGCAAGACGGATCTGCTTACGTTCGTCAGGACGGACAGTGGCTCAGCCTCGCTGGAGTTCTTGCTGCTCTTGGCTTCCAGCCCGGTGGCGGTGGAGGTCCTCAGACGCCAGACGTCCCTGAAGTCATCAATGGCGGTGACTTCTCAACCGGTGCTGCTGGAAGTGTCGACCTGACTCTTGCTGGTGGCAACTTCACGACAGGATCAGCTGGCAACAGTGACGCGACCCTCGACGGAGGCAACTTCTCTGGCGGCACCGTGACCGCTTCTGGTGGTGACTTCACGACTGGCGCGGCTGGTGGTATCGATGCGAGCTACGGCGGTGGGGACTTCAGCAGCGGAGCCCCTGGCCAGTCCAATGTGACTCTCGACGGCGGTTTCATCTCGCCTGACATTCTTGAGGAAACTCTCAGTGGCGGCGACTTCACCAGTGGAGTCGGTGGAACCGACGACAGGTCCTTCGGTGGCGGCGACTTCCGCAGTGGTCAGTCCAGTGGTTCGGATGAATATCTCGACGGTGGAGTCTTCTCTTCAGGTAGCGGTGGCCCCTCTTTCGGCGGCGGCGACTTCGGATCCGGTGGTTCTGGTGGGCCCGACGTCACTCTGAGCGGTGGCAATTTCTCGAGCGGAGAATCAGGCTCGACCGATATCACCCTTGATGGCGGAGTCCTCGATGGTGGTGGATTGCTGGCTGGTGGCGGTGACTTCATCAGCGGCGGATTCGGTGGTCCTGACATCACTTATGGAGGCGGCGACTTCTCAGCCGGTGGTTCTGGCTCTGAGGACGTGACTCTTGATGGAGGCTTCTTCGAGGGTGATGGCCTGACGACCGGTGGCGGCGACTTCACTGCTGGTGGATCCGGCGGCCCCGATGTGACTTACGGAGGCGGTGACTTCTCGACCGGAGGCCCTGGCTCTGGTGATGTGAACCTTGATGGTGGTGACTTCGGCGGCCCTGAAGCAAGCGGCGGTGACTTCACTTCCGGCCAATCCGGTGATGACAACTCAACCTATGGAGCCGGAGACTTCTCGACCGGAACATCCTCGGGAGAGTCAGTGACCATGGATGGTGGCGACTTCACCGCTGAGGGTGGTGGCGACTTCACGAGCGGCGGAGCGGGTGGAGCTGATGTGACATTTGGGGCTGGCGACTTCACTTCCGGCGAGTCATCTGGAGCCGCTGTCGAAATGGATGGAGGCGACTTCAGCAGCTGATCGAGGCCCTCTCAAAGACAAGATCTGCGCCCGTACATGAAACGGGTGCAGAACCAGAGGTTCCCGGAACCCTGACTGCGAAACCACAGCGTCACCCCGATGCCAGTCCCCTCCCCACGCTCGAAGCTGCTGCCCGCACGGGGTAACGCAGCCGATCTACTTGCCAATGTCTCCGCCCTTGTCGAGGGTGAGATCTGTTATGCGATCGACGAAAATTCCTACTACCAGAAAGTCGGCGCCTCCCTCGTAAAAGTTTCAGGCGGATCAGGATCCGGAACTTCTTACGACGACACCGCTCTTGCTGGTCGCGTGACAACGGTCGAGGGAGAGGTTGATGCTCTTGAGACAACCGTTGCTGGGCTCTCCAGCTATGACGACACCGCTCTTGCTGGTCGCGTGACGACTGTCGAAGGCGACGTTGATGCCCTGGAGACCACCGTTGCTGGGCTCTCCAGCTATGACGACACCGCTATCGACGGCCGTGTCACTCAACTCGAATCAGACGTCTCTGGTCTGAGTGCCTACGACGACACTGCACTGGCTGCTCGCGTGACTCTCGCCGAGAGCGACGTCGATACTCTCGAGACCGACGTCGATACTCTCGAGACCGATGCAACTGCGTTGGCTGCTCGCGTGGCTCTCGCTGAAGGTGAAATCACCGACATCAAAGCCGATGCGCTCACCACGGCTGCAATCGACACAACTCAACAGTTAGCTCTGAATGATCTAGGCCCCCGAGTCACCACTCTTGAGAGCTCTACATATAACGGCCCCACCATCAGTGGTGACTTCGGAATAGCAACCGGGACCGCAGCCTTCGCTCCGGGGGATGGGAGTGTCCTCACCTTTACTGCGACGGGCGATCAGTTTCACACTTTTACTGTGGGAAATACATACCCTCAAGGCGGGGTATCCGGAACTACTTGGGCATTGGACAACGGGAGTGTTTTCTATGGCTTGAATGAACCCACGATTCCTGTCGATGATCTAAGAAGATTGCAAGTTGGGGACGAGGTTACATTTATCATCCCTGGAGAATCAGTTCCTTTCACGGCTACAGTTACCCAATCAAACACAACAGCCACTTCTGAGATTGAGTACTTAATCCTGGGCTTACAAAATCCTGCCGGTACGAGTTTTATACCTGGGACAACAATCAGTTCTCCAAAGTTTCAGGATGGAATCACCGAAGGCCTTTACTTCCCTGCGCCCTCTAGCTCTTCCCTCAGCTCCCTGACCGATGTTGATGCACTCACTCCATCGGATGGCAATGTTCTCGCTTACAACAACACAGCCGGTAAGTGGGAGCCAACTGCACCAGCAACCGGTGGCGGTTCCGGTGGAGAGATCACTGGTCAATACAACATCGACACCGGCATCGCTGAAGCTCCTCCCCAGGAAGGACAAGTGCTGACCTGGAATGAGTCCGCCGGCTACTACTTGCCATCGGCTCCTTCCGGCGGCGGCGGCGGATCCTCGACCGTGACCGGTGACATCGAGATCGATCAAGGAATTGCGGCGTCCTCTCCGCAAGCAAATACCGCGTTGATGTTCAACGCGATTGCAAACAAATTCATCCCTAGTGAGACATTCCGAATCGTTGGCATCGCACTGACTTTTGCCGACACATCAGCGAAACCAATATGGGAAGATCCCGGCACCGTTGGTGATGTTTTCATCGACGCTTACGACTGGACGATGGTCATCTACACCGGTCCGTTTGATCCGAACGAGGGCGCTGGTGGCTGGCTTCAGATCGATATGAACCAATCGGGTGGCGGTGGAGGCCTTGCCTGATCTCGGTCTGAACTGAACAGTTTTGGCTTCGCTTCGGCGGGGCCTTTTTTTGTGCCTGCAGTCCGGAACCCTAGGCCGCTTCTGCCAGCCCAGCCGTGACCCTTTTCATTGGAGAACAGTCGACTACAGGCTTGAACCTGTACGACGGCGACCCGACTGAATTGTCAGTCTGGGGCTGGGTAAACGATCGGCTGATCGACTGGCTGGGAGAGATTTGCGACCCCCAATTTGGGGCAATCACCAATGCCGGGTCGGGGTATATCGACGGCGTCTACACCGAAGTGGAGTTGCGGAGAACGGCTTCGACTCAGACTGGTGGCAACCACATGCTTTGCACAGTCACTATCGCTGGCGGCGGTGTGAGTGATGTGCAGATCTCCCAAAAGGGCAACGGATTCAAGACTGGAGACGAGCTGAATATCCCGAACGTTGCACAGGTCGGAGGAAGCGGCTCTGGCTTCACCATTGTTCTCGATTCTGCGAATGCAAGCCTCGGCTTCATTTATGACGTCACCAGAGCTGGAACAGATTCCTTGAAGGGATTCATGTTTGGAGCAGAAAGGCAAAACAGCTATAACCGAGGACTCTTTTACTACAAAACAAGCAACACATCAAGCACCCGAGTCTATGATTTTAGATCCCACACTCCAGGCACATCAAATAACAACTACGGCTCTTTTGACGTAAATAGCAACCCGATTATAAATACATATCACGACGGCGATGGAGACGGATACGCTGTTCGTGTTGCTTATTCCACAGAGCCAGATGATCGTTGGTTCGTCATGACAGATAATGCTTACTTCAGCCATTTTGAGTTGTTCGAGACGCTTCAACCTGCAGGGGGTGTCTATGCAGATTCAGCGGTTGCCTCTAGATGGTGCTGGGGAATTGGTACTACCACTATGACAATGTATCCATTGATCGGTGTCGACAAAGACAGGGAATTGTTTGGCTATTCAGAGCATAGTCCTAGGAGATCAGCAGACGATGATGTGCTCTTTACTGGCCAGGCTGTCTATGGAGATTCCTATGTAGTTGGCATCATGCCGCCAGGGCTTGGATACCACAAAGCTTTCGGCGGAAGCTTTAGTAAGCAACTTCAAAACAATACCGAAGTTTGGGATGTCTTTGGTCAATGTCTCTTCGCGAGGACTTCAAAGTGAGTATTACTTTTGACTACCTCAACTACAGGAACTCAATCTCGAATGCGTTCGATCCATCTACCGAGTGGTTTTCTTTTCTGGCGGTAAAGCTCGCCGATTGGGCTGGAAAAGTCGGTCCAAACAAGATGGAGCTGCTCACCGGTGTTCAGCAATGGCAGGAAAGCGGTTATGACTGGGGGTCCACCTCTTCAAACCTTTCTATTCAGTTGGCTTTTAAGATGGACGATGAGCGAGATGGCAGTTTCTCTCAGCCTTACTGGAGCTCACTGAGATGGATGGCAGGGAATAACTGGTATTTTTATTGCTTCGCAGAAAAGATCAATAAGAACAGTTCTCGCGACACTTATGGAAAGTTTTTTACCACTGACTCAGACCAGCTCGGATCAAGTTATCAGCATTTTTATGGACCGAATGTGACTCAGGGCTATCAACTCGCCGTTTGCTATTCAGATACGCCTGGCAAAGAATTCTTTGCGATCAGCGATAGTCAAAGTTCGTCCTCAATCTTTGGGTTGAATTGTGTCATAGCAAAGACGGAACCTCGACCAGGCCTCACTCCTGGACACAACCAGGGCTGGGCTGTGTTCAGCGGAAACAACGCTTTCACCTGGGGGTTGAATCAATTCAGCGAACGATATTCACCCCTCTCAGGTGGAGTCGATCCCTGGGGCAGCGTTGGCAGCGGAGGCACAAACCCAGATATACCTTACTTAAAAATAGACCCACCTGTTTACAGTTATACAAACAATTGGGTGGCAAATTCCAAAACAGTTAGTTACTCGAATGTTGCTGGAAAATCACTAAACGTGGTCCAGATTCCTGATGGTCGTCAGTTCATGACCTGGAGAAATGGGTTGGTCATCGATGTCACTGGTGAAGGGATTCTCTGATGGCAGCTGATCCTGTTCAAGCGATCGTCGACTTCAGCACTTCTGTGCAAAGTATTCGCGTCATCGCTCCATTCAAGAAGTTCCTTCCCATCCCAGGACAGCTCCTCGTGAATCCTGCTGTGCCTCCACTCCTGACGAAAGACTTTCGACGTGGGGTGATCTCTTCAGTGCATCCAGGTCCTTATGTAGGAACGCAAGTTATTCAACAAGTCGACGTCAGTCAGACATCTCCTCTCGGTCGTTTCAGAGGTGAGGTCCATGCAGGTCCCTCCCCCTATCAGTTAAACGGCCGCCCAGGGACTCCGTCTATTTCGCTCAAGGGATCTTGGAATCAGCGATACATCGACCAAGAGACGATGTGGTCCGCAGCGGTTCTCATCAGTGAAGATGACCTTCACCCACTGACGGCGGTTGAGTACTACACGGACAACGACTTTTATCTGATAAATACTGACTTCGGTACTCAGTTCAGGTCTGTCTCACCCTTGATTGCTGGTGATGTTCTCCAGGAAGTCTGCGCAAGCGTGAACAACCCCTATCTCAACCCAATCTTGAGAGGTGAAGGTGGCAATGGTGGATCAGTTCGCCCAGACGACGGCCTGCTTTATCCCCGCAAGGTGTAACGGTTCGAATCGGAACACTCGGACGCAACTTTCAACGGGGAGTGATTCCCTGTTCGCCCTATGTCCGAAGAACTCACTCCGCAGACCTCCGAGACGGAGATTCCAGTAGGCGGCGATGTTCAAGCCGAAACTTCTGCCGCAGAAGCGCAGAAGAGCTACAGCGAGAACGAAGTCCAAGATCTTCTCAAGGCACTCAAGTCTGAGCGGGAAGCCCGCAAGCAGAACGAGAAGAGCCTCAAGGAATCAAAGTCTCAACTCGCACAGCTCGAGGGCATTGATCCCGAGACCTATGCCCGTCTCCAAGCTGAGTCCGCCAAGCGTGCAGAACTTGAAGCAGAACTGGCCGGCAAGGTCGGAGCCATCGAGAAGAGCTACGCCGATCAGCTCAGTGCAGCTAAGACCGAACAGGAAGCGGCTGCAGTTCAGGTTCACGAGCTGCAGAAGAAGTATGCGTTCGAAAGAGCCTTCTCTTCAGCCGGTGGTCGAGGTGGTGAATTCACCGATTTGGCATACACCAAGCTCCAGGCCGAATTCAAGCTGATGGATGACGGGACTGTCGCCGTTGTCGATAAGGCTGGAGCCTTCGTCGTTGATGACAAAGGCAAGCGCGTTGATCCTGCTGAGCACCTCAAGCAGTACAAAGGCCACCAACTGTTGGGCTACACCTTCCAAGCAGAACGCGGTGCTGGCAGCGGTCTTGTTCCTCACCCAGGAACATCACTTGCCAACGGTGCAGACATGCACAGCTTGTCTACTTCGGAGCTGTTCGGCCAAGCCTTCGGACGCAAGGTCGTCTGATCTCAGGTGACAACTGACAACACCGGCTCCGCTAAGGCGGGGCCTTTCTTTTGCTCGGAACCCTTAGGGAGAAGCCCCCGGAAGGCGTGAAGTCCGAAGGGTGGCCAAGACAAAGGGGCGCGAGGCCTCGGCGTCTGAACCCTCCCCATCCTTCATTTACAGAACCTAAAAATGGCTCTAACCCTTCTTGAGGCGTCTAAGCACGCCCGCTCTCCTGAGGAACTCGCCGTTGTGCGCGAACTCGCCGAAGGCGACCTCCTCGGTTCACTCCCATTCAGAAATATCTCAGGCTCCGGCTTGTTTTGGAAGCGTGAAGAAAGCCTGGCGAACGTCGGCTTCCGTCACATCAACCAAGGCCTTGCTGAGGACTACGGTCAGACCAGTCAGCAGTCAGAAGCCCTCAAGTTCTTTGGTGGCGACGTGGTTGTTGACCGCGCCATCCTCGAGCTTGAAGGACCTGAAGCTCGCGCCTATCAGGTGCAGTCCAAGATCCGCGCAATGCGCATGGCTTACGAGCGCGTGTTCATCAAGGGATCCGAGACAGCTTCAAACGGCCTCGAGTTCGACGGCCTTGAGAAGCGCTGCGGCGAAATCGGTGGCACCAGCCAAGTCGTCGACAACGGCGGCGGCGGTCTCAGCTTTGCTGCTCTCGACGAAATGCTCGACACCGTCGACGCACAAGGCGGCAGCAAGTACATGATCATGTCGAAGGCAATGCGCCGTCGTCTGACTCAAGCCGCACGCGATGGCGTGATCAACGGCGGAATCCAGATCATGCAAGACGCCATGGGTCGCAAGCAGTCCTACTACCAGGACACCCCGATCATGATCGTCGACAAGGACGAGAACAACAACGACATCCTCGGCGCTAACGAAGCAGCCGCTGGAAACGGTTTGACCTCCTCCATCTACTGCATCAGCTTCGGCGATCTCTTGACCGTCGGCATCCAGAACGGCGGCCTGTCCGTCCGTGACTTGGGTGAGTCCCACTCCGCTCCTCAGTTCCTGACACGCGTCGAGTGGTACTGCGGCCTGGCAACCATCAACGGCCGCTCCGTTGCTCGCTTGGCCTCCATCGATCCTGCTGTCGCAGCAATCGTCTGATCTAGGTGATCACGTCCGGGGCTGACGCACAGCCCCACACCATCCCCTTTCTCTAGGACTTCCATCATGGCTGCACGTTCCAGCGGCATGTTCCCCCGCAAGGCTGCGTGGGTTGACGCCGCAACAATCATCCCCGCTAACGGCGACGCACTAACCGTCCCCAACCTTCAGCACTCCGGCGAAGTGACCCTGATCGCTTACTTCAGCAACGACGCTGTCGGATCTGTTGCTGTGACTCTCGGCTCCGAGGTCATCACATTGTCCGCTGCTGATCAGAGCGACAAGAAAGTCATCAAGGTTCGCTCCGGTTACGAGCTGGGCCCTGTGACCTCCGTGTCTGCTGACTACGCCGGCCTCACTGCTGGCACCGCTCAGGTATCCATCTTCTGATCTCAACGATCAGTTCGAACACAGGGCTCCTCAGGGGGCCCTTTTTCATGCTCGGAATCCTGGGTGGCTTACGACACTTCACCATGTCAACCGTTTTTATCTATGACCTGGAGAGTGGCAAAGGCCACAAGGTCTACCCCGCTTCTGTTCAGGCCTTCCTAGCCACTGGCCGCTACAGCCTGGACAAACCAGCCAACGGCAAACTCGACGATTCTGCCTTCCGTTCTGAGCTTCCTTCTGCCGGCCGTGAAGCTGAGCGTCCTCGCCCTGCTGACATCGCCATGGCTGCCAAGAATGTCGAGGCAAAAGTTGAGGAGAAGACTGAGGAAGTCAAAGAGATCCTCGAAGAAAGCAGCAAGCCAGAGGCTAAGCGTGCCCCTCGTCGTCGCAGTGCTGAGTGATCTAGAGATCCAGTAACTATCTAGGGGGTCGTTTTTCGGGAAACCTGAAGTGTCAGGCACTTGGTTCCTCATGTTTCCCGAAGCTCTCGCTGGTGTGTTGATCCCCCTCGTCCTCGGATGGATGGGTTTCACCTGGAAGAGGACTGACCGTGCCCTCGATTCTGTCGAGCGTGTCTCTGACAAGATCGACAAAGTTGAACTCAAAATGGCCGAGAACTTCGTGACTAAAGCCGATTTTCATCTCTCAATCGAGCGGATGATGAAAGGCATCGATCGCCTTGACAAGAAAACTGATCTTTTGGTGTTTGATCAATCAACCACCATCAGAGAACTCAAAAGCAGACTCCGCAATCACGGAGAAGACGCAGAAGTCTGATTGTCGGAACCCTGCCCCGTCACTGAACGAGGGAGTCCATGGCCCGCAGAATCTGCGCGGAAGCCATCAGCCTGATCAAGTCCTTTGAAGGACTGTCGCTGGAGGCTTATCCGGACCCTGGTTCAAAAGATGGGTTGCCATTCACCATTGGATATGGACACGCCGGCCCTGACGTCTACCTAGGCGATGCCATCACCGAGGAAGAAGCAGAAGAGCTACTTCGACAGGACCTGCTCAGGTTTGAGGCGGGAGTCGAGGAGCTGATTCCTGGCCTTTGCAAACATGAATTCGAAGCGTTGGTGAGCTGGGCTTTCAACGTTGGACTGGGAGCAGTTGCTGAAAGCACTCTTCGTCGAAGGATCCTCGCGGGAGAGCCTCATCACGCGGTGATTGCCCAAGAGCTTCCTCGATGGAACAGAGGCGCCGATGGAGTCATGGCTGGACTCGTACGCCGCAGGATTGCCGAAGTTGACCACTCTGCCCTCAGCGGTAGCACGTGCCCCCACGCAGCGCCAATCAGGACAAAGATGACACCAAGCACCTCTCAAGCCACTAAAGCGGCTTCTGAGGCCTCTCAAGTGGCTCTGGTCGACTTCTTCCGTTACTTCATCGGCACAGAGGCGCAGGTCTCTGCTGTCGAAAGCCTTGAGAAAGCTCTGCAAGCCAAAGCCCCTGATCTCCTACTGGACATCGCTGACTGGGTGATCAAGTACAGGGAGAAAGACGTTGAAGAGGACGCCACCACGCCAGTCGTGAACAACCATCTTGACGTTTCATACCTTTATCAGTTCGACAGCAACAGCGACCAAGGCGCACGGATGTGCTTCAGCTCTTCCAATGCAATGTTGCTCGAGTTCTTGCGTCCTGGGATTCTCAAAGGAGTTCAGGAAGATGACGCTTACCTGGACACAGTTCTTGAGTTTGGTGACACCACGAGCGCGGATGCACAGATCCAGGCTCTCAAGTACTACGGCGTCAACGCTGCCTTCAGGACTGACGGCACCAGTCGTCTCGCGAAAGACCTGATTCGCCGCAACATCCCTGTCCCTGTGGGAGTTCTCCATCGAGGCCATGTCTCGGAACCGACTGGAGGTGGCCACTGGATCGTTTTGGTCGGCTTCGATGACACCGAGAAATGCTGGTACGCGCACGACCCAGCAGGCGAAATGGACGTCGTGAATGGGTCTTATGTGCGCAGCGGACCATCCGATGGACGCTTTGTCAAATACTCCTACAAGAACCTGAACCCGCGCTGGATGGTGGCAGGAGAAGGGGATGGCTGGCTGATTGAGGCAAGGCCATGAGACCCGATCTCCACGACGAGCTCCTTCGGATCCAGCTCCAACAACAGATCGAAAAGGCATTTCAGACCAAGGATCTCCGCTTGATGAGAGAGGTCGCGGAAATGCTTGCTGACTCTTATGTCAACAGCAGGGTTGCTGCAAAACACTTGGCACTTAAAGGCGTCGGAACCCTTTCCAACAACAGCGACACGGCGGAGTAGTGGCCAACTGGATCGAACATCGTCTCTTGCCGGGATATTTAGTCAGCAGGAGCAATGTGGTCCTCTCGGCCACCGGAGCAAAGCATGGCTGCCCTGAACCTCAGCTCGGCAAAAACGAGGCGGGTGACTTAGCGTTTTGGGTAAGACCTTTAGGTCACCCAGCAGCGATCCGCATCAGGATCGAGGGCCTGAAAAATTTATTCGATCATCCATGACCCTGCGCAAACCCATCACCGGAGAGGCTGCAGCAGAGATCAAGGTTTGGTTCACAAGCAAGGGAAGCAGTCCCATCACGCCTTACGTCGAAAGGACAAGGCTCGAGCGTCGATACGTCAAAGTCCCAGGTCACTTGATAGCTGACACCACGGAAGATCAGTGGTGCATCGAGTCAGAAGCCGGAGAAACACCAGAGCCCTGAGCCCGTATTGCGATGCGAACTCGAACAGCAGCTGGTATGTTGTTGGAAAGCTGATAAGAGCTGGTAAGCATGGGCATGTCTAAGAAAGAGATCTCCGCAGGACGCTGGGTTGAGTCACGTCCCCTTTGTGAAATCGTCGGCTTCAGCTATACGACCCTGCACCGACTGAAAGGTGAGGGCTATTGGACCGAAGGTCGTCACTACCGGCGGAAGAATCCAACACGCCCGAAGTCCGAGCTTCTCTGGAACGTTGACAGGGTGTTCTTGAAACTGGGCATCGCCCTCTGAGACCCGCTGCGGTGTAAGCTCTTCGCGGAAGTCATTGCCGTTAGGCTTTGCCTGCCTGCCTCCATAGCTCAGCCGGTTAGAGCGACGGATTCATAGCCCGTAGGTCGCCTGTTCAAGTCAGGCTGGAGGCATTCTCACCGGTCAGTCCTCGTCCTCCTGGAGGGCGTCGATCATCTTTTTCTGCTTAGCACTCTTCCTCTTTTCCTTCTCCAGCTCTTTCTCCAGCTCCTCCAGGCGTTGCATCACAGCAGCTTGCTGAGGATCGACGGCTGAGGTTGGCTCTGGCTGGACTTCCTCCGAAGGGATATTCATCGAGGCCTGCAGCGCATCTTTGTCGTCTTGTTTTGCCTCGAGCTGATTCTCGAGCCATGCCTGCATACCCGCGAGCCCCCTTTCCGCGTTGATCCATCTCAAGTAGATGCGCTCGTGCACTTCAACCCCGTGCCCCATCCACTTTGACTGGATTGTCATAGGAACATGAAAGGTGGTCGAGTGGACGCTGCATCGGATCGCGTAGGTGTGGCGCAGGTCATAAGGACGCACCCAGTCCTGGCCTTTGCCAACCTTCAGATCACAGAAGAGTTGCTGAGTGCCACGCATCGTGAATTGCTTGTAGAGATAGTGACCCAGGTCATCGTTATTGACCGGAACAGTGATCTCGTTTGCCTGCCCTTCATTTTTGACGACGCCCCACTGGACCTTCCATCGATCTCTCAACTCTGACTGATACTTTTCAAAGTTCTTTTTGAGCTGGAAATCTTCAACCCACTCGGCCGGGACAGGTGGTGCATGGTGAGTTCGTGTCTTTGTAAGTAAGGCTTGGCCAGCGTCATTCGCGTCTGGTCCTCCAGGAACAGTCAGCCATCCCTTCTCATCAATCCCTGTTACATGCCACAGCTCGTGTGGCCTCAGTCCGTAGGTCGCGAGCATCCCGTAGACCCATTGCTCGAAATGGTCGAGCCCCTTCAACCAGGACTCGATTTCAGAATCTGTAGGGATGACCCTGATTTTGTTTTTCTGAGCTTTCGCAACTTTTGCGGCTGAACCCGTTGGCCTCTTGGCCTTCACGGCCGCGAGAGCAATCGTTAGGTCAATCTTCTCGTAGGACTTCTGAATTTGTGCGAGCACATCAACGCGTTTGTTGAACCGAGGGAGCTGCTCAATCGGATCGACTTCTAAGACCCAGTCCTTCAAGGACATCGCATTGACGGTTCCTTCCCACTTGCAGATCTCCTGCCCAAGAGCTGACTCGAGGTGACTTCGCGAACCCTTCTTTGGAATTCGCTTGCGAACGTCCTCTAAAGCTGCCGAGCAAAGAGCAGCCCAGGAACCTGCTGGCGCTTCCGAGCGCTGATCATCAATCCACTCTCCTTCCTTGTTTGATTCAAGGCACTTTGAATGTGCAACGCGCACGTCATCATCGTCACGCCACTGAAGAGGCTGAAGAGAGAACTCGCGCACGACCTTGGTTCCTTCGTACTCACGAATGCGAATGAACTTGATCGATGAGATTTTGCGCAGACGAAAGCGAGAACCAGCGAGCCTCAGATCTGCTTGAAGTCGATTCCAAAGGGATTGAGATTCCATGGAGAAGCGAGAAGAGAAATGCGCCGACTGGTCTCATGCGTCTCCATTTGAGACGGCTTTTTCGGGCTTTGCCTGGTTAGGTCGGTGTACCTGAAAATAGCAATGTGGGGGTCTTCGTGGGCATCAGTGGTAAGACTGAACACCTCTCGAAAAACGTGAGATCAACTGCGCTTACTGCAGTGTTCCAGTTGTGACAGGGGATCTCAGCGATTCGACTCGATACAGCAGCCGGGGTTATGAATCCCACGCTCTAACCAGCTGAGCTACCGAGCCGTAACTTTGAAATTTTAGACGATCGCCTGGACGTCTTAAGCCCGACGACGTGCTGGAAGCTTTGCCATTGGATCTAATGCTGAACCACCGCGTTGGCGTATTTCGAAATGCAGATGAGGTCCAGTGCTTCTTCCAGTACTGCCCATGAGTGAGATTTTTACTCCCTGGGGAATGATCTGTCCTTTGCGAACCAGTAGACGGCTGTTGTGGGCGTAGCGGGTGGATGAACCGTCGGAGTGAGCTAACTCCACCAAATAACCGTATCCGCTACTCCAGCCAGAAAATTTCACGACGCCATCTCTGGCCGCAACAATTGGGGTGCCAACGTTGTTTGCAATATCGATGCCCTTATGCATGCGGCCCCACCTCCATCCGAAACCCGAGGTAAATACTCCTTTTGTGGGCCACATGAAGGATTGATTCCCAACGGCACCACCATCCTCCATTCCAGGCAATGGGGGTAGAGATGGAAAACTTGCGCCGCCTGAAACCGTTGGGCGAATCGCCAACAGGGCCCGCGGTGAAGCTTTGGCAACTCGCACTTCGCTGCCGATGGTCAAACGGGCTAGATCTAGACCGGGATTAAGCGAGCGCAATTCACTCAAGCTGAGCCCTTGGTCTCGCGAAAAGGTCGAGAGAGATTCGTTCGCTTTGATGCGAACAACGGATTGTGGATCTGGAGGAGATTGAAGAGGTGCCTTATGGAGAATCGTTGATCCGTCAAGACGGCTTGTATTTGCGAGGCTTTCCTCAGCGTCAGCAGGGAGGACAATCCATGAACCAGCCTTGAGCGCTTCAAAGGATGTCTGGTCGTTAAGAGCGGTTAAATCAGATGAGGTAAGGCCAAGATCCGCGGCTATACCTTTAAGAGTGCTCTTCGTCGAGACCTTCACCCAAATCCTGCTTTGAGTTGCTGGTGCCGATGCCAGAAGAAATGGGACCTGTACGTGCTCAGCGTCCGCGAAGCCTGGATGCTGCGCCAGAACAGATAAAGACGTTCCTGAAGCGATTGCCGTGACGAGAACGAGAAGGGGCTTCAT